TATTACCAACATCACAACCAAGTAGGTTAGTTAAGCAAAAATATGATACACTTGATAGACTATGTTTAGCTGATATAGCCACAAAAAGAACTGAATATAAAAGATTTAACATCTACATCACTTCTGATGAAGAAATTAAAGAAGGTGATTGGTTTATTACAGACAAAAACACAATTTGTAAATGTGTTAGAGTAGATTGGAAATATGCTTACTCTATTGAAGCAGGAAGTAGAAGTAAAAACAATTGTAAAAAAATCATCCTAACAACAGACCAAGACCTTATCAAAGATGGCGTAGAAGTTATTAACGATGATTTTTTAGAATGGTTTGTGAAAAATCCAAGTTGTGAGGAAGTTGTTATAGACTTTGATTACAATTCTTACAAATTAGGTAAGTCAAAATCTAAATGCTACAAAATCATCATTCCAAAAGAAGAACCTACTCTTAAAGAACTGTATTTAAAAAATAATCCTGAAAGAAATATTGTTATAGAAGAAAGAGTTAATAATTTTATGAAACAATTAGAACCTAAACAAGAAACAATTGAAGAAGCTTCTGAAAATTATAGTAAAACATTTATAGAAGATGATGGAACAGCAGAAGTAGATTTTATAGCAGGTGCTAAATGGCAAGCTAAAAGAAGTTATAGTGAAGAAGAAGTTTTAGAAATATTAAAACATCATACCTCTTATTTTGAAAGTTTTATATATCAATATATTGATAAAAATGATATGGAAGAAAATAAAGAATGGTTTGAACAATTTAAAAAGAAATAAGATGAAAACAACAGAAATAAAAGATTTAGCATATTGGAAAGCAAATGCGGAAGAAGATTATTTACAAGTTCCAATTAGTGTATTAAAATATATTTCTCAATTAGAACAACAAGAAAAAAGTTATAGTGAGGAAGAAGTTGAATTAATTGCTAATGAAATGGTTAATTGGGCAATTGATAATATTGGCAATACAAACCCTCAAAGTGGTAAAAAGTTTGATGAGGTTATGGCAAAATTTAAAAATAAATAAAAATGAAAAAAGTATTAATAATGAAAAACAATAAATTATGAGTGGAGGACACTGGGAATACTTGCAGTATAGGTTTACAGATGTATCTAATGATATAGAAAAACTTATAGAAAATAATGGTAAGCAAAAGAGCGCCGAGGAAATAAAAGAAAATCATTGGCATGATGATGATTGGTATAATAAGTACCCTGAGGATAGGTATCATTATGAATACCCTAAAGAAGTAATCGAAGAGTTTAGAATAGGTGCTAATATAATTAAGTTAGCCCAAATCTATATGCATCGTATAGACTGGTTATTATCTGGTGATGATGGAGAAGAACAATTTTTAATAAGATTAAAAAAAGAATTAGAAAACAAATAAGATATGGAGACATTTGGAGCACTTGCAGGAATAGCATTAATTATATTAGCAGTATCTATTCTATTTAATGGTGGTATCACAATAACAATTAAAAAGAAATAAGAGTTATGGAAAAAGGAAATACATACACAGAAAATGAGTTAGAAGAAAAAGCTCATCTTGAAGAAGAAATAAGATTTATCCTTAACCTAGACTATATATCTAATGTTTCAGTTACAGTAGGTAATATGTTAATAAAAAGATGGAAACAATTAGTAGAATGGAAAGAAGATGATACCCCTCCTCATGAAACAACCTAAGAAAAAAGAATCTGTTATACCTGAGTATACTATTGGTCAAGTAATAAGACATACTAAATGGGGTACAGGAGAAGTTATCAATGTTATTCCTGGCGAAGCAATAAAAGTACAATTTGGTAAAACACAAAGAATACTTTTGTTACAATACAATAAAACTACAATATTATGAGTGCATATGTATTTAGTGATCCACATTTTCATCATGAAAATATGGCAAAACATCGAGGTTTTTCTTGTGCAGAAGAAATGAATGAACACATTGTAAAGAACTGGAATAACTATGTATCAAAAAGAGATGCAGTGTATCTACTAGGTGATATTACAATGGAAAAAAATAACTACGCAATTCTTGATAGACTCAACGGTGTTATAAACGTAGTTCTGGGAAACCATGACCAGCGTCAACATGTTAAATATCTTGCAGAACATGTAAATTCAGTAGCAGGAATGATTGACTATAAAGACAAGTGTATACTAACACACTGTCCAGTGCATCCAAGTCAGTTAGCATTCAGATATTCATATAATATTCATGGACATGTTCATGAAAACAGTATTGATGATGAAAGATACGTTAACGTGTGTGCAGAAGTTATTGATTACAGACCTAGATTAATAATGAACTTGGTTCCTTATATGTAAATGTATGAGAAAAAGAATCCCTTACAGAAAAAAAACCAGAAAAGAAAAATCAGTTATGCAAAAGTATTTTGAACATGCGTTAATTGCAGATGTTAAGTATGGTTTGTTAAAACCTGCTAAAAAACTAGTAGAATATTGTAAAGAAAATGACAAAATCATCATTAAAGAACATGATGTAAAACATGTGCAAGATCATCTTACACCTGACTTTTTTAAATCTAAAATAGAAATTAAAAACTTTATTAGTTATGAACTACGAGGAGCATATTAAGAATTTTAAAGTAGCAAATACAGAGTTAATGTCATATTTGCTAAGTAAACAAGGAGGTTTTGCACCTATGGTAACAGTTCTTGTGAAAAAGAATGAAGAGGTTAATGTTATGGCAATTCCTATTCCAGAACAGTTTTTAGATTCAGAACTTTCAAAAGACATGTTGGCAAAAACATTACCAAGTTTGTTTGATCATGTTGTAAAACAAGGTATGGAACCTATGTGTTTTTCATTTTCATCTGAAGCGTGGTTACGCAAAACACCAGAAGGTGTAAAAGAACTACCAGATGACTGGAAAGATTTACCTAAAATAGAATGTTTAATTTCTACTTATGAATCTAAAAATGATTCATCAATGGATATACACGAGATTGTAAGAGAAGGTAAGCTTGCAAATGAAAATGGTGAATTAATTGACGCAATTGTATTAAAACCTTATGATACAGGTGAAAAACAACTTGTATCCATAGAAGGCAGATTTACAGGATTATTTGATAATTATTTAAAAAGTAAAAAAGATGAACAAACAGATTGTTAGTGTAAATTTTGATTTTTCAGAAAAGTATATAGATAGTAGTTTTAGAACATTACATGCAACAGTAAGATTGAGTATAGATGTAAAAAGTAAATCTTTTAACATTACACCAAATGAAACAAAACAAGATTTTGTGTTTATTAATACTTCAAAACATAATTGGCAAATGTGGATTGCAATAGCAAAAGCAATTCAAACAGCAACTGAGTTTGGAGTACAGTTTTTAGAAGATGTTGATTTAAAAGTATAAACAATGGCACATCATAGTGAAGATTTAGTAGGTAAACGTGTAGAGTTAATATACATGAATGACAATCAAGCACCTGAACCTGGTACAAAAGGTACAGTTACAAAAATAGATGGCATAGGTACAATACATGTCAACTGGGATAATGGTAGTTCTCTTGGATTGATTAAAGATGAAGATATATTTAAAGTAATACACGATGAGTAATTTTAAAAAACTAGTTGTACTTGATCATGGTGAACAAACTGTTACAGTATATTCTTATGATGAAGATATATGGGAATCTCCTGAAGATTTTACAGATGAAGATGGCAATTGTTTACTAGACAGCAACTGTCAATGGATGGTTGTAAAAAATCTTAATATAAAAATAGTATGATTATAACAATTTAAAATTAAAAGATTATGTCGCACCCTTTATATCATAGTATAAGCAGCGTTAAGAAATTTGGCGGAAAAATTGATGATTACATTTGCTTGCATTCGTGGTTCGATGAGACCAAGAAGCACTATCCAGACATGCGTCATAGAGCATTACGACATCATTCAGAAGGTATTTTCTGGTGTGAAGAGAAGTTTGGCACTTATATCATTAACTCTGAAGGAAAAATGGTTCCTGTAAGAGCACTTGGTGAGCAGCATATTATGGAAGATATTGGTTTTATTCCAACTATTAAAGATTACCTTGACAACATGACTCAAGTAAACTGGATGTATAAACCAGGTGAAGGTCGAAAAGTATTAAAAGCAATACAAGAAGAAAAATTAGATAATGTATTTAGTAACAAAGCAAAATTAGAAAATCATGAGTAAAACACTTAGTATAAAAGAGATTGTTGCATGGTGTGACAAACAAACTGAAGAAGGTAAATTACTTGAACTTTGCTGGGAAGGTGGAGGTGACTCTGGATGGGCATTCTTTAAGATTGATGGTGACAATGCTGAGACAGAAGAAACAACTGCATTAGTAGACATGATCTATAATGAACTTGACTATGGTTCATGGGCAGGTGAATTTTCTGCAAATGGTAGAGCAACATATGATCCAATGACTAAATGTTTTGAAGGTATTGATCACTATTCAGAAGATGATTTCGATACACTTACATTGGCAGAACCAATTCAAGTGCTTATTCCAAAATCATTAGGTTTTGACAGTATTGAATATAATATTAAAGGAGATGATAGTGATGAAGTGAGAGTAGAAATTACTTTTAATATTGTAAATGGTTTTATTAGACCAGAATTACATGAACTTGAAGAAAAAATGTCAAAAGAAATTAAAGAAGAACTCAACAATGTATTTGAAAACATTGATGTAAACTACTTTAATACACATGTGTTTGTAGAAAGACATGAAATGAACATGCAAAATGATAATGTTGTGTTTCAAATTAATCACGTTGAATATTTAACATGGAATAGTCAAAAAAATACAATATGTTTAGATTTACAAGAACGATTAGAAAACGAAAAAGAAAATGAATAAATTTGAAAATTATACATTCACAGTAAGGAATGTAAGAGGTGTATCATTAGATGAAGCACTAAGATTGTGGAAAACAACATACTCTTCTTTTAACGAGTTTCTGAAAAATGTGATTATCTATGAATCACTTGAAGAATTTGGCGATTACGTGTCAACTATATGGTCTGACATTAAAACTATTGAAGTATCAGAAGCGTTTGAACAGATTAATACAGAAAGAAGAAGATTGTATTTTGACATAATAGGTGTAGATAATGTCTTTGAAAGTGTAGATCCTGATCTAATAGACATGAAAAGCATCGCGTTAAACAACAGAAGATGGGATGCTGATGGAAAAGAATATCTACAAACAGGTATTGACACCTATAAACTTTACAAAATTGATAGTTACAAGTTATTTGGTAGTACCATCAGTGAGTGGCAACGCAAAAACAGTGCTGTATATGCAGTAAACTGTACTTGTACTTCAACTGGTAAAAGTTATTGGTTGTATGTACCACGTGAGGTAGGAATAAAAGAATCTGCGTTAGAAGCAATCGCATGGACTTGCAGAATTGGTATTACCAATCCAAAAGCAATTTACAGACAAGGTGATATTTTTATTGTTGCTGCAAATGCAGACTCAGAAGAATGTACACCATATCATTTAGACTATGCAACATACAGTAAACTAATCCAATCTCAAACATAATGGCAACACAACTAAAATCCAATCGAATTGTACTAGCATTAGGTGATTTTGCTAATACACATGCAGTTGTTTCTGACAAACAAATGCAGTATGAACACTTAGACAACAGTGTTATTAAATTTAACGTTGCAAAAGAAGCAACTATTACACATGAGGAACATGATATAATCAAAATTCCTGGTGATGTATATTATAAATTCAATCAACTTGAGTTTAATCCATTTAATAATACAGTATCATTTGTATTTGATTAAGTAATTAGTAACGCGGATTCAAATATTTATTATAGCGAATCCGTGTTACTTTTTAAAATTTTTTGTAATATTGTAAAAAAAACCATGATGCACATTATTGTACTTTTATTGATAATTTTATTATTTATAGTGTTCATAGTACTTGAAATATGTACTGTATCCTATACTTTTATATTTGATTTTGTTAAAGGTTTTGTAATTGGCGCTCTTTACAATGAAGATGAATATCCAGAAGAAAATTTAGTAGAACACGTCATACAAATTGGATTGGTGTTTTGTACTTTTTCTTTCATTTGGGAAACAAATAATAACAATAATTCAAATAATAATTATGCAAGTTAAAATAAAAAAACTACACGATTTAGTAGAAATACTTACTTACGCAAAAGAAGGAGACGCTGGAATGGATCTTACAGCAGTTAAAATTGAAAAAGATGCATATGGTAATGCAGTGATTTACACAGGATTAGCATTAGAAATTCCAAAAGGATATGTTGGATTAGTTTTTCCTAGAAGTAGTATATCAAAATACGACATGCATTTACGAAATAGTGTTGGTGTTATTGATAGTGGTTACAGAGGAGAAATTATGCTAAAGTTTAGTTTCTTGGAAGATGGTAATCTGTATCAAATGGGTGACAAGGTTGCTCAATTAATTATAATGCCTTATCCTCAAATTACTTTTGAAGAAGTTGATGAATTATCAGAAACAGAAAGAGGAGAAGGTGGTTTTGGATCAACTACAATGCAAGATGAAGTTACAACTAATTTGTAACATATCAGAAGATTTTGGAGCAGGTTTTTTTATTATGAAAGAACCTGTTTTATCATCTACTTGTTACAGCGTGTATGTAAAAATACTTTGGTTTAAAATTGGTTTTGGTATAAAATATGGAAACAAATTATGATACAGGACAAATAGAAATTGTTGGTCCATACGGTAGAGTTTTTTTATATACACATAAAACTGCAAGCGATTTAATCAATGTTGTTAGTGATGTTTTGTGCAGAGTAGTAAGATGGGATGATCCTGATTATCTTGCAAGAATGATTTTTTGCAGAATGATTCCTAAAAGCAAATGGGATAGTGAATTAGGATTTGGTATTGGTACTCAAATGTACAAAGATGTCAATATATTAATAACACTTGATACTGTTCATGCTACAGTTAAAATATTTTCTTATTTTGATACAAGTGCTACACGCGGTGTAGCAATGTCTTTTGCAGATTTTATAAATAAATATGCAGATAATGCTAATTTATAAAAGTAATAGAAAATAAAGTTAAGTCATAGCGTTATAGTCGAAAAAACTTTTTCATAAATATCAATTTGTCATTTTTAGTGAAAAATATGTATTATTTTAGTACGTAAAATTAATAATCAACTAAAATGATATACCAGTTGCCCAATGGTAAAAGTATAGAAATGTCAATAGAACAGTATTTAAGAATGTCTGATGATGAACTTAAAAACATGGTTGCTTACAATTTTGGTGAAGAATTTAATGATCCTTTTATTTTTAGTGTATTAAGACACGGTCTTGCAAAAGAAGACGTTGAAGAAGAATTAGAAAATGATTTTTCTGAAGAAGAAATAGAAGATCTACTAGATGTTGCACCAGAAGATAAGATATTTGATGAAGACTATATTGACTACGATAATTTAGAACAATAAATGATTCAAGTAAAAAAAAAGGTTTGTGATAGTTGTAAAACAGAACAAATCATATGGAAAAACCACAATGGCAATAAGTGTTGCAGACAGTGTTGGTTAAAGGAACACTTGTCACCACTTCTTAAAAAACTACCAAAACCTATTAAACCAAAATCTGACAAAAAAAGTATACAAGATCAATTATATACTGTTTTGAGAAACAAGTTTTTTCAAAATGATAATAACAAGTCTTGTAAAGCAAAATTACAAGGGTGTATGTTAATTGCTTGTGACGTACATCATTTATATTCAGGTAGCAGTAGATCAGAACATTACTTAAATGTAAAAGAATGGATACCAGTTTGTAGAAACTGCCATTCTGTAATTCATAATAAAATGACAAAAGAAGAACTTATTAGTTTGAATTTAAAAAAAATATGATGTATATTTGTAGTATAATACTAAAGATATGCATCATAATAATTTTTATGTTTATTTACACAGACGTTTAGATACAAATGAAATATTTTATGTTGGAATTGGTAAAACACCACCTCCACATAAAGTTTGGAAACATAACACAAAATATTCCAGAGCTTTTGAAAAAACTAAAAGAACTCAATTTTGGAAAAATATTATTTGTAAAACAGATTATTTTGTTGAAATATATTTTGAATCTGAAAGTGAAGCAGAAGTTAAATTAAAAGAACAAGAGTTAATATTGTTATATGGTAGAAAATGTTGTGACAAAAATGGAACTCTTGTTAATTTTACATCAGGTGGTGACAGAAATGATGGTCCTAAAAATTATAACATAAAGATTATTCAAAAAGATCTAAACAATAATGTTGTAAAAATATGGGAACAACTAAAAGATATTGAATTAGAATTAGGTTATTTAAAAACTAATATTGTAAAATGTTGTAGAAAAAAACAAATTACAGCGTATGGATATTTTTGGGAATATGATAATGAATTGTATAAAGATAAATATTCTAGTACAGCAAGAAAAAAAACAACAAACAATGGTGTGGGAATTGAACTTTTTGACAAAAATAATAAGTTATTAAAAACTTTTAGATCACAACAAGAAGTTGCTGATTACTTAAATATACACAGAACAACTGTTAACAGGTATTTAAACAATAAAAACAATAAAAATAAATACTTTACATTAAAGTATAGAAAATGGTAAAATTTTAAAAAACAAAGAAAATGGATAACAAGAAGTTTGTTGGTTATTACATCATTGGCGCGTACAATGAAGAAGAAGCACAGAAAGGTGCTGGATTATTATTATGGTCACAACAAAAACCAAATTGTGTGACAAAATTCTTTAGTAAATTATTGTTAAATATCTACTGGATTGATAAAGAAAATTACACACCGGTAGAAAAGGTATTACAAGTAAGTAAAGCTGAGTTTCCTAAACATAGAGTTTACAAAAAGAAAAAAACTGATGAAACAAAATAAACGAGAAGAAATCCAGAGTGAAGCACTTGCTGCTACACAAGGAATCAATCGTTGTACATTAGGTGTCAGTATTGGTGTTGGTAAAACTTACATAGGTTTACAACACATGCAAAAAGAGTTTGATAATGGTGCAAGAAACTTTATGGTTGTTGCACCAAAACTTTCTATATTTACTTCATGGAAAGATGATGCACTAAAGTTTGGTGTAGAACATTTGTTACCTTGTATTACATTTACTACATACTTATCGTTGACAAAACAAAATGTAGCATACGATTGTTTGTATTTAGATGAGTGTCATAACTTACTGTATACTCACGAAAATTATCTTCTTTTCTATCATGGTAAGATTGTAGGTCTTTCTGGTACACCTCCTCGTCATGCTATTTCAGAAAAAGGTATAATGGTTAGTAGATATTGTCCTATTGTGTATTCGTACATAACAGATGATGCTATTGATGATAACATACTTAATGATTATCGTATTATAGTACATTTATTACCATTATCAACCTATAAAAACTTTAAAGTTTCTACTAAAGCAGGTGGGGGATTCATGACTTCAGAAAAAGATCATTATACTTACTGGACAAGTAGAATAGAAAAAGAGTTTTCTATTGGTTCTAAACAAAAATTACGCATCATGCGCATGCAAGGACTAATGCAATATCCTACAAAAGAAAGATACGCAAAAAAGTTACTTGAAAATCTAGATGACAAGTGCATAGTGTTTTGTAATAACACTGATCAAGCTGATCGTGTTTGTGACAACAGTTACCATAGTAAGAATGTAAACAGCGAGGATAACCTCAATGCATTTAAACAAGGATTGTTTAACTGTCTGTCATCAGTGCAGCAACTAAATGAAGGTGTAAACATTCCAAATTTAAAGTATGGAATAATATTACACGCATATAGTAACGAACGTAAGAGTAATCAACGTATTGGTAGATTACTGCGACTTAATCCAGATCAAGAATCAATTATACATATTCTTGCATATAAAGACACTGTTGATACTGAATGGGTATTGAGTGCGTTAAGTGATTTAGATCAATCAAAAATAACATGGAAAGATGCAGAATATAACAGTTAAATTTGGTAAACATAATGGTGAACTAAAACCATTAACTCCTGAAGATGGCGCAAAATTCTTTGAATTTAGAAGACAATTGTCTGAAGGAGAAACAGTAGAATATTATATTACAAAAATTACTGACGAAAATGACCATACACTAGGTCAATTGGCAAAAGTGCATGCTATGATTAAAGAATTAGCAAGAGAAACAGGACATGGTTTTCAAGAAATGAAAGATACTGTAAAAGAAAAAGCAGGACTTGTCGATCCTGCTTCTAAAGAATATAAAAGTTTTTCTGTATGTTCTAAAAAAGAATTGTCTGACGCAATTCAAGTGTGCATTGAAATTGGTTCACTAGTAGGATACTACTTTTGAGTTTCTTCAGCAACTGGTTCTTGAGACATTCTTTCTTCATTCAGTTTCTTCAGTTCTTCAGGAGATACTGATTTAGTAAAACCTTCAGTTTTTGCATTTTTTTGAAACTCTGACAAAATGATTAACAAAGTTTCAACATGAAAATCTTCTTCACTGTCAATTGTTTGTAGTTTTACTTTTTCAAGAAACTTTTCAATTTCTTCAGGTTTTTTATCTTTTATCATAGAAAGATAAATCATTTGTAATCTTTGAAAAAAGGTTGTACTTATTTTAATATTTACAATCGCTTTTTTATCAATAACCTCAATTTGTTGAGGTGGTACTACAGGAGCTTTGTCTGCTTTTGTTTTTGCCATTACGTTATAATTAATTAATTAATACACAAATATATACAAAATGTCCAACATACCAAATAAATTATTACCAGAAGAGTACGCTACTAAGATGTACGAGATGTTGAAACCTTCTGGTTGGCACAATGTTCTAAAAGGATTTTTACTATCAGAAGATTTTGTACACATTATAAAAGTACTTGAAAATTGTGTTGCAGATGGTCTAAGATTTACTCCACCATTGAAACAAGTCTTTAGAGCATTTATGGAATGTCCTTTTGATAGTACCAATGTGATAATGGTAGGACAGGATCCTTATCCAAATTTAGGTATTGCCGATGGTATTGCTTTTTCATGTGGTAACACTAAAAAACCAGAGGCATCACTACGTTATATATTTAAAAATATAAACAAAACTGTTTACGATGACAAGAAAGATGTATTAGCATTTGATCCAGACTTATCAAGATGGTCACAACAAGGAGTACTTATGTTAAATACATCACTTACAACAGAAATTGGTAAAATTGGTAAACACATTCCTATATGGGATCCTTTTAACAAGTATCTTATAGATATGCTTAACGCAAATGACAAAGATTATGTGTGGGTGCTGATGGGTAAACAAGCACAATCTAATGAAGATTTGATTGATAACATACTCTGTAACACGCAGATACTAAAATGTTCACACCCAGCATCAGCAGCATATCAAAAAGCATCTGAATGGAATAGTAATGACATTTTTAATCAAGTAAATGACGCATTACAGTTGACAAATAAACCAAAAATAGTTTGGTAAATACTTGCGTAACTTTCAAAAGTTTACTATATTCGTATTTTAATTTAAACTTTATATATTTATTTCCATGGGTGATGAACCAAAAAAAATAGAATGGAAACAATATGGTGAAGTGATGGATGAAGGTATAGTATACATTCACTCAAGAGCAAGTGGAAGTATAAAATCTTTAAAAACTCAATGGAAACAGTTTAATAAAATTGGACTGAACGGTATTGAGTGGCAATCACTATATGTTATTGCTGCAAGACCAGGAGTTGGTAAAACTCTTATTGCAGCATCTTTAACACGAGAATTACAGCGTTTGAATCCTGAACAGGAGTTTGCTGTACTGCATTTTCAATTTGAGATGCTTGGAAGAAACATGGCGTTGCGTGAGTTATCAGCAACCAGTGGGTTAAATATTAGATATTTACAATCTGCACAAGATGATGGAATGCCTCCATTGACAAGTGCTGATTTTAATAAGTTAAAAGATTATGCGAGTAAACAAAAAACAAGAAAAGAATACATCATTGATACTGCATTAACAGTAAATGAAATGCGTAGTGCTATTTTTAGTTTCTACAACACAATGAAAAAACCTTTTGTTATTACGTTAGACCATACTCTTTTGGTTAAACAATCTGGTAGTGAGAACAATAAGCAAGCAACCTTGCAAAATCTTGCTATCATGATGACAGAAATGAAAAATAAATTGCCAGTAACTTTCATTATACTGACGCAATTGAATAGAGATATTGACGATCCAGAACGTCAGAAACCGACAGGAAGAGGCGAAGGTCACTATCCTACTGAGTCTGATGTTTATGGTAGCGACTTCTTACTTCAATGTGCAGACGTTATGATTGCTTTTAACAGACCAGCAAAGTATAACTTAGGACTTTATGGACCAAACAAGTATATCATAGATGACAAGTTCTTATTGGCAATGCATATTTTGAAGAATCGTTTTGGTGAAGTGGGAATACAATGGTATAGAGCAGAATATGCAAAAATGACCATTGTGGAAGCACCTACTCCATCAACACGAATAATTAGTAGTTCGTAAAGTTAAATGTAAAAAATGTAAAATTAAAAAATGTAATTAGTATGTCAACAACAACAAAGAGAAAACACATTAATGAATTAACAGAAGAGTTCAGACCTTTTTGGGAACCTTTGTTTAAAGAAATGGATATTGAAAATCCATTATTTTTTGCAAAATTATGTTACAATGGTAATGAATTTGGAGTACTTCCTGTAGAAACATTGCGTTTCTATGCTGAACAAATTTCTAAAAATCAAGACGTATACGTAGAACTGTTTGATTGGTATGATAAACCATATCATGAAGGAGAACGCGTGTTATACAGATTTAAGAACACACCTGACTGGAGAAATAATCTAGCAGATTATGTAGAAGTTACAAGAAAAAAAGATGGATCAATGCTTCCTTATCCTTCTTATGCTTTTAAACTTACTTCATTTGAAAGATTGAATACTACAAATGTAAAATTTAGTATTCCTGCAACTACAAAAACATCAGAAGAACCAGAACTTTCGCTTCCAAAGTATGGTGAAATTGATAATGAGATTTTTGATGACAATTTTCTCGAAAAAGATGATAATCATTATGCACAAATGACTATTAGAGATATTTATTGTATTGTACAAAATACTCCTATGTCAAACAAAAAGTGGTTAAACAATTTAATAAAAGATGGTAAACAATGGCAAGTACAACAGAAGTAAAAGAAGGTTTGGTATTACCAACTGCAACAGTAAAAGCAGTAATTAAAAGTCCAAAGAATTTGATTATATTTAGTAAACCAAAAACTGGTAAGACAACATTGTTGTCACAATTACCAAATTGTTTATTAATAGATCTAGAAGGTGGTTCTGATTATGTTGACGCAATGAAAATCAAAGCAAATAACATCAAAGAACTTATGGATATAGAAGCTGCTATTATAAAAGCTGGTAAACCATACAAGTATATTGCTTTAGATACTATTACAGCATTAGAAGATATGTGTATTCCATACGCAGAACATTTGTATTCACTGTCCCCTATGGGTTCTAATTGGAAAACAACTGGTAAAGCAAAACATGGTAGTATATTAAATCTTGCTAATGGTGCAGGGTATCCATGGTTGCGTCAAGCATTTAATGATATGACAACAAGAATTAAAAATCTTGCTCCTCATATTATTTTGTGTGGTCACGTAAAAGATACTCTTCTTTCAAAAAATGGAAATGATTTTAGTTCGTTGGATCTTAATCTTACAGGTAAACTGAAAGATATTACCACTTCTAAATCAGATGCCATTGGTTACTTAGTTAGAAAAGATGACAAAAATATCTTGAGTTTTAAGACACAAGATGATATTTTGTGTGGTGCAAGACCAGAACACTTGAGAAACAAGGAGATAATTATTTCTGAAACTCTTGAAGATGGTACTATTATATCACACTGGAATGAAATATTTATAGATTAATTAAAAATTATTACTTAACAAATTAAAATTAGAAAAAATGAAATCATTTAGTTTAAACAATTACACACCATCAGAAGGAAATTACGTATCTAAAATTCTATTACCTGGTACACATAAATGTAAAATTATTGACTTAAAATTGGAAAGACCACCTTATGACAAGGATCAATACAATTTGATTTTTGTATTAGAAGGTGAACCAATGGGTAATGATTTTGAAGGTATCCAGATTAACAGACTAGATCCTTCTAAAGGAAACTATAAAGGTCAGATTGCTTCTGTAAGAAGTGGACAGTTTGGTTTTAAAGACTGGGTATATAAAGGTAAAACTATATCAAGAGATGAATCAATTCAGAATTTTGCAGGAAGTTTCTTGAAACAAATTGGTATGTTAGACAAGTTTAAAGCACTTAATATTCAATGTGATACAATTGAAGAATTAGTAATTGCTATTAAGAATTTTGTATGTAGACCTGACTTCTGGTTGTTTTTTACAATTGGTGGACAAAAATATTACAAAGATGGTTCTGAATATGCAAACTATTCTTTATTTTTACCAAAAAGAACTGAAGGTAAATATGCATATGCATTAACAGAAGATGATGCTACCTTTTTACCATTCAATGAAGCTGTTCATATTTATGAGAAAAAAGTTTCTGATGACAATTCTGAAAGTATCAGTGAATTTTCACCAGCTCCAGTTTCTGAGGATGTTTTTAATCCTGCAAATAGTTCACCTGTTTTTGAAGACAACGTTAGCGACTTGCAACTACCATAATTAAAATGTTTTATTTTTAAGATGAGGGTAGATGTAATGTCTACCCTTTTCATTTTAATATAAAATAGTAATTATGTTTAGTTTAAATAACTATGTTTCTTCACTAGAAGATGTTCCATCAGATTGGATACTTGAACATTATTTACAGTTACCTGAAAAGTTAACAGGTCAAAATGTAAGAATGAAAAGTTTATTTAATCCAGATGATAGAGATCCTTCTATGTATTTGTACTATGTAAAAGGAACTAATACGTACAAGTATAAATGTTTTTCAACAGGTAAATCTGGAAGTCCTTCTGATTTAATGACAAAATTGTGGGGAATTGACTATGGTTCTGCTGTTTCTAAGATCATGCAAGACTATAAAGTTTATTTAAAAACTGGTGTTAAACCAATAAAAAAAAATTTTGTAGAAACTAAATGGATAGTATCTGATTATTTTATCAGAGGCTGGACTAAAGATGATGCAGATTATTGGTTACAGTTCAACATTGGTAGTAAACTGCTTGAACAGTACAATGTGATTCCTATTCGTAGTTATACAATGACTAAGCAAATAGGTAACGTTGATACAAAAGAGATGTTTACTGTACAGAAAAAGAACATTTACATGTACACTACAAAGTACAACGAGATGTACAAAATATATCAACCAAAAAGTGCAACAAAAAAGTTTTTCAAATTAATGGACCACACTCAAGGTATTGATCAGCTAGAAGGTAAGCGATTCATGGTAATTGCATCTTCTCTAAAAGATTGTATGGCAATCAAAAGTATTCCAGGTCTTGACGTTGATGTTATTGCACCAGATAGTGAGAATACAAAACTAGATCCAGAGTTGATAGATGCTCTAAAAAATGATTACGAAGCTGTTGTTACTTATATGGATAGTGACGCTGCAGGTATTGCGAGTATGAAATATTACTTAGAGACTCACAATTTACCATTTTGTTATATATCATTGGAAAAAGACTTTAGTGACATTGTCAAAGTACATGGTATTAAAAAAGCAGTGTATGCTTTTGTTCCAGTTTTAGATAAAGCAATTGCAAAATATAAAGAATTAAATCTAGAATATGTTGACAATAGTGATTTAGTTTACTAGATTTGTAAAAAAATCAAAACTATGAGCAATTGGATTCTTACTAAAAGTAGCAACAAAGTAATTACAAAATTAGAAGATCTACCTGATAATGAACATGTTATAGGTTTTGTTTACAAAATAACACATGTTGAAACTGGTAAGTTTTACATTGGCAAAAAAAGTCTGTTCTCTTCAAGAAAAACAGCAATAAGTAAAAAGGAAAAAGCAACTACTGGTACAAGGAAGCGTGTAAAAACAGTAGTTAAACAATCAAATTGGTTGTCATATTTTGGTAGTTGTAAAGAACTATCTGAAGAAGTGTTAAGAAATGGAGCACATAATTATAAACGCGAAATTCTTGAATTGTGTTGCACTAAGAAATATCTTAATTATTGTGAGTTAGCATATCAAGTAAAAATGGATGTGCTAACAAACAATAGTTATAATGGTAATATATTAGGAAGATACTTTGCAAGAGATATGCAAAATTGTAAATAATGAAAGTAACTAATTTACTACCGACAGTAGCAGAACGTCTACAAAAAGAAGAAGAGTTTTTTGACAAAAATTTTATGATGTCTTATTCAGGTTTGAATAAGTTATTGTACAGTCCTAGATTATTTTACATGCATTATGTATTAGGACAACGTGATGATTCTACTGACAAATTTGCAATAGAGGGTAAACTTATCCACTGTTTGTTTCTAAAACCTGAAGATTTTGACAAAGAATTTGCATTAAGTATTGCTGATGTACCAAGTGATAATCCAAAAACATTATTGGATAGATTATTTGTGCATTATAAAGAACTTAACGCTGCTGGTGATCCACGAGAAAATCTAGAACATTTTGAATATGCAATACTAGATATTCTACAAGATATGAGTTTATATCAGACATTAAAAACTGATAAACAACGTATTGAGAAAATTATCACAGAAAGACATGTTGCTTACTGGGACCACTTAAAAAATGGTCAAGGTAAAATACTTGTAGATCCAGATATATTTGCGCAGTGTACAGCAATTGTAGAAGAAATTAAATCAAAAGATAATGTTATGTCTGTAATGGGGTATAGACCTCAGTTTGGTGATAACATTAAATTGCAAAATGAAGTTGCACTTGCTGCATTTGATGATAAGTATCCATTGTTTGGATTAAGAGGATTTATTGACAACTTGGTAATTGATCATACTAACAAGGTAATCCGTGTTAATGATTTAAAGAAATCAAGTAAAGACATATCTTCTTTTCCAGAATCAATTGAATACTACAAATATTGGATGCAAGCGTCTATGTATTACATGTTAGTGTGTAATGTGTATTTGTTTAAACCAGAGTATGCTGATTACAAATTTGAATTTAGATTTATTGTAATTGACAACTATCTGCAGATTGCACCGATTAGAGTTTCAAATGAAACTTTAAAAGAATGGGTAAAGAAAACCCAAGCGTTATTAGATCAAGCAAATTATCATTTTGATAATAGATGTTTTGATCTACCTTATGAATTTTTAATAAACAAAGAAGTTGTACTATGATAACTGATATTTATAGAAAATATTTTCAGAAGTCTTACAATTTTTTATATCCTCTTTTAGGATTTAAAAAACACAATAACCACAAACCTTTTCAGACTTATATTGCATGGGAAGGTGTTTGTGATACAAAATCAAAGAGATTAGTATGCATGTACAAAAAACTTGATACACCAGAATGGAACCATTTTGAAAAAGAGTATTTGATTACGCATACAATGCTTGATTATTGTATACCAATAGACAATAACACAATTGCATACATATTTAGTTTTGATTCTAAAGCTGATGATTATGATGCTTTTTGTAATGGAAAATATTCAACATTTTGTCAACAATCAAAAAAACTATTAAGTACTTATTATGGTGTTCATACACCAGAGTGGATTTTTATGGAGTCTTATTTATATCCTGAAAAGTATTATAAAAAATACGCAGACATACTAGGTGTAGATATAGAACTTCTTAGAATTACAGTAGAACTTTGTGAGAAATATGATGAGGTAAAAGAAACATGTCAGATATCTCATCCAGAACATACAATTTAATAAAACAAAAAAATGAATAGTACAAAAAGTATGTTTATATACTCTGCTGACTGGCACGGTAAAAAAACATTTAGAATGTTACCAGTAGTAGAATCATGTCCATTTAACGAGGTTATTTATGATCCTGAAACAAAAGTTCTTGCTGTAATAAGTAAAGAATTTAAGGAAAAACCTCATATGTTTGCTAAACTTAACAATGCTGGTAAACCTATGCGAGGAAATGGAGATAGTGCTCTGGAAGAACGTGTCTTTATGGATACTTATTTTGAGTATTATATTGACAATAAAGCAGACATCAAAAATTTTATTTCTGAGTTTGCATTAAATCCTGCACATAGTTCTGTTAATGTAATAGATGATGTAACAACAGAAGAATAATTCTGTATAAATAATTAATGTCAATGGATTCACGTACAAAAAAGTTTTGGATTTACGACTACGAAACAATTCAAAATTGTTTTGTTGCAGTGTTTACTGGATATTCTTCTAGTGATACACGAATCTTTGTAGTAAATAGAGATAGAAATGATTTGCCTGACTTTCTTGATTTTTTAGATGATAACATTGCATATAAAGATTGGCATTTAGGATACAATAATCTTGCATTTGACGCTCAGATAACTGAATTTATATTAGAAAACAGAGATGAGTTATATCATTTATCATCTGATGATTTTACAGCAACAATTGCACAGTATGCAAGTTCTGTAATAGGAAAATCAAACAGAGGAGAGTGGTTAGATTATCCAGAATTTAAGTTATCTATTCCATGTCTTGACATATTCAAATTGAATCACTGGGATAGTATGGCAAAAAGATGTTCTCTGAAGTGGATACAGTTCTCAATGGATTGGTTTAGTGTAGAAGAAATGCCTCATCATTATACAGAACCAGTTCTTACTGATACAGTACTAGATTCTATTATTAGATATTGTATCAATGATGTTAGGTCTACTAAACAAATATTTGTTCTTAAAAATCCAAAAGGAGAACAAGTAATGGCAAGTCAAATTAATTTACGTGCTCAACTGAGTGCAGATTATAACTTAAACTTGTATTCTGCTAGTGAACCACGTATTAGTAAAGAGATGTTTCTACACTTTTTGTCTCAGAAACTAGGAAAAGACAAGAAAGAAATCAGAGTGATGAAGACAGAACGTGATAACGTGGTTGTCAGAAACATTATTTTACCAAGCATTGCATTTACAACACCAGAATTTACGGGTGTATTCAATTGGTTTAAAAGTCAAATAGTAAACACTACAATTGACATCGAACAAACAGAAACAAAAGGTCCTAAGTATAGAATGATGTACAAAGGAGTACCAACTGATTATGGTTTAGGTGGTCTGCATGGATGTATCAAATCTGGTATATACACTGCAGGTCATGGTAAAAAGATTTTATCTGCTGACGTTACTTCTTTTTATCCAAATCTTGCTATCAAAAACGAGTGGTCTCCTTTGCATATACCTAAGAAAGACTTTTGTGAATTGTACGAATGGTTCTTTGAAGAGAGAAAGAAATATCCAAAAACTTCTCCTTTGAATTACTTGTTCAAAATTATATTAAATTCTACTTATGGATTAAGTAAGCATAAGTATTCATTTTTGTATGATCCTGAATTTACTTTTAGAATCACCATCAATGGTCAACTGCAACTGTCTATGCTGTATGAAATGATTGCCACTAGAATACCTAATGCGCAACCACTAATGCAAAATACAGATGGTTTGGAGTTCATTGTAGATGAAAAAGATGAAAAGTTATTTTATGAAATCTGTAAAGAGTGGGAAGAGTTGACATCTTTACAACTTGAAACAGTAGAATATGACAAAATGATTATTGGCGATGTAAACAATTACATTGCAGTGTATACAGATGGAAAAACAAAATGCAAAGGTCGTTTTGAATTTGAAGAGTTGGCACTTCATAAGAATAAATCTCATCTAATAATACCAAAAGCATTGCATGCCTATTTTATATATGGAAAAGAACCTCGAGAATTTCTACAAGAAAATAGAAACATCTTTGATTACTGTGCTGGAGCAAAACTAAAAGGTAACTGGTTCTTTGAAAAAAGAGGAGTTATAGATGGTAAGTATACTGCAGAAAAGCTGCAGAAACTTGTTAGATATTTTGTTTCTAATACAGGAGTAAAACTGATTAAGTGTAATCCAGATGGTCGCGAGATTCAACTAGAAAGTGGTAAACACATGCAAACAATATTTAATCTGTATGAAAAAAAACCATGGGAGCAGTATGATGTAAATGAAAAGTATTATTTAAATAAGATCTATGATGAAATCCAAAAGATAGAAAAGTCATCTATCGTATTACCTCAAGATAAATTAAATCAACAATTAAGTCTCTTTTAAATGAAAAGAACAGTAAATGGCATGATTGCCTATGGTAAAATGTTAAGTACAAAATTACCAGAAAGAACAAAAACGTATACTCCTATTTCTCACAAAGACGTTGTCAGTCGTGTGAGAACAGAAATTACTGCAGCAGGATATGTTATTACTGGCGAAGATTACAAGTGCACTCAAGATGGCACTGTAGCAATTGGAAATTTTAAACTGAATTATAAAGCAGATCCAGATATTGAGTTGTCTGCAAACTTTATGAATTCATATAATAAACAATATGCATTTAGATTCTCTCTAGGAGGATTGGTAAAAGTATGTATGAACGGTATGATGTTGTCAAACAGTAAGTTTGGTGCATATAAACGCGTTCACAAAGGAGCTGCAGATATACTTGCTGCTGGTAAAATAGCAGAGTTTATTAAAGATTCAGATGAATACTGGTCAACTTTAGTAGAACACAAAGAAATGTTGAAAAGTCGCACTGTTACAAAACCAATTGCTTACATAATTCTTGGTAGATTATTCTTTGAACATGAACTATTAACTACTATGCAGTTAAACATGATTAAGAAAGAAATAGAAAAACCAAGTTTTGAGTATAACGCAGATCTTGATAGTGCATGGGTGTTATATAATCACATCACTCTTGCATTAAAAGAAGCACATCCTTCTACCTGGATGGATGATCAAGTAAAAATGCATGATGTATTTTGTGAAACATTTGGTATTAATACTTCTGATGGAGAAGATGAAGAAGACATATTGATGGATATTTTAGAAGAAGAACTTGTAGATGATTTACCATTTTAAATTAATTGGGGAGTGTAAAAGCTCCCCATAAATTATATTACTATGAAAGATTTTATAACCATTCAGTATGCTAAAATCTGTGTAAGATTTAGTAATTCAGAACTTGACAAAAAAGAGATACTAAGAAGGTATCTTAAACGTTACCACAATATAAACATTAGTAAAACATGTATTAACAATAGATTTAGAGAATCATGATAATAGGTATTAACGGTAAAATTGGGAGTGGTAAGTTTGCATATTAGATGTATATTTTAGTTTTAATTTGCATTTTTAAATTTTTATATTTAAGTTTGAAACTTAAACATAAGTATTATGAAAGAACAATGGAAAGATATACCTGGACATGAAGGTGTTTATCAAATAAGTAACTTAAGTAAAGTAAAAAGATTAAAAGGAAAATGTTTAGCAAAAGCTGGTAAGTATAGAAATATTTCTGAAAATATACTTACTGCTTTTCCTAATAAAGCTAGATACAATTATTTATATATTAACTTAAATAATAATGGATTAAAACAATTTAGATTACATAGATTAGTTGCTCTAGTTTTTATACCTAATCCTGATAATTTACCAGAAGTAAACCACATTGATGGTAATAAAGAAAACAATTGTATAACAAATTTAGAATGGTGTACTAATTTAGAAAATATAAAACATTCCTATAAAATAGGAACTCATAAAATTAGAAAGAATGATGATGCGCCAAATACTAAATTAAATAGTAAACAAGTTATGGAAATAAGAAAAAAACTTCAAGAAGGATCTTCAGGTAGAAGTTTATCTAAAGAATATAATATAAGTGAAGGAATGATTTCATTAATTAAAAATAATAAATACTGGACATGATAATAGCAATTGGAGGCAAAATTGCTTCAGGAAAAAATAATGTATGTGAGATTATACAGGATTTATGTAAAAAACACAAAGGACCATCTTTTGAACAAAAAGCTTTTGCAGGAAAGTTAAAAACAATTGCATCTTTACTTACAGGTATTCCTGTAGAGAGTTTTGAAGACCAAGAGTTTAAGAAAGCATTGTTAGGACCTGAATGGGGAACTGTAAGAACTAATCCTCTTAACGCAATTCCTGTGTTTGGAGATGTAAAGTTTCTTCATATGATGTCTGTAAGAGAATTTCTTCAAAAACTAGGCACAGAGGCAATGCGTGATGGATTACATAAAAATGTATGGGTGAATGCTTTGTTTGCTGATTATACAAAACGTATTGTACATTATCCTTTAACAGAGGAACAAATTGAATATAATAATAAACAAACAGGTCCTGTACCAAGCGTAAATGAAAAATTAGATTATCCTAACTGGGTTATTACAGACATGAGATTTCCTAATGAAATGGATGCTGTAGAAGAAAGAAAAGGTATTACTATTAGAGTGGTACGTTACCCAGAAACAATAGAACAATCAAGAGGTCCAAAAAATGTTGAGACTATTTTATTTGATCCAACAAATCAAAAACATATGGATTTATGGAAAGCAAATTGTTTAAGAATGCATCCCTCAGAAACAGCTTTAGATGATGCTAAGTTTGATTATGAAATAATCAATGATGGTACAATGGAAAAACTTGTACATAAAGTGCGAGAAATTCTTATAAAAGAAAATATAATATGAAAAAAGAAAAAAATAATAAAAAAAGACGTACTTTTTGTGTTGGTGACATTCACGGTAATTATCGTGCACTCTTACAATGTCTTGAGAGATCAGGATTTGATAAAGAAAATGACAAACTAATATCACTTGGTGATATTGCAGATGGTTGGAGCGAAGTTTCTGAGTGTGTTGACACTTTGCTATCAATTAAAAATTTAGTTGCCATACGAGGCAACCATGATGTTTGGTGTTATGACTGGTTTGAATATGGTAGAACACCTCTTATTTGGACAGAACAAGGTGGTAAAGCAACTATGTCAGGTTATGTACGTACAGGTAAACTAGTAGAACAATCACATAAAGATTTTTGGAAAAATCAAATCGATTGGTACATAGATGATGAAAACAGATTGTTCATACATGCTGGATGGGGTTATACATTAAGACCAATTGAGCTTAGTATTGGAGATGTTTCTGACAGAAAATTATTTGAACTACAAGCAAAAACTTCAGTTAATGCAGGAAGTATTGCAAAAGAATGTCACTGGGACAGAAGTTTACTAATGGGTGCAAAATTTGCATTTGGTAACAAGATGACAAAAAATGGTAAGTTCAAAGCACTAGAAGAGTTTAAAGAAGTGTACATTGGACATACTGCAGAAAATGATGGTCCTAACCAGTATGGTAATCTATGGAATCTAGATACAGGAGCTGGATGGAATGGTAAACTTACAATAATGGATGTTGACACAAAAGAGTTTTGGCAATCTGACTTTGCTACTCTGTTGTATCTAGATGAACGAGGAAGAGGATAAATAGAAAAACCCCCAGGAATGGGGGTCTTTCAACAGAAGAGAGAAGAAATCAACTAATTAAAAAAACAGTTGTTTTATATTTTCGCAAGTTGGAAGTGCATAGGATCAGTTCTACCTTTCCAAGATCCACCCCAGTCAAACCCTGCATCTGTAAAACATTTAACAAAACCAGGTGTTAGTTTTGGTATTTGATTGAGTTGGTTCTCAAAAGCATTAATATCTACTGCAATACCCCATGAGTGTAATGACATAGAAGTGAGTGCTCTCTTTTTTCTTATGTTAAAACAACCATCCCATGTTTTTATTTCTTTTACATATCCTGTTGCAATAAGATTTTTAAATGCTTGTCCAAGAGGAGCAACCATGTCTTTGTTACAATAAATTCTTTTAGGTATCAAACCTATTTCCAATTCACTTGGTACATCCCATACAATCATACTACGTTCTAATGTTGGATCACCATACTTTTTTAATGCTTGTGCACTTGTTACCATTATTTCTTTAAGTATTTTACCCACACTGCTTCAGATGCTTTTGAATTTTTAGAAAGTAGGTGTTTATTAATAAATTTTAATGTTGTAGCAATTCTTAATGTAGTTTTAATTGTATCTTTTATTTCCTTTGCATCTTTAGTTACATTTACTTGTGAAAGTGAACTTACAAAAGAAATTTCTTTACAAGTAACAATAGGAATTTCTTGATTTACAAAATCTGCAGCTACTATATTGTATGTTTCTGACAAAGATACTTGTAATCCAATGTCCATTTTGGATACCAGATAAATAAATTCACTGTGATTTAACCACCCATGTTCTACAAGAGTGTGTTTTGTATCTTTGAATAACGCTTTTATATTTTTAAGACCATTCTGACCATCTTGTTCTACTCTACTAGAGTTAATATGAAAATTTAAAACTTTGTTTTTTTCATTTGCATATATTATAGCAGCAACTGTTTGTGTTAAACCATTTTTCAGTGGTCTGATTGCTCCAAATAGTCCAATATTAATAACTTTATCATTTTTAACTTTACAGTTACCTCCAACAGGTTTACTAATAGGATAGTAATTTGGTAAATAATCTATTTTACCAATTAATGGCGTCATAGACTCTATAAAATATTTAGAATTAGAACTTATAATAACATTAGAATACTTAATATATTCTCTTAACCATTCCATTGCAACACCTTCGTTTGCTATAAAAGGAAGTTCAGAATGTAATCTAATAATCCATTTTACTTTTGGATGTAATTTTTGCAATACTTCAAATTTACTAGGTACTACCCATAGTGCCTCAATTATGACAATATCAGGTTTGTTCTCAGTAACATGTTTATTAATTTCATTATTATCTAGTACTTCAATAATCTTTGTGTCAATGCAATTTTTTAAAAGCATGTCATTTACAAAATTTGCAGAGTTAAACAATCCACTACTTGTAGTAGAATAACTAGTGTTAGAATAAATCTGTCTTTTTTTAAGAATGAATAAAACTTTTTTTGCAGTTTTCATATTATTGTTGTTTTCTAAATGATATTTTCCAATATGCTCCAACACCATAAGTAAATGTACCATCAAAGTTAATTCCTATATTTGCTTGGTATATCTGATCTTTTTTAGTCTTGTATAATATTCCAGGAGTCAATAATTGCAAAGCGTTTTTATTACCAAATAAATTGCCTCCTACATAAAACTGACGTACAGGATCTTTTTCTTTTGTTATTACCACTGTTTTTGTGACAGTAGGTATTTTTATGTTTGTAGTGTATGTTCTTTTACCAAGTTTGTTTAACCATACAGTGTCTATTACTGTTACAGTACCAAGACTATCTATTTTTAATGTGTCTTGATATACTCTTCTTGCAATATGTTGTTTAAGTAAGTAACCAAATCTTGCATTACAAGTGTCTATATCACTACTTTGAGTGTATTGTGGACCCTTTGGTTTTATATAAACAAATGTTTTTACTGGTACTTTTTTAATGACAGTATCAATAACATTTTTATATACAGTGTCAATCTGTATGATAACTTCTGGTTTATTATCAATTATTATTGGACTATTACATGATCTTTGTAATACAATAATTGCTATTAAAATTCCAATAACTATTAAATTAAAAAAAGATTTTATTTGTTTCATTGTGTTATATTTTTATTTCATCAATATCATGTCTGACTTCTTTTGCTCTGCTTAATACATTTTTTACAATACGCCATATTTTTATTTTAAGTGCTGCTTCTACATTTTCTTTAATTGAAGTTCCTTCTATTAAAATTATTACAATACATGCAAGTTTTGTTGCAAAATAAGTAACTGATATTAATTCCAGTAACAAATCATTTAACAAAAACTTGTCTATTGGAAACAATAATAAAATACACATTTCATACAGTAACATTTTACTAATTATGTTAGAAAGAGTTCTGCTTCTTATGGAAGACCATCCTTGCAATTTTACAGATTTAAAAACTCCTGTAAAAGTATCTAACATTACAATTAATCCAACCGCAATCACCAGTCCTTGAATAGGTGTAAAAAAAAGTAATAACCCTGCAAAAGCATTTAGTAAATACGTTTTCATGAATAAAAATATTAATATATAATAAAAAGTAACTTATTGTCTTCATTATTAATATACTAAAAACTTTAAAATTATCCTTACAATTAACTAAATATTTAATTTTTATTTTTGATATTTGTAGTCCTTCTTGAAAAATTAACTAATCTAGTAATTATATGAAAAAAATATTTGAACAATTTAAAAATATGTTAGTAGTGCATCCTAAATACAAAGGATATGTATGTGGATATACTGATTCGCATGTTATTCTAGCAGTAGAAACAGATGACAAAAATTTCTTTAGAAAAATGCAAAATCCAACTATCATGGATGAGTATAAAGATGTAAAATACAGATATGTATTTGAAGATGAACGTGAACTAATAAAACAATTTAACAATGACATACCCCAGTAAAAGATTAACATTGCAAACTAAACTTTTGATATGCGAATTTAAAGAAAAGTATCCATCAGTACCCGATGAACTTATTTCAGAAATATTACAACTTGAAATTCCATCTTTAAAAAAGTTTTTTAATGATGAGTACATTGTTGTACCATCAAAAATGAATAACACAAAAAATAAAATATGAAAGACTTTTATGATCATCTTGTCAAGAATGAAATAACTCCAAATGGATTATTTGTATTACATTGCATTTATAAAAATTATAGTTATTTAAACTATATCAATACAGCAACAGAATTGTACAGATTACAATTACATGACTATGTTGCTAAAAAGGAAAATGAGTTTGGTAGTTCTTATTTAATTACTACTAAAGGATTACATCTTCTAAAAGAATCAGAAGACATTATACTTCGTAACAAAAGAATTAAAAAGAATGAAGTTCCATTCGAAGACTGGCAGGAAAAAATTATTGCATACAATAACCATTTTCCAAAAGGTAAGAAAGAAGGTTCTTCGGTAAGTTTCAGAGCAAATCCAAAAGAACTGTACGACAAATTTAAATGGTTTTTTGCAGAATATTCCGATTATGACTGGGACATGGTGTTTAAAGCAGTTGCAGAATATGTAAAACCATTTGATGAAACATCTGATTATCAGTACATGCAAACTTCTAAATATTTTATCAAGAAAGAAGACAAAAATAGAACTACTACTTCTACATTAGGCACAATGTGTTATAATATAACAGAAGGTAACCTTGAACAAGTTTCTGACAACTACAAATACTTTGGTGACTAATAAAAAATATAAGGGGGTTATTACACCCCCTTTATTCTTTTACTTACCCTGTCCTCTGTACAATTTCTTGTAATTCTTTGAAGATTTTAAAAGAGAAGATTTAGTTTTAGAATGCACACCTGGTCTAGATACTTTCTCTTTAACTTTTATTGTTGTTGTTTGTGATATTTTTGCCATCTTACGTTATTAATAAAATTGTATAAATAATTATTCCTATTATAGAAGATATAAACCAAGAAGCAACTACATCTTTGTCACTTTCAAATTGATTAGGTCTGCTCTTTCCTTTATAACTTGCATACATACCTTGTGCTCTTTCAAACCCCCAATATAAAGCAAGTGGTACAGCTAGTAATACAAAGTATTGAAACCACAATGCTTCATTAAGTTTAAAAGATAATTTTAATAATGGAGCAAATCCTATTATAAAAAACACACTTACAAAAATGTGTTCAATCCAATTGCTTGCTACAATTTTCTTCTTACTTTTCATATCTTGAAAATAAGCAGCAAATACTGATTTCCAATAATTTAATTTTTCCATTTTGTTTTTGTTTTTAAATTTTATAATATTTTAATGTGTAAACTATTCCTGTAAATGTATCTGTTACTTTTATAATATACCAACGACTTTTTAGTGTGGTTAAATTATTGCTAGTTGATTTTAGTATTCCTGATAAATTATAAACACCTATTGTATATGAAAATAAATTAGTAACTTTAATTATATTGTTCTCAACGTAAACTGTAACAACTGGTTTTGGGGGTGATACAGTTCCTATTGTTACTGTTTGATTTAATTTGTTATACCCTATTACTGAATTGTATATGTTTATATTAGCAAATCTTATTGAGTATGCTGGATTAGTTAATGTCTTATCTGGTATGTTTAAGCATATTTCATAGAATCCAAAAGGTACATTATGAGAGAGTAAATCATCAGAGATTGTTATTGTTGTACCTGCATCCCATCTTCTAATATCAGTGTTTAATTTAAAGGAATACACTAAACCATCTGCTGTATTTTTTAAAACTATGTATGCATCTCTTTGATTATAAATATTTGCAAAACCTACATTTTTTATATTTAAAGTAATAACATTATTTGTTATATTTGAACTAACTAACTCAAATCTATAACCAAGTCTGTTTTGAATTTCATTATAACATTCTTGTGTTCTCCATAAATCCAACGTTGCAGGGTAGTATCCAAAGTTTAAATAATTATAATGAAACCTTGTTAACCAACCAAACACTACTGCACAATCTTGTTTTGTAGCAAATAGTGCATTTGATTCTCCCCCACAAAAAGTATATTTTGATTGAGAATCTAAATAAGTATATTCAGTTGTTGTATTTTTAAATGTACCTGAATCAGAGTTACTAGATAAAAAAGCATCGTTATGCAAACCTATTCTTGAACTGTTAGTTCCTTCAACCATTTGTTGAAAATAAGGAGTTCTAAGCATTACCAATCTTTCAGGTGCTAGTTCCATTATTTTTAATCCTATTTCTTTTCTATCTGCTATATTTTGAGTTGTTAGCACACCTTTATCCCCATAATTAGATGTATAATACCATTCTCCATATTGACCTATAAAACCAGCCTCAACTACATGAATAACATCTTGATTAGGAATAGTAATTACTTTTAATTGTTCTATGTGGTTTAGCAATATAATTTTACTAGCATCTACGTTGTCAGCTTCAGTATATCTAAATCTAAGAATACATTTAACACCTGAAGCTCTTAATGTGTTAAAATCAGTTTGAATATTATCTAAAAAAGTTTGAGAAATTGGGGTATTCTTAAACGCTCCTAAATCATAAATTCTAAGTATTAGTGTTATGTTTTCTGAAGTCCTCATTGTAGTTAATGAAGATTGAGATAGAAATGAATAAGTGCCTATACTATTTGATTTACTATACTTATACCAACCTCTTTCAGGATTGGCAAAATTGGTGTTGTCAGAAACATACGTAACTGATTGGCTAAAAGATAGTGTAGTGAATAATAATAATAAAAATAATTTTTTCATAATTTAATTGCATCTATACAATGCTTCTCGGTTAATATCCACACAAGAACTTTTCCTGTATTTGTTAAATTGTTAGTTAATATGTTCTTTCCTAATACACTTGATATTGTTTCTCCTTGTAATCCAAATGGATAAGATATTTTATTTTTAATAAGATGGTTATTCCAAAAGGTCCTAAACTCTACATTTCCCCAAACATCTAGATTAATAGCTGTGCTTCTGAAATAACCCTTCTTGTTTTTTACTTCAATAAAATTTACAATAGTCATTACAAAAATAAGAATTAATGCTATTACAAATAATAAAAATCCGATTATCTGTTTCATCTTATACTCCGTAACTAGCTACTTGACTACCTGTTGAATCAACTGTTGCACAATTTTGCAACCTAACTGCAACAGCTGTTGAACTTGTTCCTAATTCTGTAACAAACTGAGCTGGCGTCATAAGTAAACTTCCTACAGTTGCATCAGTCAAAGTACCTAAAAGAACTGTATTAGGATTAGGAACTCTAAGAGTACCAGTGAATTCACTTGCAGCACCATATACTGTTCCAAATCTAACATTATTAGTGGTTGGTTGTCCCAATGCACCTGATGAACCAATATACATTATTTGATTACCACTTGCAAAAGTCTGATAAGTTATTGATGTAGTAGTTGGTTCTATTGTTATTTTAGGTGCAAACACTGCTTGCCATTGATTATGATTAAATAATAAACCACTCACCTTAACTAAACCTTGTGTACTAGCAACTCCATTACCAGCACCATTTGGTGATAAAACAGATATTGGACCACTAACTGTAACACCACCTGTAGTTGTACTAACACCAGCGCCAGTATTATTAACATTGATAGCTCCTGTTACACTTACAGTTGCTGTAGGTGAATTAATTGCAGCACCTACACCAGTATTATTTATATCTCCAATAACATTTACTTGTGTTCCACCAGCAATATTTGCATTACCACTTGTATTTATCTGTCCTGTAATATTTATTGTTCCACTAGCTGAAATAATCCCACCACCAGCAGCACCACCACCACTAACTATTCCGTTGATATTTAATGTTCCACCAGCTACAAGAATACAAGCATTTCCAGATGAAGCACCAGCACCTGTTGTTGATACAATACCATTTATAGTTAAGATACCTGTTGATGTTCCTTGAATATGATATCTACCACTAAACGTACCTGTATTATAAGTAATATCTCCATTAATTGTTAATGAACCTGTATTAGAATGTAATACACTAACTTGACTTGCTGTATTAGATATTGTTGCTGGTAATGTAACATTAAGAGTTGCTGTAGTTCCACTACCACCAGCAAATTGAACTGGTGGTGTAGTAGAACCTATATAGATACCTTGACTTGATGTGCAAGTTAAATTACTACCATTATTTAAGTTAAATAGTCCACCAGCTACTATTGGTGCAGCAGCTGTACTTCTAACAGATAATACAGTAAAAGCTCCATTTACTTGAACAGTAAAATTATTTGAGAATACATCATCAGCAGCAGTTGGTACAGTACCAGTATTCCAAGTTGAACCACTTGACCAGTTTCCATTTGCTATTGCATATACATTTGCCATATCTTATTAAAGTTGTTTTGTATTTATAAAGTATTGAATACCTGTTATGATATATCCCATTGCCTGAGCTAAATCTGCATCATTTTCTGCTTCTTTGTAAATGTCAGTCATATAGATAGAATACCTACCATCAGTATATACATCCATTAAACCATTAGGTAAAACTCTATAAGGTGTTAAAAGCATTGATACATTACCTTCAATGTCTGCTGCTGGTGTTGTCTCATCATATTTAGGTGAGATAGCTAAATTTACTAGTAAGTATGGATATGTAAATCCATTATTTTCTATTACTCTTGTTGTTGAAATTGGCATATTATTTTTTTTATATTTTGTTATTTTATTATGTGTATATTACTGTTACTCTGTCTGTCCAAGCAACATTTGTTGCAACACCTTTTGTTACAGAACCAAAAGCATTTATAGTTAATCTTGTTATTGTCCAAACATTAGCTGATTCAGAACTTCCTTGAACAGCATAACCATTATATGAATAACTATTACTACCATCAAAGTTAGTAAAAGAATGTCTTCTAATAAATGATGAACCAGGTGTAACATTCAATGGAATTGGAACAAATGTTCTTACAGGTGTAGTACCACCAAATTGAAACTGATAACTTGGGTTTGAACCACCAGCTATTCTATTAGCATAAAATTTTAATACTATTCTATCTGTTGATAGAAAATTACCATCATTCCATAAACCAATTGCAAAAAACTCAGAATAGGTACCATTACCAATAGGTAAAGTATTATCAGATGTTGCTACAAGTGTTTCTGTTCCACCACTAGTTCTTTTATAAGCTTGAAAATAAAAAGTAGCATCACCACTACCACTTACTCTTCTTATGTTACCAACAGTTGTAATGTTAAATACACCAGGGTTGCCAATTATAATATTTACTGGTGATGCTAATGCAGAAATAAATTGTGATGTACCAGTAATAGCACCTGTTGATACATCTGTAGCACCAGTGTTATAACTTGGGTCTGTTATACTAGTAACTAATTTAGAATAACCACTAATATCACTAGCAGCAGTTGTTGGATATAAAATTAAGTTACTTGGTAAATCTTGTAAAGATATAAAATGTGTGCTACCATTATCACCATCGTTTATTAATTCTGATGTTTTGGTTACCGTTGTACCCAATGTACCATCACCTTTTACATATTGAGCTGTTGTACCTGCACCTGTTATAGCAAATGTTCCTGATGAAGTTATAGGAGTAGTAGGTGTAACATTAAATGCTGAAGGTAAAGTTAGTCCAACAGAAGTTACTGTTCCTGAACCTGAAGATATTGTCCAACTTCTATCAGCAGTTAAATCATAAGTAACGCCATTAATAGTTAATGTTCTTGCATTTGTTACAGGAGTATACCCAAGAGCTGTTGTTACATCTGAAGATGTTATTCCTGTTAAGTATATAGATGTATCAAGAGTGAATACGCCTGCGGCTGTCATTTTTACAAATGGTGTACCGCTAGTCCATGTAGGATAGTTTAACGCTCCCCAAGTACCTACAGTTGGTATTGTAGGTTTATTTAATATCTGATTGTTACCAGTTGCTGAGTTCCAATTCATAGGTTGTTGAACAATTGGAAATCCTGTACCAATATTTGTCCAATATAGTGTACTAGTAGGTATTATAGAATCGTTACTAGCTATGCATCTGTAAACATCTCCAAGATAATATACAATATCACCTATTACATATTCATTATTTGTTGCTGCTAAGTGGTCTGTTGAAAATGGTAAAGCTGAAAGTATAGTTGGTGGTGGACTTACAATACTTGACCAGTTATATGACACACCATCTATATTAATTGTATCAAGATCAATAGTTAAATTATGTGCAGCATTTAAATTATCAACTATTTTTATAGTTGCAAATGCATCATTATTTAAATAAAGTGTTCTGTTATTTACAAAATTTGTAGATTGAATATCTGCAGTACTAGTACCACCAAAGTTAGAAATAGCATTTCCCGCATTAACAACTAACTGTAAAGATTGTTGTGGATTAATATTACTAATAGCATAATCTAATTTTTCAAGTGCTGATAGTACAGTATCATTTGCAGTAATTACGCCTGGAAGAGGTGTAAAGTTATCAAGTGGTCTATCTAATACTACATCAGAAATAGTTGTACCATCAAATAGTTTAAAATATCCATCTTTTAAATAAAATTTTTTAAAACCAGTTTGTACACCTCCAGGTGCTCCTGTATAATTAATAACATGTATAGGTGCAATAAATTTCATAGTAAATAATATGTTACACTATAATATACAAAATTATATACAAATTATTGATTACGTTTCATAATATCTATTCTCCAATTTGGATCTGCAATGTCTCTAAAGTTTTTAATACCAGTAAGATCGTAAAAATCTTTCATGATTTTTGCATCACCTTTCTCGTAACCACCAGCTTGTCTCATGTAGTGAGAATCTTTCCAGATTTCATATTTCCATCCACCATCATCTTCATCTGGTTCTTCTGAACCATTAATTATCATTGATAGCATTAAGTTTAACATGTGACTACTTGTTGCCATTATTGCGTTTAACTCTCGAGTGTATGCAGTAAATGTTGTAAAGTTTTTAATATATTCTTTAGAACCTCCTCCAACAGGAAACATTGAGTTTGTTTCACCTTGCACACCCCATAAAACTCTGATTGCATTACCTTCTAAGAAAGAAAGTTCTTCATCATCATCATCTTTTTTACGAACATATACTAGTGCCATCATACTTAATACAGTAAATAACGCCATCATTATTGCATCGCGTTTTGCTTGATTAACTTTTCTACTATAAAAGTCATTCATTTTACTTTTGTTAGAACGCATTATGTGTTTGCTACCTAGTACTACATGTTTTGCAACTTCTCCTGGACCATAGTATTTTACTGCAGTAGCAAATGCTCTCCAGTATCCAACAGCAACTTCGCCTGCTTCATAGTTAGGTCTAAGATATCCAAATCTATTTAACATCTGAGGTATTACATATTTTCTAAAGAAAAATACAAGTTTACCAGTTACAGTTTCTTCAAATGCAGTTTGATCTGATTTAGCATAGTTACCCTGTGCTCTACGCATTTCAGAATAAATAGTATTTCGCAATCTGTTTTCATCTTCTTGTGTATATTCTACATCAGCACGTCTTACAATAGCACCACTGGTATCTTTAATATATACTTCATGTGCAGGTATAACTTCCTCTTCTCCTTCTGCATTCTTTCTGTATACTTTTTGACCATTTGCATCAATATCAAATGTTTTATATTTGTAACGATTTAGTATAGCATACATTACTGTTACACCTATTTCAGTGTCACCTTTATCTTGTAATAAATATCCAAGTTCTTGTACATTCATTGCTTTTGCTAATAATCTTCTTGAGCTGTCACCAGTAACTTCATCAACGTATTTTAGATAATCTTTTTGCATTGGATTAAATAATCTGTACATCATGGTAGATTTACTAATGTCACTAACTCTACCCCAGTCACCAAAATAGTTTTTGATAAATGCGTTTTCACCAAGTCCATATACTTGTCCTTTTGCCCACATGTAGTCTTCTTGACTGTAGTGATCACTTTCTAATCCACCTGCAGCAATGAATGCTTGTACATTACCAGATACGTAGTTCTTAGTCTGGTTAACAACATCAAATCCAATTCTGATAAAACTGGTATACGACATTACATTATTTACAATCTTGGTAAGTTTTCTATTAAGATATGTAAGTGACTGATCTTGTGCATTAATAAACTTTCTCCTTTCAAATTTAAGTATAGAAACCACATTATCAAGTTCTTTAAGACGTTTGTTCATATCAATAGGTCTACCATCTTTATCTGTTACAACTGCTTTGTTTTGAATAGACTTTTTTAAATCTTCAGATAGTAATTCTATACCTGCAATAAATATATCTCCTACTGGTGCAATTTCTTGCATTGCAATATTATAATGTGCTTCAGTAGTCCATTTAATTAAACATCCTATTGCGTCTTTTGATTGCATGTTCTCAGGAAGTTGATCATTAAATCGCTGTCTAATTCTACCACCATTATCACCAAATGTATTATTTACAGTATCTTGTACACTATGCGTTTTCCATGCTTTGTCAATGTATTGCTCCCATCTATTTTTTGCACCTTCAATTACACCTTCTCTTGAGAAGTTCTGCATTGTAGTTGACGCAAATCCAGGAACCATGTATCCAATTTTTTTACCATCTGTTCTTACTTGCAGGTCAAAAAACATCTTAGTTAGTTTATTATAGAAATTGAACAACTGTGGATCTTGCATTATGTTCATGTATTTACCACTAATATTTTCTGCTTTATAAGCAGAACGATCAATTTGATACACATCATCAGCATCTTTGTATATACCTTTTGGCATTGGTATACCATCAGGTGATTTTAAAAAGTCTGGATTATAAGATGATTCCTTAAGTTTTTTGATTTTGTATTTTGGATGAGGCAATGTTTCCATAAATTCAGCAGCAGCACTAGGTGCAGGAAGTCTCTGATAGTTAAATGATTTTGCAACCATTCTTTTATAAATGTCTTCTTCAGTATCTAGTATACTTTTATACGCTTCTTCATGAGTTAGATTGTACCATTTTTGAAATTCTTTTTCGTGTATGTCAAACTGATTTTCTTGGTCAATAACAGCTTTTGTTGCTTCAGTAATTAAAGCAGCATCTTTTAAATCTTTTGCTTTTTCTAATGTTAGTTTTGCATTTACTAGTAATTTCTTAGAACTATACAATGCTTTTATTTTTACATCTCTTATTCTAAGATATGATTTAGTCAACTGCATTGACGCAATTCTGTTAATCTGTTCTTTTATAGAAGTAGATCTTTGTTTTTCTTCTGGAGTTAACTTACTCATATCAAAAGTCTTACCTTCAAATATAGACTCAAGTTGTGCTTCTATATCAGCAATGTTTTCAGCATCTTCTTCTGTAACAAATTGTGATTGAAGTATACCTGCTACTTTGTGAGGTTTTAATATTTCTGAACGCTGTTTTATTAAATCAGCAACAGCAGAATCAGAACCAAATATTTCTGCGCGTTGTTCGTATAAATCTGATAATACAGTGTACCATCCTTTTACCAGTTGACCATTAACTTCTTTGTCAGAAGTAGGAACAGTAACCTGGTTATCTTCAAACCATTTTTTAAGTAACTCAGGATGCTCTTGAAACTTTGCAATTGCATCTGCTTTTTTTCTTTCAAAGTATGCTATACTTGTATCAAAATCAAAAAGATTATTAAACTCTTCCATGTATACAGCATACTGTGGATTAATCTTTTTTGCTTTGTTTCTTAATACACGAATGTCATCTTCTAATTCTTGCAGTCTATCAAAGTCATTGTCATCAAGTAACACTTCATTTCCTTTTCCTACTTGGAATGTAATTTGTTGAATTTCAAAATATTTTTCCTGCAGTTCATTTCTAATGTCTTCAGGCATTAACTCTTGCAGTTTATAAAATGATTCATTAAATGGTAAAGATGTATTATATATTAACCATCTAATTCTTTCTGTATTAAACGCTTCTTTTTCTTTATACTTGTCAAACAACTGTTGTTTAGCAGCATCATGTTCAGGAGTGCCAAATTTAGTATTTACCTCACTTACAAGAACACGTATATCAGCATTTAATTCTCTTAGTTTTGAAGTGTATTCTTTATAGGTGTTTTCATATTGCTGACTGTATGGTTTATTAAAAGTAAGATTTCTTCTATCTTCATATTCACCAGTGTCTTTATTGAAAACTTTATAATCTCTCCACTCAGATATTGCATCATTTAATTCATCAACAGTAAATCTTTTTAATAACTCATCTCTGTCTTTATCAAATTGCATAACAGCAAGGTCATTTTGCATATTGTATACAGCACGTGCTTGTCCATTTTTGTACATTTGTGTCATTGCAGATATTGCAAGGTCACTATTAGATGCAGATGCAATACCTTGGTCTAATAATAATCCTGAAAATAATGATGTACTATTATAAATATCTTGTGAACCAATGTACACTTGTGAATTTGGATCAGTAACAGCATTAATATATTTCTTTAATGCTTCTACGTTAAATTCTATTCCAGTAGTAACATACGCGCGTAAACGTAATAACTCAAGTTCTTTACGTTGTATATTGTCTAGTAGATTTTTATTAGTAACATTACCTTTTGTAACTTTTTCTACAAACTCAGGTGATATTAATGATATTAAACTTCCTTTTAATTGCTTGAATAATCCTGCTGCTTTACCAGCTTTCATATCCTCTAGTTCTTTTTCTAGTTGTGCAATTTTTGGTAAAAGTGCTTCACGTGTTTGTTTATTTACAGAAGAAAACACTGCTTCACCTGGAGTCATAAGTATCTTTACACCGTTTAGTAAAAATGCCTCTCTAAAATTAGACTCAATAGTTAAGTGATTTAATTCTAGCCGAGTTAATTTCTGATATACAGGACTGCTTAATGAAATATTATTTTCTGGATTTTTACTTGCGTCGTTAATAATGTTTTTTAATATTTCAACAATATCGCGTAGACCTTTGGATCTTGAAAATGCTTGATGTATTTGTGTAGTATCTGTAGTAAAAAAATCTAGTGTGCCATTTCTAAATGATTTAATTGCTTCTTCTGACAAATCAGATAACTTTTGTAAGTCTTCTTCAGCAGCTGCTAGTATATTAAAAAAGTTATTTTGATATGCTTTATCTGTATTAGATGACTTTTCAACATACTGATTAAACGTTGTAAGAGTTTGTCTTCTTGTTGCAAGTAACTCGCGTAATGGTGTAGTGTTCTTACCTTGAGAATCTAACTCGTTAATTCTATTACGAATTTCTTCAATCTGTTGTTTATACGCTTCTTTTAATGCATCCATTATTCTCTGGTTTTCTTCTGCAGTAGGAGTAAACTCTAGAGTCTGAAAGTTTTTTAAAAGTTTATCTTCAACTTCTTTGTTACCAATTGGTATTTCTTTATCGATGGCATCACGATATTCTTTTAATCTTCTAGCAGTTTCTAGTGGTTGTGTAACCCAGAATCCTGTAGTATTAGATGGAGTTACTGCGTATGTTGCATAGTCCCAGTAGTTATTACCTTGAAATATATGTAAAACCTCGCCTAAGAATTTGTTGTTAGCATCTGTCTGATACATAAGAGCAACAATCTTACTTTCTTCTGTAACAAGTCCTATTTGACCAAGCATGTTTTCATATGCTTTTAACTGCAGTGTCCAGTTATCGTATGCTGTTCTATTTAAATTTACATTTTCTAATTCACCAGCCATTCCTTTCTGACCTTTTACAAGATAAGAAGTATTAGCAAGATTTTCAAATGCTCTATCTCTATCTACTTCAACACCAAATGGTGTAACAGTGACCATGTTGTGAACTTTTTTAGTCTTAAAGTCAAACACTTTTACTTTACCAGAGTTACTGATAAGAAGTAAATCTAAACGACCAACTACAAAGTTACCATTAGCATCTTTACCAGCAAGTGTAATTTCAGGTAATATAATATAACCTTCATCTTTGTTTATAGATACATGTTTTGCAACGCGTGTTGCCATGTCAAATATCTTTTCTTTAGATAGTTCTTCAATATAAAATGGAGTTCTTTCTAAATACTTCTTGTATGTTTCATCAAAAAATTCTTCAGTAAGTACAACTTCAATACTTGAGTTTTTCTTTAATGCTTCTATCTGTGCTTTCTCTAACACATTATGCATAAATGTACCAAACAATTTAAATGCTTCATACTTTAAAGGATCACCTTTAAACTCAGAAGAACCAATAAATGATGTTACAGAATAAGAAGGTAGTGTATTTCGACCATCTTTGCGTAATTCAATATTCTTTTCTAGAAACGCTTGATAGTCTCTGTTGTTTTGCATTAACTTGCCAATTGCCTCACGTTGTGCATTGTTTGCAAATAAACTAATATTTGCTAGAGTAGCTGCTTGTTCTTTAGTTCTTTCCAGTTTAAATTCATCAGAGTGTCGAACATGTCGCTCATCAGTTTCTTCAACTTTCATACCAGCAATAAGAGCTTTTGCTTCATCAACTGATGGAATAATATCTTGATTTAATGTAACAGCAGTTCTTGCAAGAGCTTCATTACCTTCAAATGCAGCAACAAGTGCTTTGAACATTGGATCATTTATGTTAATACAATTTGTCATATCTTATAAACATTTAAGTTTTTCTATAATTTCTTGATTTGTCATTCCTGTTGTTTTCAAATTAGCAGCATAAGCAGCAAACTCAGTAGAGTAAGTATCAAATGATTTACCAGTAGCACTCTGATCATAAAAATATTTTACCATATCAAAGGTAACATTAATATTCTGAATATCTAAATCCAATTTTGATGGTGTAGTTGTTTCAAAATAATCAACATAATAATCAGTAGGATCACTTTTTAAAGTTTCTAATGATGTTTTTAAGTTGTTTATTTTAGTTATAATATTTTGTTTTTCTGCAGCATTAACAGCTTTAAAAACAAAGTTATCTACAGAACCTGTTTTTGTGTAACCATCTTTATCTATTTTAATAGTGTATTCTTTATTTTTAGCTGCTCTACCTTTTACAATTGCATAATCAGTATATCTTTCAATTTCTAAAACTTTAATTTTATATTCAGAAGAATTATCATCATTGTAAACTGTAAGAATGCTACCCACAGTAGTTTCAGTTGCTCCTGTAAGTTGTTGTCTTAATGATTCAAGTTCTTTATTAATTTTTTCATTATTAGATTTAACAGTATTATATTTTTCTTCAGCTTTTAAAAAATTATACGCTTGTTTAATAGTGTCAAAATCTTTTTGTTCAATTTTATCTTGTAGACTTCTTAATGAAACACCTTGTTTTAATTGATCTATTGTATATTCTTTAAAAATGCTTTCTAAAGTTAAAATAACAGGTGTTTTAGGTTTAACAGAATAATCTTCAAACATGTCTGCAGTTAAACCTTGAGTCATTTCTTCTGCAACATCTACTTCTGACACATCAAGTCTTGCTTTTTTATTAACCAAACTTGTGTAGCGTTTTGATTCTGCAACACTGAATCCAATAGGACTTATTGTATTTACTGCAAGTTCCATTGGAAGTGCCACATATTTTGCAGCATTACCTACTGTTTTAAATTCACCAGTACCAGATATTGAATTGATAACAGATTTACCAAAACTTTGATTATAAATTTGACTGTCTACACCTTGTAACAAAAATGTAGTTTTACCCATTCTTAACATAATAGGAAACTTGTACTTGTTCTTTTCATCTTTGTCTTTAAAGATATTTAGTTTTTCACCAATTGCTGCAATAGCACCACTTGTTGTTTCTTCCATCTCATTAGCACCTTTCATGTTAATGATAATTTCTTCAAGTTTTTGATCAGCTCCAAATATAGTATCTGTTAGTAAGAAAGATTTTTGTGTTGGACTTAGTGTAAGACCTAATACTTTACCAACTATTTCATTTGCAATTGCTGTACGTTCATTAACATCAGTAGTTTTAAAATTAATATTTTTCATAAGTTTAGAAGAAAACCCTTCTGACTGATTGAATGAAATAGTATTACTCTTTTTATTAGATGTAGATTTTATCTTTTTATTACCAACTTCTTTTGATGCACCATATGCCATCAGTACAAACAAGTCATCAAATAACTTGTACACATCTTCTTGTGTAGCAGGATTGTCAGGAGTACTAATGTAATCTTGTATTGCATCAACTAATTCTTTTTTATTACCTTGTGCATTATCGAGTATTTTAATAAACTCTTCTATGTTTTTAGATAATGGTATTTGTAAATCTGCTGGCAAATACTGTAAGAATGAACCTGATTTATATTGCAAACCTGTTCTAGCAAGTTCATGATAAAATAATTTTTTCATAAACAAGTTCTCTTGTTGCAATAAGAAATAAGCATCATCAGCTATGTTATCAGCTAACTCACCAGCAATCTTTGCTTTACTTACCATCTCTAAAGTTTTTTCTTGAATGTTTTCTCCATCAGTAGTAAGTACTGTTGATTTACTATTAGACACTTTTAAGAACTGTAAAAACCTATTTTCAGGATATTCAGTCTTCATTGCATCTAGTTCTTTCTCAATTGAATTTGTAAACCATTGATCTGCTTTAAATGTATTAATTAAGTTTTTATCATCTTCATCAAAACTTGCTTGCATAGATGGATTAGTACTTTTTCTACTACCAGGTACAGATATCTGATACTTACGTATAGCAATAAAACTTGTAATAAGTCTTGCAATATTTGATGAGTCTGTATATACAGTTTCAAATGCATTTTTAATTGGTTGAAAGAAAAGAGTTCTTTCTAAAAATATTTTACCTGCTTGTTCATCTAAATCATTCATTGCATCTGCTAATGGAACCCATGCTTGTTTACCATCAAATAATTTATCACTTGATTCTTTAGTAAACATAGACTCACCATTACGTAGTTCATTGATACTTCTTTGTAATTTATCAAATGATATAAAAGTTGGATTAATTTTCTTATACAAGTTTACTAATGAACCTGCGTTTCTAATACCCCATGTTTGCTGTGTTTGTTCTTTATATAACTGTAATAATATTACTTTCTGTGCTTCATTAGATAATAGAGTAGTTACACCTTTTATATGAGAAGATACAGTAAATCCAATATCTTCAACAGTAAGGGTGTTACTTTCTAGTCTACTTTCATTAAGAGCATTCTGTTGAAAATCAATCATCAAGTTTTCCTTGTTGATTTTAACATTACCAGGAAATGAATCTTGTGTAATTAATCCTGCATCTTTTAGTTCATTTAATAATGCTGCATTACCATTGTTTTTGATAAAGTCTTCCATTTCAGTTTTTAACTCATTAGTCAAAAACTTGAACTCAGTTGATATAGAGTCACTTACTGCAAAACGAGATGCTTGTACTTTATTAATTGCATTGTTAATTTCTGGAATAAAGTTAAATCCAAATGCAAATGCGGGATCTAATCCAATACCTATCATTGCAAGAGTAACTCCTGTATTTATTTCATTCATTCCAAGTGCTGCTGGAATAGGTTTTTTCATACCATCTGCAGCAATACCTAATACAACACCATTTAACATGATTACTCGTTGTCCATTTTTGTTTATTACACCAAATTTAAAAAGATTATTTTGTGTAACAACTGTACTACCATCTGATTGTAAATCATTACTTGCATATTTCCAAATTACATTATCAGAATTAAGTTCTAATTCATACTGACTTGCAAGTGCCAAGAACTTCTGCAATGATGCAGCAATACCAATCATGTCTTTGTATGCAGCACCTAATGCTTTAGATTCAATAACTGATGTAATTGTGTTGGGATCAGACTTAGGTCCAAAGTTATCAAGATCTCTACCATATCCTGTTACAATACTTTCAAAATATTCTGTAGAAGAAGTCTCGTGTATATACAAGTTTTTAAATACTGCTTCGTTAGATAGTATATCTATTTTTGCTTGTAAGTTTTTATTTTGATGTATTGGTAGTACTGACAAATGATTTACAATATTACTATCAAAGTTTGCTTGGTCTACTGGTAAACCATATTTTTCAAATACTTGCAGTGCTGCTTCTATACGTAATGAACCATTTGCAAAAGTTCTTAATCTACGTTTTTCATCACGTGTCTTTTTAAGATCTTGATATGTTTCATCAAGTTCAGTTTTTAAATCAAAATGTTCTTTACCAAATTTTCTACGATTTGCTTTTGCAAGATAATCATCAGGATCATTTTCTGTATCTTCAATAGATTGAACAAATGCTTGTTTAACTACTTTTTTTTCAGATTTTATTTGTTTAATATCATCTTGTAAATCTTCTTCATAACTTTCGAGTTCTTCATATATACCTGAAGTCATTGCTTTAATATAGTCTTCTTGAGTGTATCCCATTGCATACATAACTTCTAGAGCATTTGCACTTACAGAAAAATTATTTGTTTCAGTTAATGCTTTTCTTTTTGCACTGATCAACTTTCTAAAGTTTTCATCATCTGCCCTGTAATGTATGTACTCAATAAACTTACCTTGTGCAGGAGATTTATAAATGTTATAGTTACCATATTTTGCGTAGTCACCAACAGCATTTACATAATGAGCAAATGTTTGACCATAAAGTGAGTCAACGTCAAAGTCAGATCCAGCAAGTAAGTGTATAAATTGTGGTACAATAATACTATTTATGTGAGAACTATCTATATAATCTACCACTTTTAATACAATCATAGAACGTTTATCCTCAGTAGGAATACGTAATGCAAACATTTCACGAAGATTTTCCATAAAAAAATCTTCTTGTTGTTGACTTCTAAAAAATTGTTTTGGTAATATACATTCTACAAAGTATTTTTTACTAACCAGTTCTCCTGCATCATCATATTCTGCTTCTATACGTACACCTAATGGTCTTACTTTTGTATTACGATATTTTCCTGGATTATTTCTGTATTCTTCAGTTGTTATTACTTCACCATTTTCATCTTCTCTTACATCATAACCAAATGATGATACGTGAATGTTTTTAAATCCAGAACCTTTTTCATCTGTTATATGCTTACTATAAAGCGAAAAGAAATAATATTCTAGCATACTTCTTATTCCAGGTAAGTTAGGACTATGAACTGGTTTACCAAAAGCATCAACATCAAATAGTTTTAATACTGAAGATGGTGCATTCTGTTGCTCAAGATTTTCTCTTATTAAATCAAATACTTTACCTAAATCAAAGTCTTCACCTTTACGTAAAAAGTGCTGTAACGACTGCAGATTAGAATCAGAAATATCATAAAGTGACTCTTGATATTTAAGAAGACTGTCACCTAATTCATTCATTGCTTTTCTTTCAGTAGAAGACATAATTGTACCCGCCTCTGCATGACGTTTGTTTGCAAGTTCTTCTATGTAATTTAAATCTGCAGGTAATAATATTTTACCTTGTACAGAGAATCGTGCAGTGTCATGTACACCAGAAGTTTCTACTTGAAGATACTTGTCTTCATTGTTTACTTTTAATGATGATATATTTAATGGTAAGTAGTCATTATCAGCATGTGCAAAATAATCAACAGGAAGTTTTGTAGCATTTTTAGATGCTTCAGTATCCATGATTTGATCAATATTATGATACTCCATAGAATTTAAAATTTTATGCAATTTTATTCTATTTGGTTCATATTTTGCATGTATCTCAAGATATGTTTTTTGAATTTGTTGTTCTAATTCTTCAATATTACTGCTTACACTACCATCTTTGTTTATCTTATGATGTTCTTGTATTTGTTTACGTAAGGCGTATATAGTCATGTATTTGTCATGCAAATTATCATATACTTGATCACGAGTCATTCCTTCAGGTATAATTAATATACTTACATCATTTCTATCAATGTAACTTTCTGATTGTTTGTGATAAATATTACGAGAAGCAGTAACAGTCTTTTTAGGATTGTTTACTACTTTGTTTTTTTCCATTTTGAGTACTTCTTCTTCAGTAAGTTCACGATAATGTTTTGCAATTATAGAATGCAATATCTCAGGAGTAAGTCTTCCTAATGATTCATGCATATCTGCTTGATGAAACAATGATGAAATACTCTGACCATCAAATACTTTTTGATTTAGTTTAAAGTTCTCATAGATTGTTTTACGTATTGTTTCATCTGGAATTTGAATATCATCTAGTACTTCTTGTGGAGAATAAAATGGACCATAATTAGGATGTTCTTCATTAATATATCCAAACAATGTGTTAAGATAAGCAACTGTGTGTTTACCTTCTTTCATTGTACTACCAGATGCAAGAAACTTTTTATTACGTTTAGTAGAATCAATACCATCTTTAACGTTCATTGCTTTATCACCTGTATACAATTCATTTACCATTAGTGAATTATACCACTGATTGAAAAAGAAATCTGCTAGTAATCCATTTAAATCAGCACGAGATTCTAATACACCTTGTACATTATAGTTTGGTTTTGTATTTGCATAAACAGAAGTAGTACTTACTGCAAGATTGTTATCAATTTTTAAAGTATCAGCAATAAGAGAAGATGTTAAGTATCTTAACGATGGTTGTTTTGTTTCAAACACTACAGGATACCCTTCTTCTTCAATAACTTTTCCTGTTGCAGGATCTTTCTTAATTGCTTTTACAGATTCTTCTTTTTCATTTACAACACCAAGTTTTTTTAAAGTGTTAATGTATGTGTTTAGTTCTTCTAACGCAAAATCATTTAATCCTTGACGTAAATCTGCAAGTGTACTTTCATCAATGTCTTCAAAGGATGCTTTGTCATCTTTAGCATACTCTAGTAATTTACTAGTAAGTAACTCATTTTTAGCATTTGCAAAAAAGTATGGTAAGTAATTAAAGTTATATGCTCTTAAATTTTCACTATCAACAGTTGCTCTTGTTTTATCATCCTTGCTTAGTACACCATTGTAGTTATTAATAAGTTTGTTAGAACTACCATCATCAAAGTTTTTTTTGTTAACCTCTCTTCTGTTCCATTCTTTTTTGATTCTGTTAAATTCTTGTTTTACTTTTCCTTCTAAATCATTTACAATTTTTAAATTCTTACCATCTTTTACAAGACCATTTTTATCAGCGTATGTTTGATAAAGAGATGTAATTAAAAAGTTTGTTTGAGATGCCTCAAGAGTATCAAATGTACGAAGGAATGTCTGGATACTTGTTTTAGGAGTAGTTATGTTACCATCTTCATCAACAACAGTTTCATATGAAGAAACAGTTGTTCTTTGTAAAAATGATAGTATACTCATTACATGGAATGATTGTTTATCAAGTTTACCAAAAGTTTTACCTTCCTTGTATGTCTGGTTATTCATCTGAGCAACTCCACCAAACAATGATATGTTAGTATTGTCTAATAGTAACTTAGCAATTGTTGCTTGTTTACTAGTTTTGTCTTTTAACAAGTCGCCAAATAATGGATTGTCATTATAAAAGTCTTCTAAGAAATCATCATAGTATGGATCAGTTCTTAATGTATCTTTTAATCCTTCTCTTCTTAATGATTGACCTGTTAAAATTAATGGTGTATATTTCGTATAACGATACACAGGTTTACCAGCAGCATTACGAAATACACTTGGTAAATCAGTTGCATCATATTTTAATATGTATTTAGCAAATCTAGTAGAGATGTTAAAGAATGCACCTAAGTTTTTATTATTTTCATCAAGTGTTTTTCCAAATGCGTTTGAACTAATAGACTCATTTATTACTGGATCATATATTGATTTTATACTTCTAAAAAATTGTTTTTCAAGATACGCTTTATCAGCAATCATTGCAGAATTTGTAGCGTAATGATCTAGTGTCTTCTTGTCTATGTTTTCAAGAGCACCGTTAAGATTGTCAATTTTATCTATTGCAAGAATAGACATTCTGATTAATGATTTTGGTAATGTAATGCCTACATCTTTAAATGCATTATACAATTCAAATGTCATAGTTTCCAATACTGTATTTGCATTTAATAAACTACCTATAAGTATTTTTTTATTAATAATGTTTTCAGATAAAGTAACAAGTCTTTTTACTGCAGTTACATATTCAGGATCAGTTCTTTTTTTAGCGTGTGTTGTTATCATAGATGATACCATGTCACGTCTTTTCTTTAATGCATCTGCTTGAAGAACTCTATCTGTTAATGTAAAACTTTCAATATTATTACCTGCTTCTTCAATTTCTGCAGTTTTTAAACGAGCATTTAACATTACATATTCTATTTCAGTACCATGAAGTACATCTATAAACATATTATATAATTCTTTGTTTGTTGATGGATTACCATTGGTATCCATTCCTGTGTACTCTTTTAACTGATTGTAAATTGCTTGTAAATCAGCAGCTGCATCAAAATTACCATCTTCTTTATAGATTTTAGCAGTAACTTGCATATTGTTTATAATCTCATCTACTTTGACATCAGCTGATATTTTTAGTAATGAACCAAAAATACTTTCTCCATCAATTACTCTTGGAAATAGTATACCAGATTCTGTATCTTCTTTCTCATAACTTATAATACCAAGAAATCTTCTTAATTGTCTTGGAGCTGAGTCAAGTCTGTTGTGCTCACCAAATCCTTCATCAATATTTATATCATCAGAAATTTCTTCACCATCTTCAAAGTCTTCATCAACTTGTGACTTTTTTTCATTTTCACCTGCTAATTCTTTTAACAGTGTATTTTTATCAATTGCTGTACCAGTACCATCCAGTAATGAATATAACTCTTGAGTTTTTTTCTTAACTAGTTTTTTTAATACTTCAACAGATACTTGTCCAAGATTATTATCTAAAGGATCTGCTTCATATTGTTTTACTTTATTTGGTAATACTTTACCCTTGTATGCAGCATTGCCTGAGTTATTTATATCATTAACAGTTTCATTATTTAACCTTGCTCCTAACATAAATCTATATTGAGAAACAAGATTGCTATATTGTTCAAGAACTTGTTTTTCTTTACCAGGATTCTTTTTAATCAATTCATCAAGATTATATACTTTTTCAAGTAACAATGTTTGCGCTGTTTTAAATTTTGCATCAAAAGTTTGTCCAGATGTATTTTCAATAACATATTTTGTCATCATATATACCAACTGATTTTGTTCAGCTTTTAATAATGTTGTAGGTGATTGACTAACGCCAGATGATGAATACTTGTCGTTAATAATTTTTTTCAATCCAGGTATTAACTCATATGCTGCTTGTCCATCATATAATTCAGATTGTATTTGTTCTGATTTATAGTATCCTCTTTTGATATTCTTGTATGTACTGTCAACTAGATTACTTCTTTGAGTAAACATGTCAATCAGTTTTTTTAGTAACTCAAATAATTTTGCTACAAGACCTTGTGGTTTTGTATTTTTATTCATGTAGTTTTGAAAACCATCTGCAAGAATTTCTTCTGCTTGTAACTGAAACATTTTATCATACTCATACACATAGTTTTTTTCACTTGCAAATTTCTTTAATGCTGCAGGTGTAAATGCACTCTTGTGTTTTTTATTAGATGATACTGCATCAATTAATCTTGAACGTTGTTCTGGTGTCATCAAGTATCTAAACACACCATGAAATGCCTCGTGAAATACTACACCTTTTGACAAGATAGAGTTATTCAAATAGATAACTTTGTCTTTAAACATTCCTAGTACGTTACCATCAATACTTGACAAATCAATTATACTTGCAATTTCTTCTTGACTGATACCAAACTGAGGAAGATTTTCTTGTAACCATTGTACAGCATTCTGTCTTTCTGCTTCTGTTTCTGTTTGTACTTCTGTATTAGAAATAGAAAACATTTCATTTTCAGGAATATCATCTATAGTAACATTATTACTGTCTGTTACAATAATAGGTTGAGCTTGTACAACAACAACGTTTTCTACAGGGTGCTGTGTAACTTCTAATGGACTTTTATTAGATAAAGGTATTCCAGCAGCAGTTGGAGATTTTGAAGTGATTACAAGACGATTTCTTGGTACATCTGATATATTAAAACTATTTACATTTCTTTCATAATCTTTTTTTGCTTGTGTGTCATTTAAATCTGAAAATACAACACGAGAAACTTGTTTACCTTCATCATCAATATCTACTACTAAATGTTTTGGTTCTGGATAGTCATTCATAAAGTTTTCAATAAATCCAGGATATTTTTTACCATTTTCTAGTAACTGTCCAATAACTTTATTAATTATTAATTTTGAAAACCCTTCTTGTTGTTCTTTTATTGCATCAATTAATTTTACTACATTAGGAGAAGAATTTGTATTACTATACATTTCATTTACCATGGAGTAAAACTTTGCAAGATCTTTTTGTTTGTTTAAATCTAATTTAGAAAATGCAATATTTTCTGCAACAACATCTGCTACTAATGAAGCATTGCCTCTTAGTGTACTTGCAAATGCTATTATTTTTCCTTCTTCACCATTAACAATTTTACCATCTACTACTCTTGGACCAAACGTAAAGTTAAAATCTGATTTGTTATCTTCTATAAAACCATACTTACTATCTTTTGATTTATTAGATGGTCGTACTTCAATTTGCAAATGTCCATTTTGATCACTTGCAAAATTTATAAATAATTCTACTTTTTTATTTGCTGATGCAAACGCTTTAAATTTGTAAACTTTTCTATCAAATGATTGTAATTGTAATTTTCTATCAGCAGCATTTAATACATCAGATAACGTAGTTATAAATGTAGCAAACCCTTCTACTTGTGATAATACATTTACAGGAGATACTGCTCGCCATCCATATGTACCATTATTATTAAACCTTATAATAATATGTCTCTGCGTATTATAACTACTACCTTTAAATATTTGATCTTTAATGTATGAATCATCAAGTTTTATTCTAGAATCAAAATGTGAATTTACGTATTCTTCCTGTGTAACAATATCTTGTACATTACCTTGATTATCTTTTACAACAATTCTTTCATTAGAATTTAGTGTATTTAATAATCTAAATTTACTTTGTTTTGCTTTTTCAGGATAGTTTCCATCCTTATTTTTTTTGTCAGAAAACTTAGTAAATGCAAATACTACATTACGCTCTTCTTCTTTTATAGTTTTACCAACCTGGTCAATAGTGGCAATAGTTAATTTACGTGATAAATTTGTTTCTTCTTCTATTACTTCAGAAAGATTTTTAATTTTTGTGTCACCTGTTTTTTGAGAACCAATGTTGTACTGAGAAAAGAATTGTTCTGTTACATCAACAGAATTTACATCATCAGTAAACTGAGGTTCTACAATTGCTGATAGTTGCTCTTTAAAGTCATTGTATAACTCATAAGCGTTTTTCATTGTGTTAATATCGTTCTCATCTAAACTATCTGTAGTATTATCATTTAATCTTTTGATAGACAGTTCTTTAACTTTTTCAAGATGTACAGGATTTGAAAAATCTATTTTTTGTGAAGTGTTATCACTATTTAAAAATACATAGTTATCTAATGGATACAAGTAAAATTTTTCACCAGTACCAATTATCTCACCAACTAATGCAAATTTACTTTCAGATTGTTGTGGTCTAGCAACTGTAATAACAGTTCCTTTTGAAGTTGATTTTAAATATTTTATTTGAGTTTCATTTTCAAATGTTTCATGTGTTCTGTTTGCAAGTCCTTTATATTTTGGATTAGTTGCAGCAAGTCCTTGTATTCTACTGATACGATCATCACCAACAGTACTTAATGAAACAGCATGTATTCTTACACCTGCTGATGGAAAACCTGTTTTAGCAAGATTCTTTAATGCATCTTCAACTTTTTGTTGTAAACCAATTTCACTTCTTATAGGTTTAATAGTAAAGTTAGATGATATTCTATCCTGATAAAATTCTTGTTGTCCTTTGTTACTATTAGATGTATCATCATTACGTGCAGGTCTTTCTGTTAAAATATCTTCAGCATCAAGTTTAAATTCATCACCATTTTCAGTTGTTATAAATAATCCTTCAGGTTTACTTGTTGCTTCAACCATGTTATTATCCTTAAATGTAACAAGAACAGTTTTTAATTCAGCAAGATCTGATATATCTCGTATTGCAATAAAATCAGATTGTTTATTTAAAGATTCTATAACAGAGGTCATTCGACTTAATAAAAAACTTTTGTTATCAAAATTATTTATAACATCTCTTAGTTCAGATGTAATATAAATTAATATAGTATTTTTTGTTTCAAGATCTTCAAAATCATTTGTGTTAAAATAGTTATTAATCATTGTGAGTACTTCTGTAAGATCATCACCAGTTATAACTTTTTTATTTTCAAGATTTAGTATTGCTCTTTGAATTGCTTCAACTTTTCCAATAGGTGTTTTCTTAACAGTATATAATGGAGATATTGAAGAAAGAAAATTATCAGCATCAGATAATAATATTTTTGCATCAATGATTTTTTCTGCATTTCCTACTTCATAAAATGATTGATCTAATCCATTTAAACCAACATATATTTCTGCAATAGAAAATAAAGAAAGTGATTTTTCATAATTAGAAAGACCACTTTTTAAAATAAACTTTGCAGTATTGTCAAAGTTCTTATATGTTTCAGGATTTAGTTTGATTAAATTTCTTACAACTGATACAAATTTGTCAGTTGATAATTCACATTGTTTCATAAGAATAATTTTTTTTAATTATTTGAAGCAAGAAAGAGCATCTTTCAGTTGGTCAATTATTGAGGCGTCAGTAATAATGTCCTCCTTTACAAATTTACTAATTTCTTTTGACTTTTCTGCATTTACAGTTTTGAAATCTTTAAGTTCCTCATTTAATGATTCTAACATGTTGCGATTAGTTGACAATACATTAGGAGTATTTACTACATCAAACAAATCAATTTGTTGTTCTTTACCAGCAGTAGGTGCTTTTTTCTTTGGTGCATACTTGATTGGTTTACCAGTTATAACAGATTCACGTATTCCTTCAAGTTTAGTTTTACCTTCTTTTATTGATGCATATTCTTGTAATGTTTTAAAGTCAGTACCATTTTTACTATTATGCACTTTCATAGATTTTTCACCACGCGCTTGCATACTACTATACATCATAGTATCTAGTTTGTCTTCTGGATTAGTCAATGCACTATCCATAAATGTTTTTACAAACTCAATATCCTTTCTAGTATTATTAGCAGAATCTACAATTTCCTGTGCTTTTACTTCTGTCTCAACAGTTTGTACTACATTATCATTTTTATCTTTTACATCAAATGTTTGTTGAGTATTTGTTTGAACAACAAAAGATTCTTTAGTCACTGGTTCAACAGCAGGTAAATCCATCATTTGACGAAGTAAAGCACTTTGATCTAATGCATTTTCATTTTCTTCAGGAGCAGCATTTACATTTGGAGTAGGAGCTGGCGTAGGTGCAGGAGTTACAATTGGTGCAGGTTGTGGTGGTGTAGGTGGTTCTTCTTCTTCTACATTAACAACAGGTTCTTCAGGTATTTCTTCTACTGGTACAACAGGTGCACTTGATGCAGAAGTTTTATTTATTATTTTATTTAACGCTGCAAGTATATATTGTTTTTCAAGTAATATATCATCAATTTGTTCTTGAGTACCGTCGATAGTTAATTCATCATAAATTTCATTTACCTCAGTAAGTTCATGTCGTAACTCAAGTTCTGACATATCCAAGTATTGTTGTCCAGGTGTTGTCTCAGGAATTTCGTGTACAGGATCTTCAGATGTATTTAGTAAACCATTAGCTGCAGCAACTGCTTCTTCTTCAGTTGCATGTCCTTGTGTAATAACTGTTTTGTTACTATCCATAACACCAAATGTACCATCAGGATCTTGAAAAGTTTGATTATCTAAATTTACTGGAGTAATATTTTGTTTAGCAATTTCTACAAGTGCTTCAATTGATTGTTTAAATTGTGATGAGTTTACAAGTTTTTCTTCATTAGGACCTAGTGCAATTTCACCACGAGCAATTTTATCTACAAGTAATTGTTCTTTAACTGGTTCAATTTTACCAGTAGCAATCATTTGATCATACTCTTCATCTGTAATGTCTTCTACATACTCGTTTGGTGCATACTTTTTAGTTATGTCAGCAAACTTTGCAATCATGTTATCTTTAAGATCATCAAACAACTTTTGTGCATACTCACCATTTGCAATACCAAGATTTGGATCAAGTGATATGGTCAATAAGTTTTTATAGTTTTCATCTTCATACAGCATGTTTATTACTTCAAAACCAATTTGCACTTTATCTGATTGATTAAATGCACCATTTACTTCTTCTAAACTATCAAGTAATCCACCTTGACCATATACACTTGCGTATATATCAAGTTGAAATCTATTTAAAAATGATATAATTTGAAACTTCATTTTACCATCAGACATTTTGCTAATAGCATACTTAAAGTTTTTAGGATTCATCAATGTATCAACAGCACTCATGTAATCTTTTGTGTCTTTATCAAGTTTCATATAATCTACTAACTTGTTATGCACATCACGCATTGCTGTTTCAGATATTTCAGTATCAACACCTGCCTGTTTATTTTTTACATTTAATAGTTTTCTAAATACTTCGATTACTTCTGCATCATGTGAGTCAAATGTAGTATTAGTACTTGCAACATCTTCACCATCTTCATTAGTAACTGTTTGTACTTTATCTAATCGTTTACCAACAAATGTATCTAGTACAACATTATCTCTTGTTACAACTTCTCCTTCTTCGTTTAAAGCAATACCTACATCAGTACGTTTACTAAAGTAAGACTGCCACTTTTGTAAATTTTCTAGTTCATCTTTCTTATCTTCAATTTGCTTTTTAATTTTAGGTGTCAGTGATGCATCAGTATTTTGTTGTAAGTTATTTTCATATATTCTTAATTCAGACATGATGTTACCTAATTCATCATTAAGTATTTTAGGATCTGTTAATACACGTATAACATAATCTGAACTAGTAGCAATACTTGAGTTGCTTAATAACTCTTGTGATATTTGACTAGCACGTTTTGCAGTCATATCACCTTTGACAGCATTCATTGCAATTATATGAACAGCATCTTCTTCTGCAGAACGAGCAATCATTGCTGTATAATGTTCTTTACTACCTGGAGTATATAAACTAGGTTCTGTAAAATTCTTTATCTTATTTCTCAGACCATCTGTTACGTCAGAATATTTTTTAATATCATTTGCCAGATTCTTAGAAAAGTCTAATGGTGTTGCATACTTAGTATCTTCTAGTTTAACACCAAATGATTTTTCAAAATCCTCATTACTCATGTCCACACCCATCTCACGAACAGCTCTTTGCAATACATCGATAGAATCTGTACGTTTAGCGGCAGATATTGCAGATACTAATGCATTATCTCTACTATTTTCAAATTCATATTGTAAACCTTTTGCTGCAGCTTCTGCTTGATTCTGTCCTTCTTGTACTTGATTAACAAAATTTACTATTTTATGTTTAAAGTTTCTTTCTTCTGTTTGTTTGAAGAAAGTATTTAAATATTCTATGTCTTTATCAAACTGTTTTTTAACAGCAAGTACAGGATTATCTCCAGGAGTTTTTGCATATTGACGCTCACTCATTTTGTCAGAGATACCTTCTAATGCTTTTGTTGTAACATGTACAGGTAATCTAACAAGTGTTCCTGTTAATGCACCCATCAAGAATGTTTTTAATCCTTGTTTACTTATCTCATCTTCAAATGCTTTACCAAATGATTCACTTAGTATAGAATTAGATTTCTGATACTGACCAACATAATAGTCTTTCCAACCATTTGCTGATATACCTTGCATGTTTTCTTGTAAACCTTCTACAAGTTCAAACCTTGCCATGTCTTTAAAGAATGCTTTACCTACTTGATAGGTTGCTTCTTTTTTACCAAAGTCTTTTGCTATTTGTCCAGTTACACCATACGCTCCAGCAAATCCTTTTTTGTAAAATTTCTTTAATCCATTCTTTTCTACTAGTAATAAGTTATCTTTTGTTGCTTCTACCAACTCACGCATAGTTTTGTTTGCTGGTATAAACTTATTAAACATATTACCAAACTGTAACTTGTTAGTTGCCAGTAAGATAGCCATGTTTGTTTTGTAATTAGCTCCACTTGAATCCATTGAGATTTTTCTCATTTCTTCAAACTGAACTTCATTAGGATCATCACCATTATTACTATTACGATGATCTTCAATAAGTTTGTTTAATGTATCACCATAAGAAGACACTGCTTCAAAAGATGATTCTGTCGCAGACATATTTAGTTCTTGTGCAACACGTCTAAGACCTTGTGCACCTATACCAATAAGTTTACCAGTAGAAAGTCCTGCTTCTACACCAGCTGCAACTCTTTCACCATATCGTATACCACTACCTAGTAATGGTAATCCTCTTGCAACATTGCCAGTTAACTCAGCAATGCTTTTTGATTTCATTATACCTGGCAAATTACCACTAAATACAGTAAACGTATCATTTAATGCTTGACGTGCAACAGAACCAGATACATTTGCAATTTCTGATGCTTCTCCTATTTTGTTTAATAATCTGATTTCTTCTGCAGATTTATTACCTAACGTAAATCCTTGTGCAACATCTCTAAAAATATTTGTTTTTGTTGCAAGTGCTTCTGCAGATTCTCTTGCACCAACTTCTAGTGCATCCTTTCCCATCATTCTTCCAAATCCTGCACCAATTTTTGCAAAGGTAGGAGCAAATAATGCTGCGCCCGCACCACCTTCAGGAAGTGTTAATCCTGTAATTAATATGTCTGCTGCAATTTCTAATGATAATGCACCAAATGTTCCAAGCATAAATCCACTACTACCTATAAATTCTGATATGGTTCCTTTAGTAAATATGCTATCTTGATCTTCAGGTGTTTGAAATACAAAGTTTTTTTGTGCATCTTTTTGGTCTTGATAATACTGTTGCATCATCTCATCTTCAGATGGCATAAGTAATGACATATCCATGTTTGCTATTGCAGAACCTATTCTACCATAACCAATAAAGTTTTCTTTAAATGCTGCACCAAACTTACTTGACATAGAATCAAATCCTTTTGCAAGAGCAGTACCCCATGTTTCTTCTTTTAATGCTCTGTCAAAATTGGTAGAATCTAATGGGTTAAATCCACTAGCATTAAATGATTCTTGTTGTGTAAAATTTGCAATAGTATCTGCATCCTGATATCTTACCCCAGGTGACTCTTGATAAGTCATAGAATCAATAAGAGACTTTCCAGGATTTATTTCTCGCGCAAGTTGTTGGGCACTTGCATTTTGTGCGTTACGCATTGTTTCTGCAAATGATCCATCACCAGGACCAGTAGGTATATTTTCTGGTACTATATTGGTGTTATTTGCTTGACTTTGTGATGACATTATTGAGGCAAAATCCTGTTGTTGATTTGCATCTGTAGCGTTTAATGATGCTGCTTCTAATTCTGTATTTTCTGCCATGATTTATTTTTTCTTTTTTTGATCATCATAATATGCTTTTAAAAAACCCAAGTAATTATTGTAATCTGTTTTAATGTTTTTATCAAGTGCTAAAATACTATCAATATCATCAGGTCCTGTCATTGGTAAAAACTCAACATTTGAACTAACCCACTTGTCTGTTTGAGGATCCTGAAATTTTGTACTATATGAAACAGAGTAGTTACCATATTTGTCATAATTACCAGTAGCAGTAAAATCAAATCCTGCATCTTTGTATACCTTTTTAGCATTAATAGTAGTAGTTGGATTTTGAAACAAAGAATTAAAATCTCCAATAGAAGTATTATTCATTGTAGATTCACTTACATTTTTCTTAAGTCTTGACAATGCTGGATTTGTGTTTATAGTATTGTAAGGTAATGTAATTACTAATGGTACTGTTGCAGTTTTAGGATTATCATTTTTATTTCTAACAGTAATTGTAACAACCTTTGCAGCAGGATTACTACTAATTTCATATTCATTTCCTAATGCGTCTGCTTTTGCTGTGTTATTCATAGAAGCAAACTTGGTAAATACTTCAGGATTATTTGAATTTTTTGCAGCAACTGAACCAAATATGTTACCCCATTCATCTGGAGTTACACCAGTATTCATTCTTGTAAAAGTAGTACCTGCTGTTCTACCTTTAAACTCTGGTGTTATTATGCGATCTAATCCTGCTCTTTGTTGTACTGATAATCTAGATAAATCAAATATTGGATAATTTTTACTTGTTTTTCCCATTACTTTTACTTTACCTTCATACATCTCTTTTACAGTTCCATCAGGATTCATTATTGCTTTTGCAATATTTTCATAATTCTTTTCTAACTGTGCTTTCTGAGAAATTGTTTGATCAAATTTACCTAACATATTACTAAGCGTATATATCTGGTCTTTATAATTCTGAGCACTTCCTTGTTTTGAAAGTGTTGGAAGTAATTTTCTTGCTTTGTTATGTATACCAAGAGCAACAGCATCAATCATTGTTTGTGCAACTTGTGCTGTTTTAGGATCAACTACTTGTACACCAGCGTGTCCACCAAGAATACCAAATAATTTTTTATCAGGTTCAGTAAGTTTTTCTTGACTGCCATTAGCAATTCTTTTTACTTTATCCATTACTGAATAAAACTTACCAGAATTTGCAGCACCTACAACAATGTTTAATACACCTTCTTTAGGATCAAATGCATCAGAAAATATTTCATTACGATTTTTGTTTAATGAATCTAATACAATATCTACACCAGGAACAGCATCTGCTTGTGGAGTACTAGGATCAAAATCTGCTTGACTAGTACCTATAATACTACTACTAGGTAATTCACCTTTTGCAACTGCTTGTTTAATTTTTAATTGCATATCATCTACATGAAATCTTTCATCTTGTGCCATTTTTTTTGCAGCAAGATCTGCTTCTTGATTCATTTTTGCATATGCAAGACTCTGATCCATTTTGATTTTGTACAAACTCATCTGAACATCATCTTGGTCAATCTCAACTTTTGCAGTTACATTTGCATAATTCTTACCCCAGTCTAATGCAGTTTTTATCATTGCATTATTCTTATAAAGATTGTGTAAATTATTAGCAATATATTCATAACCACCATTAGTTACATCAGCAACATCTTTATCAGCATTTGCACTAATCTTTTCAAGTTCTTCTTTTTGTTTCATCAAATCATCATAGTACACTTTTTTTATTGCAGGAACTCCATCAGGATATTCTCTGTCAAATACTTCAAGTTTTTCTTTAACGTCTGACAATCCTAAGTTTGTTTGTGTTTGCACTTTTGTTGCTTCTGCAACAGTAGGTTGTTCAATTTTTTTTGCAAGATTCTGTAACGCTTGGTCTCTAGAAACTTTAGTAGTTTCCATTTCCTGTTGTATATCATTTTCAGCATTCATAAAACCCATTACCTGCATTTGGTCATTAAATCTGCCATCATTTTTTATTTCTGACATTGCCCATTGTGCAAATGATGGAGCAACATCTGCTCCATTAGTTTTTTTAATTTTGTAAAAACCATGTAGTTCATCTCTAACAATTATAGCATCTATCTTTTTTGCACGTTCATCAAGAAAACCCATCACATCTTCAAATGGTACAAAGTTTCTTGGTTGTGCTTTTAGTATACTACCATCACCACGTTTTGAATTCTTTAGTTCATTAATACCATAGTTCATGTACGCCATACTATAATCATTTGCAAGTGCTCTCTGTTTAGGATCATCACTTGCTTTTAAATTATTATACTTGCCTATTTCAGTACCATAGTATTTTGTAAGTGCAATATCGCGACCAAACTCTTTATCTTGTGTAATAGGATCTACAATAGAATTTGCAGTACTAATGTTTGCAGGATTTGATAAATCTAGATTTGAAATGTCTTTTAATGAACCTTGTATTTTTTTAAATACTTGTTTACGATATTCTTCATTAGAAGTAGAAGTCAATGGGTCATTTAATGCAGAGTTAACTATGTTTTTTACATAACTAAATCCACGATCATATTCACCTTGTTTGGTTCCTAGTACTTGTGTAAGAAAACCATAATCTGGTTTGAACATATTTCCCTGTGGAAACTCATCAGTAACTCCCTTTATAAATGTTGCCATGTTTATCTATTATATAAAATATTAATCTTCAAAAAAGTACAATGGTAATGCACCAAAATCAACTACTGTTCCACCATATTTTTTTATGTATCCACCGTATTTTCCTACTCTTTGTGGTATTGCTTGTCCTGCTGCAACTATATCACGCATATTATTTCTTTGTGATGAACCTGTTCCAGAACCTGATTTACCAAGTTGACGTAACACTGCTTCGTGCGCTTGGTCAGAAGTCATTCCATTATTCATGTAGTCTTTTTTCATTGCTGCAAATTGAGGACCTGTAACATAACCATTACCAGATGCTACATCATTTGGATATGCAGCATTTTGATATGGATCATATAAAAGATTACCATTCTCATCGTATGCCTCTCTACCTTGAGTAAAGTTAACATTACCATTTATACGATTAAATGCATACTGAGGAAACATACTTTCTAATTGATTAGTACGTTGCATATTAGTTGTACCATTATTAAACGCATCTATTACACCCCATTTTAAATCTCTACGTGCATTGTCGTATTGTTGATTTGCTGTTGCAGATTCTGCAAGATATTTTTGTTGAGCATTTGCATTCAAAAGTCTTTCTTGATTTACAATTTGCGCATTTCTTGGAAGTGCTTGATTAACAGTATTAACATTTCTATTTTCTACAGTACCAATAGTATTTGCAATTTGTCCAAGTCTTTGATTGGATTGTCCTACCATAGATGCACCTGCAACATTACCAGCAGTTGAGTTATAAGCACCTTCTCTTGTAGCTGCTGCATCTTCTTGTAGTGCTGCAATTTGTCTAGCAGGATCTTCTAATACGTAAGGAGAAGTTTCAAGATTTACTTTTGCTAATCCTGGACCATACTTGCGCGCATCATCAGTCATTTTACCAGCAAAATAAACCTGGTCTTGTAACCACCATGGTTTTCTTTCTTGTGGTCCCATCTGATTTTCCATAACAGGAATATCAAACTCTTGTTCTGCAGCAGGAGTGGTTTTTACAACTGGTGCAGGTTTTTTACTGATACCTGGTAAGTTATAATTTTCAACACCTGGTACTAACGCACCTTCAATACCCATGTCAATGTACGGTTTGTTTCCAGAAACTGTTCCGATAGCAGCATTTTCATATTCTAACAAATGTGTCATTGCTGGATTTGCTTTACCTTTTCCTGCAATCTGATCTTGTCTCCATTTAGCAGCACCACCTGGATATGCATTAATTGCATCTGCGTGAATCTTCATGTATTCATCTAGTCCTCTTGTACCAGGTTTTATATCTTTATATAAAAATCCTGATTCTGGATCTATTTTATAACCTGTCTGAGAAGTTTGTGGTCCAACTGTTTTTTCTTTGTATCTAAGATCTTCTGGTAGATAACCAAAGTTATAACCTTTGTCTTGAACAGTTTTTGTCAGGTCAGCATCTTCAACATCATATAAAATTACTTGTCCTTTTGTACCATCACTATACACAGGTCTTTTGTTACCTGTCTTATTAGAGTACTCATATCCTACAACTGTTTTACCAGAACCTTGTACAGTACTTGGTACACCAGGTTGTGTTCCTTGATGTTTAGGTAAATACAATCCACCATCTGCAAACTCTTCATCTGTATAAATAATATTATTATTAGGATTTGATGATTGCGCAGCTGCTTTTACTGGTACTTTAGATGCAACAGGTTTAACAGCATTGGTTACAACAGGTGCAGAAGCAACTACTACTTGTGGTTGTTTTACAGTGGGAGCATTTTCTTTTACAACAGTTCTGACATTTCTTTCTTGTGCTGTACGAGTTGTATCAATTGGTGTTGGAGCATAAACACTTTTAACTTTTGGTTGTGGTGTTACTTCAACATTTGTATTTTCATTTTCATCAACTGCATGTAGTCCTGCTTGACCAATTCTACTTGCAATTGAATACCCTTTTGATAAAAGTTGTTCAAATGGTATTTTACCAATATATTGTGCTAGAAATTTACCAGCTTGTTTTCCATATTTTGCAGTTAATTCAGCAGCTTGTGCAACGTATGGGGCTGCTACTTGTACTGCTTTACCAGTAAGTTTTACTGCACCTTTTCCTAATGCTACAGGTATTTCTGGATATATCATTGGATCTGTTGCAACATCTCCCCAGAAATGTTGAGTATCAGATACTGGTGAGTATCTTGATTTAGTATCCATGGGAGACTCATAGTAACCAGTTAACAACGAGTTAATACCTTTTTGAGGAAGAGTAAACATGTTAGCAGCATAATCAAGTACACCACTAGAACCATTAAAAGGAATAAGTTCTTTTAATGCTTGTTTCATTCTTGGATCATCATCAGGATTATTAAGACTCTTTTTGAAATCAACACTACTCCAGTTTTCTCCAACTCTATCCCAATATCCTGTTGATGTATCTGGACCAACTTTATATGTATTTGTTGGTATGTATGGTTTTTCTTTTGCTACTTTTTTCTTACCAGGTAATTTTTTAGTTTGTGGTTGTTTGGTTGTACCAGCTCTCTGATAGTATGCACTACCACCATAACGCATCTGACCTTCTTCTGCAGCTTCTTGTCCTTCCATCATTTCTTCTGGAGCACCTTGTTCTTGACCAGGTGCTTGTTGTCCTTGTAATCCTGCCATAACAGATTCTGCAATTGCAGGTATACCATCAGGAAATCCTTTCATAGATTCTTGTACCAATGCAAGCATACCAAGTTTCTCTAAATTGTTTTCTAACATTTTAGATGCAGTACGTTTACTTATTTGATCATAATTATTATCCTTTAGAATATTCATATAGTTATTCATAGGATACTTATTTGCAATTTTTGCAGGAGTTACACCACCTTTGTCAAAACTAGTAATACCAAATATAGAAAGTACTTCTGGATCTTTAATTTTTAACTTCTTTGTATCAGAGAATATAAAAGAACCTGGTGCAACATTAAGAGGTACTCCACCTCCAGTATGTCTTTTACCAACAATTTTATTATGTTCTAAAAAACCATCATTGTTTATATCACCAATTACAGTTTCACCACCTTCAGCTTCTATATTTGCTTCTTCACGTGGTACTGCACTGATAGTGTTTTTGACATTACTATCTTGGTTAATTGGATTTACTTTAATGTATAAATCATTTCTATCAACTAAACTATAGTTACGTTGATCACCATTTTTTGGTAGTTGTTTTATTCTAATGTTGTACATAAACTTTTGAAGTTTAAAGTTAAAAATGATAAATCTCTTACATTTAGAATTTACAAATATAATTTGTTTTTTCCTATTTTGTTACAGAGTTTGTTATTAATTGATGAATTCAATTTCTGCACCATCTTGCATAAGTTGCAATAGTTCATCTTCTGATACTTGATATTCACCACCTTGTGCAAATGACTTTTTCATAAAACCACCATATCTGGCACTTTGAATAGGTGTTGTCATACCTGGTTGGAAATTTTGAGATGGTCCAACATTAAGTGTGTAATCACCAAATGGATTTGGACTATTATACGCCATACCAAAATCAGTATTTCCAGTACGTCTTAACATGTCTTCATATTCTCTTTGTTGTTTTTCCGCTTCTCTTGAACGAATAGTATTGGCAAATGCACCTAACCCTGCTAGTGATTTTTGTGCATACTCCATTCCATTAAAAGAGTTGTTATTTATGTTATTATTTCTTCTTGCATCACGAATATATTTTTTCTCTAAAGGATTTGTCTCATAAAGATCATTAGGTTCTTCTGTAATTAATTGCTGTTCATCTAACATGTATTGGTCAGGTACATTATTATTTCCTTGCATTGGCGCAAATTGTGATTCATCAATAGTAGAATCTTCATTAGCAGGAATTGCAGGTTTTGGAAATTGTATTTTATTGTTATTAAAAGCATTCAATTGATTGCTGGTCATGTTATCTGTATTGAACGGTTGTCCAAAAGAACGTATAGCATTATTATATTGATTATATGCATCAGCACCTTGCGCTCTTGCAGAAGCATCTACTGTTGTATTTTGTGGATATTCATTTGGATCAGGTGTGTTATTTTGTTGTGCGTATGGTGGTCCTTGAGGATTACTAAATCCAAACTGTGCTTGTGGTAAAACACCACCATAAGCAGCAACCATAGAATCATACTCACCATTGTACTGTGGTTGTTTTGTAAAATCAGTATTTCTAATTTTGTTATAGTTTATTGAAGGAGCAGGTGTAAGGTTTGGAGCAGGAATATTATTCATATTATTAATATTTCTATTTCTGTTATAACCTAAGTCAGTACTAAAGTCCACAACATTTCCTAAACTGTTATTTGTATTTTGTAAAATATTACTACCAGGTTTTATTTTGTTACCAATCCATTGTGCAGCTTTACCATATCCTAAAGCAGCACCTGCTGTAGCACCTACAAGTCCTAGTACACCAGAAGCGTCATTTAACAGTTTTCCAAATGGTCCTTTTCTTTCTGAAGTAAGCGCGTTGATTGTAGGATTAATATATGGAATACCTTGTCCAAATCCAACTGCACCACGTGCACCATAAGCACCACCACCTTGATAAGACTCCATCTCTTGAGACTCATCATTATCTGCATATGACATTGGAGCTTCTTGTTGCTGAGGTTCTTGCATTTGTTGTTGTTGCATTTGTCCAGCACCTTGTTGCACTTCAGCAACCATAGTCTGAATTGCTTGTTGCTGACCATTCTCATCAAGTTCCTGTAATTTTTGTACAATCATTTTGGGATCAACACCATGTATCTTTGCATACATAGTAATTAACTGCATGATCTGTTCTTGCTCTCCTCCTTGTTGTGCTTTATGTAAACCACCATGTTCTAAAACAGTTAATGGATTAGTAAAGTATTCGTATGGTAATACAAATTTATTTTTTTCGCATTCTGTACACTTCTTATTCATAACACAAATTTTTAGTTACATGTTTATTATCACATGATTACATTACTAATTTACAATTTATTTCTTGGATTTATTATGTTTTCTCTATAATATTCATCAAAGGGTACAGGACCTCCTACCACTTTTCTTTTCATAAAATCTATAACAGTTTTACCAGGTGCAAGATATTTTGCCATTGATTGTTCATGTGGTAACTTGTTATTGACATTTGCATATAACATTCCTCCTAGTTCTTGTATTGCCATTCTATCAAATCCTGTCATATCACTGTAAGGACTTGACAAGTCACCACCATTTTTTTGTTGTTGTAATGTTGCTGCTCCTACTGCTGCAGGAACCATTGCACCAAGTCCTATTTTATTTAAAGATTTTAATAATGCATTCATATCAAAATCTTCAACTTTTACTCCTTTTAAATATTCATGTCCTGTATTCATTAAACTTTGCAGTTTGTTTTTGATTTCAGGAATATCTTTTTCTGTATAAACTCTGTTTCCTTTTATATCACCAAGAGATGCTCTTAATTCATTTTGTACTGCAAATGCTTCTTCAGCAGGCATTCCAAAATCATTATTTTTTATCATAGGTTCCCAAGCTGCACTAGCAATTTTTTCTTCTTGCGGAGTTGCTTTTAATCTTATAGATCTACTATGGGTTGCTTCATGCATTGCATCAGTATAAGCAGATGTTGTTGGAATATTTGATGTATTTGCTCTAAATTTATCAACCATTACTACGTCATTCATATCCCCATGATTATTTGCAAGATAGTTACCTCGTGAATTTCCTAACTGTTCTGTTACATTTTCAGGATAATCTAAATTACCATTGTTTCTAAATGCCTGATATTCATTGTTTAACACAGGATCATCAATAAATCTTGCTTGTTGATTAGAAACATTAAATTCTTGATTAGGTCTAAACTCTTGTAATTTTTGTCTATTAAAAGGTGAGTTTGAAAAAGCTGTAGCATCTGCATTAGCTCTTGCTAACTCTTGTTCTGCAAGTAACGCTTCTTTTTGTAAAAATGTAGGCGCAGATGATGTTGATATAACAGGTGCTTTTTTACCAAATCCAAACAAGTTTAAATCTATATTACTTGCATTACCCATATTTCTTTTAGCATTAAATGCTGTTATATATGGATCTTCTACATATGGTGTGTATGTGTTTATATTTTTAGGTGCAGGAATAACATTACCATTAGCATCATAAAATATTGTATTTTCTAATTCTTTTGCAGCAGTATATTTACTACCCATAACATTTCTAAACACTTCTTCTTCTCTACTAATACCTGCTTCTCCTACCTGAGAAAGATATGGTTCTAATCCTTTTGCAGATTCTGCTACATATGGTCGATATTTACCAATTGATTCAGCAATTGAAGGAACTCTGTATTCTCCTGTAAACGGTAAAACTGTTTTTGAGTTTACAAACTGATTTGCTGCGGAACCAAGTTCTGTTAATGCTTTTTTAACAGGTCTTGCTACATATCCTAATGCTTGACTAACATAAGGACTTATTACTTCACCTACTGCACCTGCTACCAGTGGTTCACCAATTGCTTCAACGTAAGGCGTATACGAGTCTTCTTGTTGTGCTCTCAAAGGTGCTTGACCTAGATTTGCTGCCATTTTACCAATCCAACTTGCAGGATTTATGTAATCATCAACCACATTAGGTTCATCAGAAACTCTAAATTGTGATTCTAAACCTTTTGCAGATTCTGCTATGTTTTCTCTTGTCCAGTTTTCAGGATTTAAAGACACTGCAAACTTTTGATTTAAAGGATTTGCACTAGATTTTTTTCTATCAATACCTCTTTGTACACCTGGAACATTTTGTATAGTTCCTTGTTTATCAATTAATGCTTGTACTCTTCTTTGTTCTATCTGTTGCGGTGTAAGTTGTATACCTACTTTTGGTTTAAAGTTAGGTGTGTTATCTTTAGTAGCAACTGCTATCATTCTTTCATCTCGAGGTACTATTTTACCAAGTTGTGCTTTTGGTAATTGATTATTAGAAAGAAACTTTTCTAAAATAAACATGTTTCCTTGACGTGCCATAGTATTATCTTTTCTTTTTAGGTTTAACAGTTACCTCATTAAGTTCCATTGCACCATCTTCATTAGGTGTCATTTGTCTATACAAATTATTTCTCCAGTTTTGTTCTACTTTGTAAGGATAACTTCCAGGATCTCTTTGGTATTTTTGTCTCATTTCATCTTCACCACTTTCTGTAAATGCACCTTCTGTAAAATTACTCATTGTTCCTTCATTAAATGGTATATAATCATCATCATTTTCCCAAGTAGTTCCAGATGCAATAGAAGAGAATTGATTTCTTAAATAAGGAGAATATCTACCAACACCATCATCTAATGCATTGCTATTAACATCAGTATATAAATCATCTGTTTGGAATCCTCCAGATGTTGTACCATCTGCATTGACCATCTCTGGTCTAGTAAATCCAAATAAGTTTTTACTAAGTTTATTTTGTTCACCCCAGTTCTCTAAAACTTGTTTATCTTGTAAATCCATTGCAGTCATAAGAGGTAATACTTTTTCCATATTATACAAATCATTTGGTGATTGTATACCAAACTTTTGTTTTAACTCAGTAGGAATACTATTAAACTTAATCTGTCCAGGTCCTACTGATAATCTTTTACCACCACCTACTGATGTTAAAACACTTTCTGCAATGTTTTCTGTAAGTGAACCTAATCCTTTTCCACGTGATGTAGTCCAGTTGTTTTCAGCACCTAGTTCACCAAATACATTTAGTAATGAATCTTGTATTTCTTCTTTAGACTTACCTGTCTTCTTAACAAGATCATTTACTTTATCATTATCATTTGCAAATAATAAAAACTTATCCATAACATTTTTAGTAGTGTTATTGTAGTTTTTTGCATTAGGTGATATACTCCATTTATATGACGCTTTAGATGCAGATTCTTTTTTTACAAAATCTTTTTTGTCTTCATAGTTTTGTTTTTCTTCAGGTGTTAATCCTAGAGGATTTGCATCATTGTATGGATTAACTTTATAAATAGATGCAGAAGGTTCTGTTGATGTTCTTGCACGATCAAGTAAATCTGCTACATCACTTTCAGAATATGTTCTTTCTGTTTTCCAAAAATTATCAAAAAATCTAAGTTCACCATTTGCATTTTTACCTAAGTAAATCTGAGCGTGTCCTGGATAAAAATTACCTTGTTCATTTTTACGATTGTTACGTTGCAACATATCACCTGGTTCAAGATTAGTTATGCCTTTAACACCATATCCATTGTTTGCAGTAAATCCATACTCTTTTGCATTCTTAGAAAAACTAGTGTTAGACCAATCTATGTTTTTCATTACACCTGCTTCTTTGTACACATCACAAACTCCACCAATACAACTGTTAGCAGATTGGTCAAGTGCTACTGCAGCTTTTTTTAAATCATCAGGTACAGCAATATACTTACCAGTTTTGATTCTGTCTTCTGCAATTTGCACAACTCGCTGTGCCATTTCTTTAGTGTGAACATTTCTGTCAGAAGGATTAATAACTTCTACTTCTGGTGGTGCCACCATGCTATCCTGTCTTTGTTTTTTTAGTATTTTTTCTATTAATGCAAGATTCTGTTGCATAGAACCATCTGTTAATCCTTGTGCTCTAGCAGTACTCCATGGTTGACCTGTTAGTTTTGTGTATTGTTCTGCTACACCATTTCCTGTTGTACCACCAATGTCATAACGCTGGTGTTCACCACCATATTTGTTAGGAGAAACTGTTTTAAAAGCATCAACACCTCCAAAGCTTTCCATATTACCCATTCTATTTAAAAGATCAGGTGTCAATATTTCATCACTCATAATAAGAGATTTCAAATAATCAGGATTAGCAGTTCTAACTTTACCTGTTCTTTCGAAAATTGTATTATTCATTTGATTTTGAAAATCTTGAGCATCAAATGCTTTTGCATTATTCCAGTCAGAAGCCAGTGTTTTTTTAAACATTGTTGGATTTGTAATATCTTGATGTCCAATATCGCCAAATAAACTTAATTTAGATTTAGTATTTTGATATTGCTCAGGAGTCATAAATTTTTCTTGAAAACTGCGAGGTACTAGTTCAGGAAATTTTTTGTCAAATACTATATCAGCATCACTTAAAGGATATTCATCTGCAAATTCAAAATACTTATTCCAATAATTTTTTTCTTTTGCTATTTTATCAGCAAGTTCTTTGTCAGTATAAAAATCTTTTTCTGCAACTAATGGTTTTTTACCATATGTTGCTTTAACAATTTGTTCATCAACTGCATTGTTAAATGGTTCTACTTCTGAAATACCTCCTTTGTTTGGTAACTCATCCATATATTTCCATTCACCTGTTGGAAAATTTTGTGTAGCATTACTATCATAAAATACTTTCTCACCGTCAATATTTTCAATAGCATTTGCAAAATCATCTCCTATTTTAGGTATTTTACCTTTGACCATTCCTTTTGTAAAAAACGGTAGTTTTCTTAAAGAACCTAATTTTGAAAGAGCTTTTTCTTTTGTTAATATTCCTGCACCAATTAAGTTTGCAGGATCTGCAAAAACATTTAAAAGAGTGTCATCAAGATTTCTACCAAATGCACTAGGACTATCAAACCATCCTTCCTTGGTATTATGTCCCCATGCTTCAGAAGGATCTTGAACTTTACCAGTTGTTGCATAAGTAAGAGCATGCTGTCCAACAGATGCAGGGTATTTTACTACACTACCTATTGCTCCTAATAAACCATCATCTGCATTATCTTTTAAATACTTATCTCTAGACTGTTCCCAGAATCCTCTAGGTCTTTTATAGTTATTCTGTATAGTAACTTCATCAAGTAGTATTGGAGAACGTTGTCCATCTTCTGTTACAACCTCACCTCTGTTATATGCTTTTTCATATTCTGGTGTACCATATTTTACTGTTCCTGCTTTTTGATACTTATTACTAACAGACATTACATCTGCATTCTTAAACCAGTTACCTGTGTAGTTTCCACCATTTTGCATTATCTTATTTTCATTACCACATTTGTGACAAGTACTAACATCATTACCACCATCTGCAGCTTTCCATAACCAACCACAATTAGAACACTTAATAGTCTTATTAAGTAATCCACCATACTTTGCAATAGGCATTTCAGATTGATCATTGTTCTGAGCAATGTTATTCATTAACCATATAAGATCTTCATCAGAATAATTTTCTAATGCTCTGTTTTTACGACCAGTATTTTTTAACTGATTAAGATGTTCTTGTGTAAACTCTTCATAACCAGGATTATAGATACCAAGTTTTGCAGCTTCATATTGTAATGCTTTTTGATCAGCATAATTTTCATCTGCTCCTCTTGACATTTTATTATTTTTGTTTCTTGATTGTAGTTCATTATAATCATATTGATTATAATATGGTACATTACTTCCAATGATAGAATCACTTGAGTCTAATACAGAATGTCCAAACTCATGTGCAAGTACACTGTCATTATCATTTGGTAAAATAGATTTATCTTTTGTAACCCATTGTTTAAGATCTCTATTAGGTGAATGATGTATAGTATTACTACCAGTATTATAATAAGAACCATCTCTATTTTCATCAAGTTTGTATTTAGTTCTGTTTACATTTGCTTGTCTTCGTTCTAATACTTTCTCAACATCTTTGTAACCTGACTTTTCTAAATTCTCTTTATATAAAGGTGATTCTATATATTTATTAAACCATGTTTTTACATTATTAAATTCTTCTTGTGGTCCACCTTCTTGAGCAATAGGCATTTCTACTACACGCGTACCAGGATACTGATATTTTTGTCCAGGAAACATTTGTTGCTTATTACCAAATTCATCCATACCTATAAGAGGAGTACTTACGCCTTGCATAGTTATAGATGTACCTTGTGGTGTACCATAAATAGTATTACTAGGATTGTTTCTGTAAGGAGAATCATCCTTGTAACCTTGCATAGAAATATCCTGTTTTACTTTTTCATTTTGTCCAGTTATGAACTTCATCAAAATTTCTCTATTACCACTCATTATCTTGGACTTATTAAATATTTATTATTCACAAATTTAAGAATCATTTTCTTATCTGCACTAACAGTTTTACGTAAAATTACTTTGTTACCATAGTGTCTGAACTTTTTATGTTCCAGTGGACTCTTTGCATAATTCAAATATGCAGCATTTAAATCTTTATGATATCCATCTGGTTGTGTAATCCACATAGGTATTGTGTTACCAGTAAACTCTCCTCTGTCATTAGTAACATCATAAAACTGATTGAATCTAAACTTGTTTTCTTCTTTACTAAATAGTATATCAATTGAATCTATGTTAACTACTGGATAGTTTAATAATGCAAATGGATTATTTTTTGGTTTTACATTTAGTTTTAACAGTCCACTATTTTGTTCTGAGTTATAAATAATTGCTCTGTCAAAATTTACATCAAGAACATGATTAAAATCTTTACCATTATTATAATACTTATACGCATCAAGAGTGTACTCAAAATTTCTTAACGTGGTAATTGTATTTGGTGTAACAACAGGATACTCAACTTCCCATGGATAATCATCACCATAGTAATTTGCAAAACTATCTGTTCTTACATTGTGTCTCCAAATTTTTGTTACATCTTCCTCTTCTTCAACAAGTGTTTTAATAGTAAGAAAATGATTGTAAGATGGTATTAACCATTCAGGATGCCAGTCATGAAATGATAACCATATTTTTAGTTTTGGATCATAACTAATAGTCCATTCTATTTTTTCAAATGCTGCTGGATTATCAAATGTATATGTTGTAACTACATCATTAATGTTAGTATAAAAAGTATTGTTAAACTCATTATACTGCAATGCTTCTATAAGTGGTTTATAATCTTTTTTAGTAAAATATAATAAATCATATTGTGAATCAAATATTGCTTGTGCAGAAATACCTTCTATAACATTATCGTATAGTTTATAGTTTGGAAACTTTTTTAACAATGGTGATGGTAAGTTTTCTAAGAACCAGTACTTCATATCGTTTTTAGATATTTCATCTAGTACACTTCCTGTAAAATTAATTATCTTACCAGTTTTCTGAGAAACCCAGAATAATCCATAAGGTGTGTTAACTGCAGATTTACTAGATATACATGTACCATATTCAAATGCGTCATCTGCATTAACAAGTGACTGCATGTTTTGCTGAAATAACCCTGCATCACCAATAGTATATTTTACACCACCTTGTGATTGGAAAGTATCAACACCCACAAATTGTGTTGGTTCAATATCTTCAAACAAAATAACAGCACCTTGTGCGTTTAATGTTTTTATAACATTTACTTTTCCTTCAAAGTCTCTGTAGTTATTCTGTAAATAATTTCTCCAGTTGTCGCGTTTAAGTCCTTCTTGTTGTTGTAATGAATACACAACTCTCCTTGGGTAGTATTGGAAACAACTTGTATAGATGGCAGGATCATAGTCCCTTGGAAGTATATTTCCCCAGGAAGCAAAGTTGCTGTACAACTTGGATGCGCTAAGTGATAAGTCATATTCATAGTATATTGGTCTTGTTATTAAATCACTTCTGAACATAGTATCTAAATCAGTAAATGAGTTACCAACAGAATCATAAAACTTTTCCCATGGTTCTTCACCATAATCTCTAAATGCAACATTCAATTCTGATTCTGTAAAGAAATCTCTTACACCATTAAATGATAAGTACATCCATGCATTATAAAAACTAAGACTAAATGCTGGAATACTACTTGTGTTAACTCTACCACGCTCATCTAATTTATATAAATCTGCAGGAGTACCAAAATTAAATTCTGGAACAATTAATAATTTCCATGTAATTGAAATGTTAAAATCAGATGAATCGTAAAGAGATGAATCTAACCAGTAAGTTGGTATTGGTCCATTACGATAATTATCATAATTCCATTCTGTACCATTTGGCACGTCTATTAACCATGTATTGTAAAAATAATAAACATTTTTTTCAGTATATCTGTTAATATAAACGTCACCTCCTAATATTTGTGAAGTCGCATGTTGTCTATTTACAGTACCAATAGTATTATATACACACGACTGCACAGGTATTTGAACAATAGCATGTAATTGACCATACTGATTTTCATAATCAACTTTTATGGCACCATAATATGATGCAACATTTCTAGTATAAATTTTTGAAATGCTACTTGGATCATCTAATAATGATTTTGATGAATCAATAGTATTTGTAAAGTTAATATCTGTTGTTGTTTGTAACGCAAGAAATTTATTTCTATTAACATTGTTTATTCTTTGTATACTATTAAAATCTTGTAATCCAGAACCAACATATTTTGCTCCTTGTGGTACAACAGGTCTTGTAATTGATGGTTGTAATGCGCTTGGAACATTTGTATTAACAACACCTGTAAAACTATTATAAAAAGCATGACTATTTAATTGTACAACATAATCTCTATATTTAATAACACCATATAATATGTCTATTAATGACGCCAATGTTTGTGTAAATACACTATTAGCTGCTGCTGCTGCTGCCCAAACTGAACTAATTAATCCAACAGCTGCTCCAAGACCAACTGCGCCTGAAAATGCAGCATTTGCTGCTGTAACAAGTTTACTATTAGTAATTGTATCTACAATGTTACCAACTCCCCCTTGTGTTGTTGTAGAAAAAGTATTATCATAATTAATAACAGGATTTCTAGTAATCATATTGGTATCACCTAAATAAGTTCCAGTACCTGATACCCAAGGAAGACTGATAGTAACCACATCTAATTCTCCTGAAGGTCCTGTTGTGTGTCCTGTAGTAGTAGATGATGTTGCTTGTTCTCCAAACAATGCTAAAACAGCAAGTCCTGTTGCATATGCTACAGAAGATGTAAATGCACCTTCGTTTATAAATTTAAATTTAGGATGTTGATAAGGTATTATACCATATATATTTGCATTACCAGTTTCTTCTGTATATAATTTTACATGACCTCCAGAACCCATGTATGGTCTTACTAAATTATTTTCAGGTGCATGAAATGAAAATATATTTTTTTGTACTTGTAAATTATTTACTATAGTGTTAGTTAAACTGCAAGGAGCTTGATTTAAACATCTACCTGTTAAAAATGGATCGTCATTTACATCATTGTAAGGATAATTCTGAAATAATCCTTTTTGTGATGTTGTATTTTGAAGATCATATTGTATCATGTTATTAAACATACCTTTTGCAAGAATGCTTCTATTTCCTTCGCGTGAACCACGTAAGATTTCATAACCTACAATATCTAAAATAGGATTACCACTAGTGTCAACAGGATGTGATATATTAGAAAACTCAACTCCTAGTATATTTATTTTATCACCTGTTGTATTATGTATGTGAGTAGTTTCATTAGAAGGCATCTTGTGATGTCTAATAGGTTTATTACACAAATCTCCCCATATTTCTGGATGATTATTTGGATACAACTCAGTAGATTCCCAGTATGCCATGTTACCACGTAAGTTGACAATACCACCATCTATTCTAGCGTAATTTGGCATACTTGTTATTGTAGAAGTATCATATACTTGCCATGTTTTTCTACGTGTCTGATCAATTAAATCAGGATTAGTTATAGGTAATAATGCAAGATCACTTGTAACTGCTTCTCTACCAGGTATATGAAATGATGCAGATCTTGCACCTGTTTTATATACCCATCTGATAAAGAAAGGATAAACTTCATCTCTATAATAACCAACTTCATGACCACCATCCCAGTAGTAACTTGCAGGATATTCTATAGACACCCAGTTACATTCTATCTGATTTGCTAGTGGTTGATAATTAAAAAATGGTTGAGTAGTTACACTTGAGCGTATCAAGTATCCACTTACATTAAACATTTTTTCACTTTTCTCATATATAACTTTTTTAATAGGTATAAGAGAAAGATCTACAGTAATAAGAGATGCATTATATAAATCTAAATGTACATTTGTTTGATTAATAGAATAGTATCCAATTTTCTTTGCAACAGATTGTTGATTAATAGTAGCAATAATAACCAGTTCATATTCTTCAAAATTCTGATCAAGATTGTCTAATGTTATATTAATTGAACCACCCATTCCAGTGTGATCCCATAATGTCTGTGCATTACTAGGCATACTATAATCAGTAAGTTTAACACCGTTCTCAGAATATGCAATAACTGCTTGATAAGAACCATTGTTTAATTGCCCACTACCTTTTGATTTACGTACTGTGACACATGGTTGTTCAACTAATGGATGTAATCTTAACTCATCACAATCTAATCTATCTGTACATATTTTTTCACCACATGCATCAGGATCAGGAATTGTTTGGTTTACTTCTTTACATATTGTACCAGCAGCAGAAACAGAATAACCATCTGCCATATTATCAATATCAATACTTCCTTCTAATGCACATATAGTAACACTTTGTCCATAGTCCATGCTTAATACTTGCAGAATATTACCATCAACATCTGTATAATAAATACCAGTATCTATAACAGGCATAGGTGGTGTTTCAGGTGTAACAACAGGACAATTTACTGTATAATCCCACTCAGTACCAGTTGGTCCTGTGATTCTTATGTAACAAGTAGAAGTTGTTGAAAACTTATTAAATGTTAGTGACCCTGCTCCTGATACTGGTCCACCTGTTGTAACTGTTGGAGGATCTATTGCTGGATTAGCATCAAACCATATATCCATTCTATCTGTTATAGTATACATTTCATAATTTACAGTCACGACACCATACATTTCTCCAAGTGAATGTATAGTATTTGTAACACCTGGACCCCCAGAATTAGTTGCAACTCCACAAGGATTTGCAGAACTTGCTCTAGCAACAGTATAATTATTCCATGTTTTATTTACGTCTACAGTTTTTATAGAACATATATATGGAATTTTATTTGGATCCAGATTTAATACTCTATCTGGATTTCTATTATCTTGCCAGTATGCAGAATAAGAACAATCATAATTTTCTTTAACTGCTCCTGTAATTAAATTATAAGTACTAAAATTTAAACAAGTATCTCTAATAAGTTTTGTATATGAACAAGTAGACTCATCAAATATTCCTATTTCTGATGTACTATTATCTGTACTATATACTACCCATTCAGTTTTAAGTTTATTTATAATACCTATTACTGTAAATGGAAAAGTAGCACATTCCAAATTTGACTGCTCATTACTGATTGTACCTACCTCACCATTATGAGCGTTGTTAATTGCATTAATTGCATTTGTCCAAACACCTTCAGGTATATATACATCAGTAGTATCCTTTAACATTCCTTTTGAGAATGCGTTAATCAATTGTGGAGTTCCTGTATTTTTAGTTTGTTCTGCCATGTCTTAGTACATATAACTTTTAAACATGTCATAATAATTATGATATTGTGCTCTTCTGTTCAAATCATGAAGTCTTCTCATTTCTGCAAAGTCAGGAGTATTAACAAATGACAATGCGTTTGCACGTGCACCACGCAGCTTCTGATCCATTAACTGCATATGATTGGATACATTCTCTCCACTCATAAATAAGTTCTCGTAAATGCGTTGTTTTATAGCGTATTCATAATACTCGTTACAGTATGGATGATCAAGAACTAATAAATTACCATCATCATCTTCCATAAGTGATTGATAGTTGATAAAAATTACTCCTTCATCAAAATTAGTATGCATAAATCCATTTTTAATATATGCGTCATATCTACCTCTTGTGTTTACATTAAAACAATCATCAGAAACAGATACTGATTTTTGCATTCTTAAAGGAATTAAAGTTTTACTATCAGTTCTTCTACCATTTGTTACGTAATGCACACGAGGTGTTCCATCAGCAGTACAGTCTAATAACGCAGGACAACTTCCTGAACCAGTACCCATAGTACTTATTTTAGCACCCATTATAATTACTTTTACATTAGGTATAGTTACTATTGAAGTTGAAAATAAACTAATGTTCTCAGAATCAATAATATTAATATCAAAATCTAGTGCAATACCATCACTATCAAATGCTTGTACAATAATATTTTGTGTATGCAACTGATGGTTAATAATGTTAGAACCTATTAAAATATCAACTATTGTTGTAGACTGGTTAACAAACTTATCTGCTAAAAAGTTTTGAGCAAGACTGACACCTTCTAATATACCTTCAGTATATGTTTTATTGTAACTAGGTATTTCTTCAGTGTAATGTTCTTCACAAACTAAACCAAAATTTAATACATAAAAGTCTTGAGGAAGTTTTCCTTTTCCTTTGTGTATTTCAATTGCTTTACTACGTGCTTGATTGATGCGCAATCCTAAATCATAATTTACACGCATTGCAACTTTAATAAGTTGTTGTGGTGCAATTAATCCTTCAAGATCCCATGTGTATAAATCAATTTTTACACTGTCTAGTAAATCATCGAATGTTCTATATTGAGGTTCAGTTAATGCCATTGTAATTATTAATTAATTATGTTTCTATTATCTTGTTGTGGATCTGATGGTACTGCCATCATTGCACCAAGATCTTTTATTACATTTTGTTCTATTTCTGAATATAAGTATTCTGGAATAGCAAAATTCTTATCTTGTATATAAATACAATCATCTGTAGTATCACAATTGTAACCACTTATATCACCTTCAAATACACCTTCAATTCTTACAGCATCCCATACAGTATTTGGAAAATAAATATGTCCATCTGAATACCAGTAGTATTTCTTTTTATTATACTTAAATGTCTTTTGATTAGACATTTTTTCAAATGTGTTAGGATAAGTAGGTGATACTTCTTCTGACAAATCTAATGAAGTAACACTTCTAAAAATAGGTCCCCAGTGTCCTTCCATCATATTGGGTAATTTATTTTTTGTACGTTTAAAAGTACAACCAGATGTAATACAATGACATTGAGATTCAGCGCGATCTATTTCGATTAACTCTACATAATTTAGAACTTGAAATACACTGTTGAATTTCATTATTCTATTCTGTATGTCTTGTCTACGCACAAGCATTTTAGCATGCTTCATTACCATAGAATATAAAAATCTATCAGTAAGGAACGCATCCTGCTTAACTGCTTTTATTTGATTACGTACTCTTGATAGTACTTCACCTATTGTTATCATAATCTTATTTATATATCGAACTCATCATAGTATTTAAGTTCATCTTGTTCTTGTTCTTTTTTATCAAGTTTATAATTATTTGATTTATAAATATTTGATATTTTTACTCTTGGATCTACTTGTAAATACTTCTTCCAGTTTTCTGGATAAGTAGCACTTACTGTTCTACTAAACTCACGCGTTGAATTAAACGCCCACAACTCATGATTCTTAAATCTGTACTTACTACCAAAAGTAGTAAAAAAGATTTTTGCAAGATACTGATCACTTTCAAAATTTCTATGTTGTACAGTACTTATGTATTCTTCACTTGCTTTAAAATCAATGTTTTTCTTTTTTGGTGGAGGACATGTTCCTACAAACAAATGTCCAATTTGTTCTGGTAGTTCAACACCATCACGTTTGTTAATTACAGTTTTCCACATGTTTTCATTAAACTTACTTACTATCAATTTGATTTGCTCATTGGTCAAATCTACTGATGAAGGAACCTTTTCTTTTAATGATTTTATAAAATCTGTATTCAATGTACCTTCTGTCATTTTTCTGAATCGAGGTGCATTTAAGTTTGGTTTATTCATGAGTTATATACATTAAGAATTTACTAAAAAATATGAACATATTAAAGGATTTACCTAATTATCTTATACTGAATAAGTAAACTCAGATATAAGTCCTTTGTTTATTTCGTGTATGTGTATTATTGCAGACCTTTGATTTCCAGTCCATTTGTTATGATAATGATAATAATCTGAAGATGTAAGCGCAGGAATAATACGTGTAACAAATCCTTGTTCTTCATTCTCAGTAATTACTTCTTTTGTTTTTCTACCATGATAGTGTCCTGTGTATAGCATTCTATGTTCAGAGTTACCCCATTCTGTAGAAAATTCTACTGCATATACTAATGGATTATTTTTAGATGATACATCACCATGTTCAACAGCAATCATGTTTTTACCATACATAATGACTTTGCGTTCTGCATACTCTACGTTAAATGTAATATCAGTATCTTTTTTAAATACTTGTGATGATGCATGGATCATATGATATGAAGATAGTCTATCGTGATTACCTGGTATAAACACAACCTCTAAGTTCTCACAAAACTGTTTAAGTTTATCAACAGCGTTACATACTGCGTCAAACGCTTTTAAATATGCTTTAGTTGCCACTTCTGAGTTTTCAACAGGTGTTCCTTTTGTAGTAGTACCATCAAAAGTATCCATGTTAAGTGTATCAGGTCCTATTATTAATATAATTTTATCTAAATGATAATTTCTGTATGCTTTACCAACAAGATATGTAAGTGCAATATCCATTACTTCTGCCATGTTTTCATTACCTGGTTTACCAAAATGTAAATCTTGTAATGAAATAACCCCGCACACTTTCTCAGTTGATACTGAATTTAAATGTACAGGGTTTACTTTAGGAAAAACAGGTAACTTATAAGTTAATAGTTCTTGTAGAAATGATTTTTGTGCGATTAGTTCAGTAGGCAATCTTGTTATTAGTGCAGATACTAACCATTTGTTATTTTGTTCCTTATTCCAGAACTGAGACAACTTCCATTTTGTAGTATCAATACTTAGTAAAGCAATAATTTCATCAGGTGTTTTTGGTTCTGTACTTGATATACCAGTAATCTTACTAGTACCTGTTTCAAGATTTTGATGAACTTCTGTTACTTTTGAATTTGTTTCTTTTTGTGGAAACAACTTATTGTCAATACTATGAAAAAAAGAATCATCCATCACTTCATCATCAGACATGTTTTTTATTACATCTAATGTTTCTTTTTTAATAAACATGTATTCATGTAGTGATAACTCTAATCTGTCTGCTTCTTTTTGATTTGAATTTTTTCTTGTTAATCCTTGGTAAATTAATTTACTAATTAATTTCATGTTTGAACATTTTGAGTTATACAAATATATTATTAAAATAAAAAACTACATAAAATATTTATAGATTATTATATGCAACACCTTGAACATTTAAAGTTATAATTGCATTTTGTGCATTTAAAGTTAATATTGATTTTTTGTGAGTTGTTGTAATACTTTTTGGTTTACCAAAATATGAATTCCATGTTACTAGTGCTAAATCTATAACTAGTTGACTTGTGTCTGCTATAGTAAAATCAGCATCGTCTATATATATATGTTGTACACCTTCCGCCCAAGTTTTTGTAGCATACTCTAAATCAGTAGAATTACCTCTTATATCAAAATAAAGAAGAGTAGATGGAATGTTGTGTATTTCTCCAGTAATAGTGTTTAAACCTCTACTATCAAATACTTTTAATCCTAGAGCACTCATTGTTTGTAATGTTCCTGTAACAGCATTTTGACCTTGATTATCATAGAACTCTAATATTGCTGGCAAACTATTAATATTACCTGATGTAACTTGAAAAGGAGCTACATCAGTACTCAACGTTCCAGCACCCCAGTTTTGAAAAGTTTTTAAACTTGCTGGTAAATTTGCTATATCACCACTAGTAGTATTTTTACCTTTATTACTATAATAAGTTAAAGAAGTTTTATTTGTTAAACCAAAAAGATTTCCTGTTGTTGTTTGAAAAGGAGCAATCTGATCACGCAGGGTTCCATTTCCTTCATTTAAAAAGTACGTTATTCCAACTGGTAAATTACCTATGTCACCACTAGTGTAATTTATACCTCTATTACTATAACTTGTTAAAGTAGGTTTTAAATTACCAATATTACCAAAAGTTCTATTAGCACCTTCATTAGCATAAGTAATTAATGTAATAGGTAAATCTTTTATATCACCAGATGTGGTATTATTACCCCTGTTTCTGTAAAGTGTTAAATTAGGAGGTAAGTCTTTAATATCTCCACTTGTGGTATTAAGACCTGTGTTTTCGTAAATAGTTAAACTACGTGGTAATGATATCATTGTACCAAATGTATTGTTACTACCTCCACAAATAAACGATTGCAATCCTGCAGGTAGTGCATCAACATTACCAGATATTTTATTAGAAATAGTACCAACAGTTGAATCAGTACATATAAATTTAGTTAATCCTGTGAATGCTCCTAGTTGAGCAGTAGTAAATGCTATACTATTAAATGTATTATCTGTTACTATAAAATTAGAAAACTCTTTGATATTTGCATTACCTAATGAACTTCTCATTCTTATTTCTCCAGTATAAGCAGCACCATATGTATGAGATATAGTTATAGTATCTGTTGCAGTAGTATATCCTTCTATAGTACCATCACCCCAATTCACTAATAAACTAGAAGAACTGGTAGAAAGTTTAACATCAAATTTATTTTCTTCACTACTTATTAATGATAATGGTAACAATGGACAAGTTGCTATGTTAGTAATTATGCCTGCTAGTATTGTCACAACAATTATGTCTGAAACATTAGTATAATCTTGCACTTGATTATTAGGAATATACCAGTAATTCCCATTAGGAATAACCTCACAATCTGTTGCATTCCATACAACATACGCAGTTTGTCCAACTGTCATGCTACCTGTTTCAAGTGCATAAGCAGAAGTAAAACCAGTAGTTCTAACTGCTTTATAATCAACATATGCTGAACAAACTTGTTCAACAGTTCCACTAGAAAAAGGATAATTAGTTACACCATCAGTCCATGCGTATGCTAAGTATGATTGTAACGTTAAACCTGCAGGTCTAACACAACATTCTACTGTTTCTGATGGTGGTCCGCATGGTGTTCCTCCATTTAATGGTTGTTGAATAATTGTTCGAGTACGTGTTTTTTCACCATCAACACATGGTCCAAATGGTCCCCATTCAGATTGTATACAATCAACAGGACATGTTGTTGTTTCTGTAAGTGGTGGACATGCTGGTGCACAAACACTTGGTTCTGTAATTGCTGTTCTAGTTCTAGTTTTTGTACCTGTTGCAGGATTACATGCTGACCATGCACTCCAGTCAGAAACCTGACAATTAGTTACACAACAAGCTAAACTTATTGTTTTGAATATTTCGAATATTTCATATACAGTCATACCTGTTGTAATATTCAAACAAGGAATATCTGCACCTGTATATATTACACATTTATCATCATGAGATGATGTACATAACGTATGTGAATAATCTGTACCTGGATATAATGGATCAGGACAAGGAACACAAGCAGTACAGTTGTTATTTGGATACATAATTAATCTAGTTTATGACAATGTGTATTATTATTAAAAAGTTCTAATAGCACGAACAGCAGTAAGGTTGGTTTTGCTGTAGTCATTTGTAGAACCATCGCTAAAATCTTGGTACCATACACCATTACTACTATCCTCAGAAGAACTCCAATAGTTAGAAGTACTAAAACCACCAATAGCAACTCTGTTTATATACAATTGATTTAACTCATCTCTGCTTGGCAAATACCAATCATTATGACCACCTTCAACTAAATCTTTGCACAATTTAGCAGCAATACCTGGTTCAAAACAAACTGCTACTATATCTTCAGTATTTTGATTACCAGTTCCTATTACCAAACCATCTGAACCTATAAGTGTACCCTCACATCCCCATTCTACACCTTCTGATATATCTGCAACTGTTGCAATAAGTCCATGTTGTACATTTTCATTATACCCAGTGTCACCATCTTGCAAAAGATACGCTACTACACCACCATGTGCAAGGTCTCCTATTTCATAGTCTTTTACTAATCTTACTGATTGACCAACAAGTTTACCATTTCCTGTATATTGACATTCACTACCATAACTATTTAATGCTCGACCCTCTCCTACTGATGGATCAAGTATTGATTCTGTAGAAGTCCAATAGAAAGCAAAGTCATTAAAAAGAGTAAAATCAGTTAGTGTTCCTGATCGTAAACCAGTTGGTTGACCTGTAAATCCACTACTATTAGTTGCGCCTGTATTAGGTGTTGTCCAGCAACCATCACTTCCTTCTATTGTACCAATTGTTTTCATTTCCCCACCTGCTACACTTGATCCTCCTAGATAATCTATTAACACGGTCCACTCTGCATCAGAAGGAACATGATATCCTAATGGAGCAAACTGTTTTCTTAGTAATGGATCAGATAAAGATGCTGCATCATAGATACCAACTACTGCATACCAATTATACAATTTACCATGAATAGCTTCGTTTGCAGGATCATTATCAAAATAGCACCATGCACCAGTTGTCAAACCATCCCATAATGTTTGGTCAGTTACTTCTGGTATTGATATACCATCTCTATATGTTACATTTACTGCATTACATTCTTTCCAAGTTTGAGTTCCAATCACTACTTCAGTTCCTTCACAATCAGGACAAACAAATGATGGAGTGGTAACCACACAAGAATCTCCCCAAGGTGTAAATGCTGTAGCAGCTCCTTTAGATCTCACTCTTATTGTATACGCTGTATTATATTGAGCACCTCCTGGAGTTTTAGTATATAAATCAAAAGTATAAGTACTTTCTGTTGAAACGAACGTTCCAAAATCAGGAATAGTAACCTCAAACTCATAAACTGTTGCACTTGCTACTGGAATTGCTTCAACAAGTTCAGTAATGGAAAGTAATGTTTGATTACACTGAGAAGATATAACTTTAGTTAATACAGGTGGTGGTGCAGGAATACATGTTTCACATAACTTAACTGCCATATTTTGAATTACAGTAGTAAGATTCATATTTTGTGTAATATTTAAACAAGGTATTGCAACACCTGTATAAGTTACACAAGAACTATCATATAATTCTGTACACGCTGTTCCTACGCACGCAGGAGGTGTAGGTGTAGGTATCGGTGGTGTCGGAGGACAACAATTATTGCAACTACCTCCTGTATTGCAATTTGGATCTATACATGCCATATTATGGTATAGGATTAGTTGTTAATATACTATTTAAACTTGAAGATGGTGACTGACCACATTTGTATATAGAAGATATGTGAAGTACATATTCTTCATCTTGTACTATATTTGGACTTGTTATATTTAAAGTATTTGGTGTACCATCTACTTCAAGAGTTGATTTTGAATAAATAGGATAACTAAAAGTAGTATCTGCAAGTGTGTAAACATTAATACTATATCCTGTAGGAGATTGTATATCAGGAACACTTGATTTACTCCAAGAAATATCAGCTGATGTAGTTCCAATTGTATCAACAGTTAAATTTTCTGGAGCTAATAACACACATGCAATAAGACTTCCACTATTTGTGACTTCTATAATCTTGTTTCTCATGTCTGCTATTGTTACCCATAAATTTGTTATAGAGTCACCTATATTATTTACACTAGTTAACCATCTTGGTAATGCACTCATCGGGGATGAAGTATTCATTAACTGTGGTAAGTTAGATAAGTTAGGTATCTGTGCAGTTATGCCATTAAATAATGAAGTAGTAGTTCCTATTGCAGATGTTAAATTACAATAGTTTCTTTCAAATGTAAAAAATGCATTTTGTATTAGTACTTCTTGTCCAGGTGTACCACTTGATGCACATTGAGATATAATGTAAATATTATCCATTATTATAGTGTATTTATTTTTTCTTGAATTGTTGTTAATGAACACGCACTGCTCATTATACATTCACATGCTTCCATTTCAGTTGCACGAATTAATAAATTGCGCAAGTCATCAGCAAAATCAGCATCAATAACAGTGTTACAGTTTTTAAAACCATACCTCTTTTGCTTGTATTTTGCGTAAACACTTTGAGCGTATACTTGATTAATTCTGATTAGTGGAGTCATTTGTTATTATCGTTATTTAATTTTTCAGTAGCAAGTTTTTGCTCATTGGCAAGTTGTTGTTCGTATTGTGCAAGACAACTTGCACATACACTTGCACCATTCGATGCATTTCTTTGTTGACATTCACAACTTAAAGAAGTTTTACAATTGTTACATTGAGCCATACAATTTTTATTTAAAATTAAACGTTACATGATACACAGCATCCAGTAAGATATTTAGAAAGTAATGTTTCTGCGTAGTTATACATTTCTATAGCTTGTTTAGGAGAATTACAATATTCTGCTTTTGCTTTTGCAGCATCAACATACATTTTAATATATCTTAAATCATGCAATTTTTGATGTTGTTCTGCAGTAGGTTCACACGCTTGTAATTGTACTTTGCAAATTTCTCTATAATAAGTATTTACTAAATGTGTTGTTCGTAAATGATAGCATTCTACAAATACTGTTTCATTTGGTGATACACTATATTTTATAGTATACAGTCCATCAGGAAATATTCCAATAGGTTGATCATTAGCAGTAATTCCTAAATCAGTAGTAGAAAAGTTTTTTACAAATCCTGGATTTAATGTCTTAGGTGGTATTGCTGTTGGATCAGGAATATAGTAAATAGGTAATGCAAAACCAGGTAGATATATATCAAGTCTTGGACAATCAACTGCCAATCCTGCACCGTATACAGAAGCATCCCATATTCTTATAATATTTTCGCATGCAGTTTCTGGTATATCTAATGCGAGTGTATGTTTAATTGCCATAAGTGATTCAGTATTAATATCATTACTACAATATGAATTTACGAAAAATAATTAAATAAAACAAAAAGAGGAGACAAATTAATATCTCCTCTTTAGTGTTTATATACTTATGACTACGGTAACAATGTGAATTTTGTATCGTAGTTGTTAGCAGTTTGTAACCATTTAGTTATACCTTCTTCCAAAGCAGTCAAACGACCAGTTGCAGTTGGTACAAAAATTCTGATTAAGTATTGATCATTATCCATTGTTCCAGAAGGATTACTCTTACGAGGAACACTGTGTAACAAGTTGTAAATAATATATTTACTTGCACGAGTTACTTCTGCAAAAGGACTATAATCAAGAACTTCTCTCAAACGAGGATCTTGTTGCCATGGTTCTTGTTGGTATCTTTTAGCAAGAATTAATTCTCTAATAAGAGTTTCACCAAATCCTCTACCTTGGATTGCTTGTTGAATTTCAGCAGGATTAAAACATTGTGCTAAACATTGATTTCCTAATGGATCCATTGCAGTAACAGAAGCATAAATTTCAATTGGTTGATATTCTACGTGATCTCTAGGAGCAAAAGAACAATCACCAAATACAGTATCTACATAAGCACCTACAATTTCTAAGAAAGACTCAACAGTATCAGGAGCACTAGCACCTGTTAGTGGAGTATAAGTAGCAGTTGTAATTGATTCATAAATTTTAGTTACAGTACCAGCAGTAGTAGTAACATTACTAATTGCAGTACTACCACTTGTAGTTTGAATTGTGTTAGCAGCAACTAATGCGACAGCACCAGCTCCAGTAGCAGCAGTGTAACTAGCAGCAACATAAGCAATTACAGGAGAAACAGAACTAATAGTTGCAGAAGCAACAGTTTGAGAAATGTTTACAGTAAATGTAGAACCAGTACCCCCACCACCAGAAACTCTAGATACAATAGTTGTACCAGCAGCAACACCTGTTCCAGTAAGAATTTGTCCTACAGAGAAAATTGTGTTAGTAGCAGTACCTACTGTAAATAAATTACCAGCAATACTTGAAGTAGTTGCAGAAGTAGCAGTAGTTGGTGTAAACACAACTCTGTCATTTGCAGCAATACCAGTTCTTTCAGTCATTGTTAATGCAGCAGCTGCAGAAGCAGTAGCTGTAGCAGCAACACCAGAAACCAATACACGATTCCATACAGTTCCTTGTACAAAATCTTTTACAGTTGGATAAAGAGCAAGTCTATCTGCCCATCCTAACAATACAATATTTGGATCCACATTGTTTGAACTTGCGTCACAACATCCTGTGTCAGCATCAAGTGTGTAGTAAGCATTGTGAGTTAAGAAACGCAATGCAGGAGAACCTTTAAGATCCAATCTTAATCTGTAAGTAGTGTTACAAGTAACAGCACATCCAGCAGTAGCAGATATTTGTTGAATATCTTGAACAGGATTAGATGGTTCAGATACAGTAAATGAACTGATGTACTTAGGATTAATACCTTTAGATTTTACAGACTCTTTGTAACCACCATGAAATGGTCCAAGTTTGTCTACAGTGTGAAAACTACCTTGTGCTAAGTATGCAAGTGGAGTCACCGCATAATCAGGAGAAGCAGTTGATAATACAACTGACGCGTTGGTCGTTGCACTAATTAATGCAAGTTGACCTGCAGTTAATGCAGAACTTGCTGTACCAGCTGTTGCAACTAAAGAGTTAGCAACTAGAGCCTTCTGGTAGGCATGTGGAAAATAAGCCATTTTATAAAATATTTAAGGTTAATAATACATTTATTATTTAAGGAACAGTAGTTTATATTTAACACTGTTCAGTGTACTTTTGATAGTGTCAAGATCATTTATGATTTCACTATATGGCATAATTGCCTGTAATGAAGTAACTTGTTGATATAAATCTCTTATATAAGATAATGCTTCTTCTACAGAATTCAAAATTCTTGGAGCAGAATCTTCATAATTTAACAATTTTTCACAAGCACCCTGAAATCCTTCTGCTAAATCATCAGCATGCCCAGGCATTGCATCATATAATTCATTCAATGCTTTGTGAGAAGCAAATGAACCTAATCCAGTTACTTTTAAATGTAACTTGTGAAAACTTGTACCAGCATTCATAAGTTCACTTACTAGTGAACCAGTTTTGCTTTCAAGTGATGAACCAGCAGAACTTGTCACACCTGGTTTTTTTAATTTATAATTTCCTGCAAAATCCATATGTTTAATTATTTATTGTTGCATTTTGTTTGTTTCTTTGATATTGATTCATTGATTCAATATCACCAGCAAGTATTGAACATGCTTCATCGATTATTAGTTCAACAATGTCATCTTTAAATTCACAATTGACATTTACAGTAGTAACAACTCCAGTGTTTGGATTTACACAACCTACAAATGCCACATCAAGTGGTTTTCTAAAATAATACAAAACAGGTCTATCTATTGTAAACTGACCATTTGTGTATATTTTAATTTTATTATTCTGTATAGTGCAAATAGTTTCTCCCCACTCTACACTAGGACTTCTAAAATTATCAGATAACAAGTTGTCAATATCACCTACTTGAGCAAGATATGTAATCATTGGTCGTGGTGTAGGACAGCATGTAGAAATTGAATTTACAGACAGTCTTTTAAAATACAAATAATCAACTGGTAATACTGCAGTTTCATAATACAAAGGAAACGCTGTTGCTGACCATGTAGTTCCAGTATCTGTTATCATCAATTGAATATCATCAATATTCATCTTGGTAGATTCATCACCTTCCTTAGCTTGGTTGTGTCCATGAATTTGTCTGCGAAACCATTCTAGTTGTGCTTTATTAAATGCTTCAGTAACCTGCCAACACTCGATATTATCATAATCGAGTGAAGCAAGTTTGTTCAACCTTTGTTTTATTTTTATTTGTAATAAACTATTTGTCATTTCTTAACATTTCCATTTTTTTAACGCCAATGCTTTTCTTGTTGGTTCTCCATTTGGTTTTTTCATAGGACCAGATACTCCAGACATTCTTGCACAAAAAGATTCTTTTCTAGGACCACCTTCTGGTTGAGGTGCTTTTAAGTTAGAACCAGGATTTGCTTTGTTGTAAGAGTCTCTTCCTTTCTGATTTAAACCACCAGAAGGAGATTTACCTTCTTTTCTTGTCCATGCAAGTGTCTTTGCCATGTTATTTACCTTTAGATTTTATTTTTTTTTCTTGTTTGATCATCTCAGGTGTAGGTTTCTTACCTGAACCTTTGTTTGCTCTTATGTTATCCCAAAGACCTCTCTGAGAACTAGAACCATCTGCGCGTTTTATCATTTGCTTTGCCATGACAGTTACTTATTAACATTTTTTAGTTTTACCACCCATTCTCATTACAGGAGTAGCAAGACTTTTTGTTGCAATGATTGGTGTTCTTTGTTGTTTACTAATAGGTTTTTTTGCTTCTGCAGCATCTTTGCCTAACTGTTTTTTATTGAATGACATATTTATATAATTTAAATTGTTACACGTTCCAATAATGTTCTGTTGTCAATGTGATTTCTGATAAGATCTCATCATTCAATGGGTTCTTTAAGAACATAACAACATCAGATGGATTCTTACCTAAACTAGTTCCTGACTTGATATGATAAATAAATCCATCACCTCTTGTAGAAATTAATTTATAAAAGTTTGCATCTTTTACAAGTGCTCTTAATTTTAATGTCTCCATGTCTAATGTAGCAATATCTAAGAACTTACCTGCAGTTTTACGTTTGTCTTTGTCAACTGTATCACCATTAATATAACTATCCATGTTATCATACATTACATCAAGTGGTGTAGATTTTTTATACTGAGTAGAATTAGGATCAACTACTTTACATACATAAAATAATTTGTTACTATTTTTCTCAAATAATTTTTGCAATTCAGATAATGCTCTGTTTCTCAGTTTTTTAACTTCAGTTTTAACAGATGCAGTTTCTTCATATTTATCTAAGTAAAACTTAAATGGAACTGATGCACTTCTTGCAGCTTCTAATGACTTTGCAACTATACTAAATCCACCTGCTTCTATACCACGTAGTTTAATCAAATCATATGGATCACCTACAGGATCTAAATAAACAGGTTCATTACCAAATCGCATGGTAATCTTTCCCCAAAAATCATCATTATCTGGTCTAAGTAATTTACACTTGTTCCAAAACTCTACATCATCAACATTTAAAACATTTGCTGCCAATTCTCTTTCTAATTGTGCAACAGTTTTTCTAATGTCTTTAATTGCAGCAGCTGCATCATCAGGATTCATAAGTTTTATTTCAGGTGCAAATTCATTTAAACCTGATACATATCTTCTAATACCATTGTACTCAAGACATGCTAATGATTCTTCATGAAACACTCCTTCAAAGAGTGCCATCTGATACTTTTCTAATCCCATGTTTGCCATCTCGTTATCAACGTATGGTCTAATTGTCAATGAACTGTTTCTTTTTAACGACTGGTGTTTGTCGATTACTGTTACTTCCATGTTTGTTTTTTAATTTAATTGACTGCGTTCTTCTTTCTCTGTTTTTTGTAACTACTAGTTTAAAGCTCCTAAACCACGTCAAGGTTGTTACATCTTAGGAGTGCCTGTATTGCTACAGGTTGTTGTTGACTAATCAACATCGGGGAGAGAGGTTATCTCTTCAACTTGCCATACTATGTACAAGTTATAGCAAATCTAACACTTTTTATACTTACTTGGTGAAGCACCTGCAAGTTTTTGTGTTTTTGGACCAGATTGAGGAGAAGTAGGTTTCTTTACTACAATCTTGTTACTCATTGCTGCTTTATTTTTTCCTGTCATGATTTCTTATTATTAGTTGTACTTACCTGGAGATATTACTTCTCCAGGAGTACATTATTAATACTAAAATGATCCACCAGTAATAGGGTTTCTCATAACAATTTTCAACACTTTAGTTGGATCTTTTACCCAGATACTTGGCATAGTTTGAGTCATAAATACTCTATAACCATTAAAGTTTCCAGAAGATGCAAATCCTTGAGATCTACCCATATAGTCCATAGTACCATTTTGGTAGAACCACTTCATCTCGCTATCCCATTTAAGTTTCAACAAAAAGATGTTATCATTTGTATTGTCAGTAATATCAAATACAATGAAGTTGTAAGATGATAATGGATATCCATCAATGATAGGATTTTCAATATCATTTGTATGAACGTTGTCAAATGCAGGATTCAATACAAATTTCACATTTGCCAAGAAAGGAATTGTGTAAGATGTAAATGCAAATCCAAAGTTTAAGTCCATTGCGTTATTACCAGTAATAGCACCAACACCAGACTTATCCATGTTTGCAACAAGTCCATTGTAAGAAGAACCTAAGTTTGCACTAAACGCTTCTTTTTTGATAGACTCATTAACCATTCTCATACCAGCCATACCCGTTTGTACAATGATTTGACGACCTGGATCTGGTCCTTTGAATTCTACTTTACCATTGTAGAAGTTGAAGATTTCTGATCTGAACAATTCTAAGTTGAAAGTAGACTTGTTGTAGATTCTCTTGAATGAGTTATCTAACTGAGACCAAAGTCCTACTGATAATCTAATATCATCTGGACCATCTTGTTTGATTCTACCACCTTGTCCCCACATCAAGTAAGTCTCAATGTCATTTGCAACTTTTGATAAGTGAGCTGCTTCAAGGTTTGTAACAAATGAACGAGATAGATTACCATTATCATAAGATTTTTTAATCCAATCTTTACCCATTGTTTTTACCATGTCATCAATCTTAGTGATAGATGGATCAAGGTTTTTGTCAAATGATCTCCAGATTTCAGTTACAGGAACTGTACCATCTGCATTAAGACCACCTTTCATCATCATGTCTGCACGAGATGAGATAGAATAATGTACGTGAGCCTCAGCACCTCCAACAAAGTTGTAGTATTCTCTGAAACCATTCTGTAATTCTCCGATGTCAGAAAATTTTTCACCATATTCTCCACGAGCAGAACCTTTTCTGAAGAATTTAGTACCTGGTTTAAGGTATTTTTTGTCTAACGTAGCAGTGTTATTGTTGTTTACCAACTGTACAGTGTAGATGAAACCATCTCCTGTAGGAAGAATATCTTCTGAAGGTACAACATACAATTCAAGACCTTTGTATTTGTCATAAGTGATGATATCACCAGAACCAAATATACGTCTGTTGATTTTAATTTTGAACAATACTCCATCAGCTCCTAGAGCAGTTTGAGTAGGTTCTACATCTTCAACAATGTAAGGAAGATCTTGTACGATTGGTGTTTGCCATTTGTACTCTCCACGAGCATTGTCTACCATTATGGTGTTTTTACCACCAAAAGATGCCATCTGATAAAGAGGCATTTCTACCTTTTGCGTCATTGCCCATAAGTCAACAGGTCCTAAATCCATAGGTTCTGAAGTCTTTAGCATATTTTGCAAATGGTATGAGTCTACATGCGAACTTACCTTGTAAGTTGTGTCACGCAAGAAGAGACCATTGTTTAAAACAGGTGTTGCCATTGTAATTGATTAATTAAGGTTATTATTATTATTGTTTGTCAAGTTATCTTCTAAATATATTTTGAGGTTTACTCAATTTCTTTGTTGGTATTTTATCATCTTCTTCTTCTTTAACATAAGAAGATATCTTACGAGCTTCTTCTGTTTTCAGTTTCTTTACTGTTTCTTGTACCACTTCATTCTTTGCTTGTTTTCTAATGTTTTCTTTATAATCATCTGGATCAGAAAGTAACCATAGTGTTTCAGCAATTAAATCATATCTTGGTTTTTGACCAAACTGATAATCTTCTAATAGTTTACCAAGCAAGTTGGTTGGTCTACCAGTAAGACTTTCATACTTTACTGTTGTAAGTTCATCCCACAACATCTTTTGTCTTTTACCATCTATTTTAACACCATTCAACTCAGATGGTTTTAAAGTTTCATATATGTTAGACATATACGCTTCTTTCTTTTGTTGTTGTTGTTGCTTGTATGCTTCTTGTTGTGCAAGTTTTGATTGAACAACTTCTTCTTGCATGTCATTCAATTTTGGTTGAAACTGTATTGCTTTCTTTTGCAAATTACCATTGTCAAACCATTCTTGAATTTGTTCTTCAATTAACTCTTGATCACCACCACCAAATCCAGATGCTTGTAAATATTGTCTAACAATAATTTCCTGATGTTCTGGTTGACGCGCATCAAGTGATCTTACTTCTTCAACTTGTGAAAGTGCTCTAAATAGACCTTTTAAATCTTGTCCACCTTTAGCAACATACTCTGCAGCATATTGTAATTCTTCAGGTAAACTTTCAAAGAACTCTTTTGGCGTAGCAGACGCAACTTCATTTTTCATGTTGTCCACATTTGCCTTCCATAAATCTTCAAAATCTTTCTCAGAAAGACCTCCAAGATATTCATCTAATGATTGTTTAGAATCATCATAATCATCAAAGGCAAACATCTCATTACCTTCAATTCTTTTTTTAAGAAAATCTACTAAACCACTTTTATCAGTTTTCTTTCTACCTAATTTTGGTTTATCATCTTCTTCAATTTCTTCACCAGTTTCTAATGCATTGTCTAATTCTGCAATAATATTATTAGTACTATTTTCATCATCATCTTTTGTATTGTCATCCAAGAAATCCATGTTAACTGATTTGTTGGGAGCAGTAAACAAACTTGGTTTACTATTTTCATCATCTGATGTTACAATACTTTCTGCACCAGGCATTGGTAAAAAATCGTCAATGTTATCTAATGTAACATTATTAACTGTCAAATTGTCTTTTTCTGAACTCATGTTTTTTGTTATTAGTTTAATTCCTGTTCTTCTTCATATATAATCTACATAATAAATTTTTAAGATTTATTAATATGCAATAATATTTTTAACTTTTTTCGACTATAACGCTATGATTACTTTTACTTCTTTTTCGAAGTACTATTAGCATCATATTTGTTCTTGTTCATTGCAGCAATCTGAACTTGTTTGTCAGCAATACGTTCACGTGTTTGTAACTCTTGTGTTTGAATATTTGCTTTACGTTGTTCGTTTACTTGCTGGTTAATTTGTTTATCACGTTGCATTGATGCGTTATCATCACGTGCATTCTTTTCATCAAGATACTTTAACGTATCAATATAATCAGATTGTTTGTTCTCATCACGATCTTGCATTGCTGTAAATCCAGCAGAACGTATCTCTGCTTCTCGTATATTGTTATCTCTATCCAGTTGATTTTGTTCTGCGTCAAATGCAAGTTTCTTATCTTGTCTTTCAGTTTCTGCTTGTTGCGCCATTTCAATACCTTGTTGTGTAGCTTGTTGTTCTTGTTGACGTTGAGCATTAACTTTCTCTTCAATTGCTTTAAGAGTATGTGTAATCTCTGCCATAGAATCTGCTTTAATAATATTACCAAGATCATAAATAGATGCACCAGCAGTATTATTAGATAATGCAAGTGATCTTATCTGTTCAGTAATAGCACGTTGATTTACTTTTGTAGATGTAAATACATTTAACTCTCTGGACAATAATTCTGTACCATTCATTTCAAAATTTACCTTTTCATCCATTGTGGTCATATACTGCAATCTAACACTTGGTCTATTACTATGATAGTATTGTGCAAGGTCTGTACGCATCTGATGCACGCGAGGCATTAAGTGTTCACTATGTTGAACAAAGTACATTTCTGTTTGCGAGTAAGATGCATTCAATGCTTGTGTTACACCTGTTGCTGTTTCTTGTGAAGTAGGACTACCAAGACGTTGAGGTGTAAGACCTATTAGTTCAAATGCTTGTGTTTTAAAATAAGTAGATAATTGTATACGAGAAAGTAAACGTTGTGTCTGTTCTAAATTAAGTACTTGATAATGTTGGAAATTAAGAGCATTTTCTGTATTTGTAATAGAAGTATCAAGAGGTAACATTTGAAAATCTTTCATTGCTACATATGCTTTTGCAAAATTGTTTGCTCCCCAGTCTTCTCCCATAGAGTGACGTGGTAATGCATTCTGATCTAACATGATTACGGTACCTAACTCATCTACAAGAATATCAGCAATCTGATTATTAACAAGATTGTATCCTATTTGGAAAGGTTTCATCTTATCAATAAGTGATCTTGACTTAGTATTTCTATCTGAAAATACACGACCTTCTACAGGAAGTTTGCAACCATATAAAGTAAAGTCTCCTTTGAACTGAAACTTTACAGGACCAATATTAAGGTATATTGGAGCAAATCCCGTACTGTCGTTATTACCATAGAATGATGGTCTATTTGGTCCAATCTTAACACCACCCCACGTTTGATTGATCCATATCCAATCAATATGTTCTCCATAAAGTAAATTATCTTTTGATTTGTTTTTTAATACTGTGTTATCATATAATGGTTTATCAGTAACCTTATAATTCTCATCAATAATCATTTCTAATGGAATACCTTCTTCGTCAATTTTTGTAAGATGTCCCACCATACGTTGTGATTTCCAGTATACAGTAGTTACACGCAATAATGAATAGTTACTAAAGTCCATTAAATCTTCAGATTCATTTAGTATTCTATAAATAATATCATCACCTGTATTTAATATTGCATCTCTATGTGCAACAAATTGACGCATGCCAAGAGAAGGTCCTTCAACATTCCACTCATGAGAACGTGTAGCATCGTAGAATGAACCATCATTTTGTACACCAGGTAACATGTATCCTGCAGATTTTACTGGATATATTACTTCTAGTGCAGCAAGTTGTTCTTCATTCATCATGTATCCATACTTATCAATGATGTCAGAAATAGTCATAAGATCCATCCGACCTGCCCAGTTAGATTGAGATATATATCTTGCTTCTGGTGATTTATGATAAAAAGTTAATAGTGGATTCCATAGTTCTAATTCATAATCATCTTCGCGCATGTTAAAATGCCAAAACTCTCTATCTGTAATAAGCATGTCTTTAAATGCAAGATTCTCAAGTTCTTTCATTGTAAAACGCTCACTATCAACTTCATGTTGATGTGACGCCCATTGTTCAATCATAGAACGATAATCTTTTTTAAAGAACTGTTCTATTTCTGGTAATGATTTTATTTTATCAGGACTCATCATTTCCTGTGCTTGTTTTGCTTGTTCAGGATCTTGCAAATCCATACCCATTTGTTGGATTGTTTGTTGCATTTTTTGTTCACCATAATGAACAAGTGTCTCCTCAATCATGCTTCTTTTCATTTCAGCCATTTCATTGAATGACGCGTCATCTACTGCACGATATGTAATTTTATCATTACGCTTTGCAAATTCACCAGTAAGCACATTTATTACATTTGGTATAATAGGAAAGAATTTTAACTCAAACGCAGACTCGTCTTCTTTTGTAAGAGTGTCAATTAAATCTGCCATTTCATTATCTTCTTCAATCAGATAGTCAGATTTATCTATAATACCATTTGCAAGTTTGTAGTTCTTCATTAAACGTCTAGCATTACGTCTAATCATCTTCAGTCCTTGCATTTCATGCCAGTCCATATTCCATGCACCCCATGTTACATCTTTGTCTTTTGTTAACAAAAACTGAACAGGTTGGGTAATTGTACCCATTCTGTTATATTCTGATTTTGCACCACTTTTTAGTTGTAGAGCATTATATATTTTTGGCATAATTTATATATTTTGACGAAGTTATATATTATTATTTAATATTTTTAAATGGATTGTATGGTTTTCTTACTGTTTCTTTATTACCAAACATAGACTTACCAGAAGTACCAATATGCTTAAAAGGACTCACTCTTAATTTAGCATATTTATTTGACTTTTGCAAATTATCATCTTCTCTTTCAATACGTTTGGTGTATCCACGATTAGATTGTTGTACTTTTGCAAATGCAACTAATGCACAAAATGCTACAATTCTATCTACGTTTAATCCATCTCGATATGCTGCCATTTCTTTAAGTAACATAATATCAGGTATTCTTTCTACACCATATGTAGTTTTTACAATAGTACCATCTGTTTTTGTTTCATGATCTAACTCTTCTTCAAGAAACTGTTTACCATAAGGTATTATATTTCCTTTAAACATTGTACCTACGTTTTTCCAACCATACTCTTGAAACACATTCATATTTGCTTGTATTTCTTTTAAGAACATAATCTGATTTTTTGGAACCAAATACTTTTGCTTTCTACGTGCAATCATGTGCTGAATAAATGCACTAACGTTATTTTCACATATTGTCCAAGCATTATACCACTCTATTATAAGTTCGAGTCTCTCGTGCGTTTTATTTAAGTCATCAAATCTTCCACACCATGCAGCAACAATTTTGTCTCCTTCAATTGCAGATTCAATTGTACCATCTGATTTATGTGTAGTAATTTCTTGTGATGTTTTATAAATATATATAGAACACAAAGAGTCAGAAGTATTTGTTTTACCTTCTGCAACAGGATCGACAGAACCATAATACATTCCAAAACCAGGATCTTTATGTGGTCTTTCCCATACTACTAATACTCCTTCTTTATCTTGTGTTTTTGGAGATAATGGAAACTCTGATATAGGTATTTTTTTAGATTCTTTTGCTGTAATTTTTCCAGTCTCATCACGTGATAAATCTAAAAACTCTTTGAAGTATTCTCCATCTTCAATTCTTCTTACTTGCTGTGTAACTAAATGTAAAGGAAATACTGATTTAGTTCTATGTGCAAATGCTTCTGCAATGTTAATAGGTTTCTGAGAAATACGAAGTTGGTAGTCATCTGGTTTAAGTTTCTTTTTCCAATCAAGTCTTTCTTCAAGAATCATTTCTAATGCTCTCTCTACCTGCGAGTTACCAAATTCATCTATGCAAGGAAGCATCGACCATTGTTCAGGAATGAACAATCCACATTGTGCAATTTCACCTTTGTCGTTTAGTAAGTTTGTTTCAACAGCTAGTACATCTTTACTATCAGGATTCAACAACATTTCACGCAATGGTTCACATTGAGTAAGATCTCCTACAGAACCTGCTGCTATAAATTGTCCAGTATATATCATACCAGATTTCATTGCAGGAAGTAAGTATTCCATTGTCATATTCATCTTTGGAGCAATACCTGCTTCTTCATGATAAAACAATGTACAAGGTCCTCCTACACCATTAGTAGGATCTTTATCAAGTACCAATCCAAATATAACAGATTTTAATCCTATATCACGTTTTCTACCACCTTGATTGATTTCAATCTTTTGTTCCCAGTTAAGAACTTTATCAGGTGTACACGGTCTGTACCATGCAGTGTAAGTATTAAGAAAGTTTCTATATTCTTCAAGAAAACGCCAAGTACCTTTTTCACCAATATAGTCTTTTAGTGAACCTGCCATTTTATTAATACTACCTTCTTCAAACCAGAAGTAATTTATCATTTTTGCACCATGATAATAACTAGATGCAATCTGACGTTTCTTTAATATAACAGCGTGTTTGTATAAGTGTCTTCCTATTTCTTCATAGAGTGCCATATGATACTGAGCATCTCTAACTTTTGCAAATCCATATTTTGCTTCTTCTTTATCGTAGATTGGTAAGAAGTTTAACCACATGTAGTATTCTCTTGTTAGATACCAAGATGTACTTTTGTTTTTATAAATTACACCATTTCTACATTTTAGTTTTTGATCGTTCCAGTAAGTGATATAGTCTTTTGAACGCAAAGGTGCTATGCAATATACTTTATTATTTTTATTAAACAGTGTAGCTTGTTCATTAAATTTCTGAGAACACTCATCAAAGTTGTATTGACCAGGTTCTTTAAATATAGACCACATGTATTCAACAAATAATTCTCTTGTTTTAAACTCTGTTGTTGACCACACATCTGTTGCACAATCATATGTAGGTATTGTTATGTACATAAATGATAGGTATATAAAATTTCTATTAACGTATGAAATTCAGGTGCTGAATATACAGGATGTATTTTTTCACTATTATTCCAGTAAGCATTGGCGTCTTCTCTATTAAAAACATTCCATTGTTTTGTATGCGGATTATAATGAAATAACCAACTGTATAATCTATTGTCTTCTTTTTTCATAATATTTACATTTGATCATAAGCAATTTGACTTCCTCCTCTTGCAGAACCTGTTTGTTCTTCCATTAAATCTTTATAAGCACCTCTAAATGAGAGTCTTATGTTTTCAAATTTGGCAGCAGCATTTACAATAGAGTTGATGTTACCATCTCTACCATCTGTAAGCGTACTTGTTCCCATATAACCAGCTAGTCTATCTAACATCGATTTGATACCCATGTACGCGCGCAACGTAGGAGTCTCGTACAATTTTGTGCAAAACTTGAGAGCGTCAACGATAAGTTCATCTTCAGTAGTAAAATTAACATTAAGCTGCGAAAGTATAAGTTCTTCTTTTTCATATTCTATAGTATTAAAGAAAGGATTTAAATCAGGATTTGGACATGTCATATAAAAAAGATAAGCAAATATATTATTATAGTCATCTGGATATTCATCAATTATCATTTTTAAATCTCTTAGTGTATAACAATGTTCACTAGGAACTACTGTTCCATTTTGAATATCAAATAATTTTACCATGTTTTTTATTTTTTAATTACTGCACTAGGATTTTGTTTGTACCAGTTAAGTATATCGATAACTTCTTGTTTTAAATATTCTAGTTCATACACTTCTACATCACGAATAATAGGATCTCCTTCAACAGATACTTTCATAATTGGATAACCATACTCATCTTTTTCTTCTTCCTCTTCAAAAGTAATATGATGAATAATTAATTTACCAGGTTTTAAACTAGGATTGTGTTTCAGTATAATATACATATAAATACTGAGTTGCAGATTATAATGATTTATGTTACAGTCATCTAAATGTGCAACAGGAGCAAGCATTTTCTTAGAAAGACCTTCCCAGTTTACAAAAGAATTTATATCAATCTTTTTATTAGTTTTATAATCTGTTATATGAACAATATTATCTACTACTTCTACAAGATCTGATTGACCACATATACCAGCAGATTTTAAATACACCATGTGTTCTGGATAAATACCATTGATTAATTTCTGTAAAGGTGCTAGTTTTTTACCTGTACCGTCTAGTAGTGGTTTTATAACTGGTAATTCAAACTCATGTCTAACCATTGTCTCACAACCTACAATATCTTGTTCACGTTGGTCGTGATACCAGTTACCTAATGCACATGCTCTATCTGCTTCACGCTTCCATGCTTTTTGTATTGCACCAGGTGTCATACCTTTCCACTTGTTATCTTTACGAGTATTCTTAGAACATTTAAGTGCAATTGCTTCAGAATCAAATGGTTGCTTTAAGTTACTAAGCAATGTAGTTACAGATACCCATTTAGTTTTATCTTCTGGATCTAACGATACATAAGAGTGTGTTGCTGCTTCAAATACTATTGCCATGATTAATTATTTATTTGTTTTAAAAGTGCTGTTTCTTCTTCTTCTGTAAGTTCTGCTTTCCAAAATCCTTTAGGACATTCAGATGCCAGCGATCTTGTTTTTAACTTTAATGAACAACCACATTCAGAACAACAAGGTTGTGTACCAGGTAATGCGCACTTACTACCATCATTGTCTACAAACTCACAATTTTTGCATATTTCATTTCTAAAAAATGCAATGTTTTCTACGTGTGCTGTCTTGAACATATTGTTCTTGATACCTTCCATAATCAGTCCACGATTTTTCCAGATTCTAATAGGATTTGCCATCTTTAAATTCTTTTGTTTTTAGTTTGACTTCATGTTTTCTGTCTTGTTCTGCTCTCATCAATTCTAACAATGCCATGTACTCTGCAATTTCTTTTCTTTTTTGAATAATCAACTCATAAGTTTGTACAGATATGTCATCATCAGTTTCAATTTTTTGTACAAATAACACATTCTTTCTTATCTTTTCCTCAAGTGACTTTTTCTTTATTACAAAAGTTCCCAAATTAGGAACAAATACAGAATGATGGTGTGCAGATGATAATTTTTTTTGTACAGATTTATAGTAAAAAGATATAATTTTATCTACAGTATCCACTGGCAATTGCAATTGTTCAGCAGTTTTTTCTACTAATGTCTTACGCTTTATTGGATTCAACTGCTAAATAATTATAGTCTAGTAATATGTTACCTTCTGACTGTATATTAATATCTGGATTTAAACTGATTATCTTTCTACCAGTTTTAGACTTAGTTACAATATTTCTTTTTTCCAATTTAACTATTCTATTACGCACATTTTGTGAACGTATAGATAAATCTTCTGGAGCAGTATTAGGATACAATTGTTTTGCAGCATCCATGCAAAAACCTACAAGTTCCATTGGTCCCCACATTACTAGTAATATCAGTATGTCAAGATCAGAAGGAATAAGATATTCATTTTTGAAGAATACTATTTCTGTTATTAACTGATACTTAATTACATCAGAATTGCTTACTCGTAGTTTTTTTGTTACTTTTTTTACTTCCATTTCTTCTTCTAATGTTTGTTATTTCATACATAAATGTATGATTTTGTACAATATACTGTACATTTGTGGAGGTGAGGGGAGTCGAACCCCTGTCCAAATCATGCTTCAATAATACAATTTATACAGCTTTTAGGTAATCAACTTAGTTGACGACTCCACCACTCTGTTTAATCTAACAGAGAAATCTTAAATCTTTCTTACAGCGCTCCTAAAGAATTACCTCATGGTCTGTCATCTGTTAAGATTCAGGGTTTCTGAGAAAGATTAATTTGCGACTACTATAAACCCTTTTTCGTCAGTTAATTTAGGCTGCTATACCAGTGTAAGACTCCTCATTTAATAATGAGAATACTTTGTTCATGTTAGCTTCTACTTGTGCGTTGTCTCCTTGAGATACTACACTTAAATTTGCATTGCCATTTAATTAAATTCACCTTAGTTTACAGTTATCTCTCTGGCTGATTGTACTACTTACTAATAACCTGTCAAAACCAGTCACCCCCAGTATTAGTAGCGTGTTGTGGATTCGAACCACCCCGTAGAGTTTATGAGACTCCAATGCAACCAGTTACACCTTCACGCAATGTAACAGTTGTTTATGGCACAACTGACTAAGCCTTCAGTAACTTTTGAATACCCCCAGAGTTACAAACTGTGCCAACCTACGATTTGGAGGACCTCCACGCCAACACTAAAAAGTGCTTGTAATTCCTATCTTCGATACTTGCCAGTGCACTGTCAGAGGTCTAAATACTTTTTACCAAACAATTGCAACATCTCCTTCAGAGATCATCATTCTTAATGCACCACCTACCTCAAGAACTTCTGCTTGTTGTAAACCATGTGTAGGAACATATACCTTGTCGCCTACAGCAACTTCTTCTACATCCTCTCCAATAGCATACACGTCAAGTGCAGTCCATCGTTTCATTGCATCAGCATCTAGTGATGCTTCTGTTTCTGCAGACAATTCAAGTGCACTTTCTTTTTTTACAGGTTTTGTAATTAAAATCCTTCTTCCTCTTAGTTTTTTGTAATCTGACATATTTTTTATTTTAAAATGTTATCAATCTTTTTAATTGTGTTAAGCGTTTCTGCTCTACTATTTTCTACAAGTGTTAGTTCATCTGATAACTGTTTAAGTTGAGATTTTACGTCGTCAGCATAAACTTTTTGTTCATCATGCAGTTGTTGTAATTCATTTTGCATAGTAGTAAATACACCAAGTATTTTTGTCTTTTTTGCTGATAGTACAGCATTGTTTAATTTTTGTTTTGTACTAAACATATTATACTTTTTTTAATTTTTTAACTGGTGTGTTTTCATCTACTCCTAGATCAATTTCAGAAGGTAGTTCAGTAATAGCAGTTGGATTATTAACCAAAATTTTATCACCTACTTTTACATTGTTTTCTACTAGTTCTGGATTGGCATCTATATCTTCTTGAGTCACAGTGTGTTCAACTTCATTCTGAGAAGTTGGAGTTTGCATTTGTGCCATCAGAATAGTTGCTTGAGTTCTTTGTGCTTCATTTTTTGCAATCTCCATTTGCAACACAGACAAGTCACGTCTTAATGTTGTGATTTCAATTTGCTCTTTGTACCATGCAATGATTTGTTCTTTTGAGGGCACATCTTGTGTTTTTGTTTTTGCGTTCATATGTGTTAAGTTATTGATTACACCACAAATATATAAAGAAAAGTTTAACTTTTACAAATTTATTATATATTTGTAAAATAATTTTAAAACATTCTAACATGAAAACATTATTCCAGTATGCAGTTGTACTACATGAGTATGACAATGATAAAAAATATGTTGACTCAAAAGTCATCATAGAACCTAAAACAGCATTAGCAAAATCAGAAAAAGATCTTGTGTTTAAAATTACAAGAGAGATTCCTGAAGAGTATGCAGAGAATCCTGATAACGTGCAAATCTATGTGCGAAATTTTTAGTAACTCCATCATGGTCTAACACTAATAATAATAGTGGTGGTGGAGTATTTAACAGACCAAATGGATTAATAGGTACAACAGGTTTTACAGGATTACCTTATCAATCTATTACAAATGATAATCCTTTCAACACTACATTTACAAGTAGTAGTAGTGCAAATACCTATTCATTAACAAGTGCATTGAATACAATTACAGATAAATAATGGCAATAACAGTAAGATCTAAATTAGATTTTGGACAAATAGTATATATCAAAACAGATGTAGATCAGTTTCCAAAACAAGTAATAGGAGTACAAGCAACAGCAGATGGTGGAATTCTTATAAAAGTTACTACAGACGGTGAAGCAACTTGGCACTATGAGTGTGAAATAAGTGATGAAAAAGACATCATGTTATCATTGAATAATCCATAAATCGCATATCGCGATATGCAATATCAAGAACCCTGGCGTAACTGCTGGGGTTTTTTGTTGTGCATTTGTTAGTATTTGCTGATGTGTGTTTGTTAGTACTTGCTGTTTGCGGTGATCATCACCTGTATAATAAAATTTTGTAAATATTTTTCTGCAATGGTGTGGAAAATATACTGTGTGTTAGAATGGTGGTATTAACATTTTTTAAAATAATATCCTCTGTGAGTTCTAGTTAAAAAATTTTTTGGTATATATTTTTATATTGAGAGTGTAAGAACAACAACTACCTAGCTAAAGCATCCCCCGCACTTTGTCAACTACCCTCTACCCCCCTTGAGAATCAGACTAATAATTGTGTCTTATGAAAACTATCTATTTCATTTCAGGATACTCTATTGTTGCAATGTCGTGGAGAGAAGCATTTGCTTACTACCGCAACTACTGCAAGGAAGAGTAGAGTTCAACTACGTTGAACACCTGACAGACTAAAACTCATGGTATCTTACAATCGAGATACCATGATTTCTCTTATTAGCGCTCTTAATTTGTATTATTAACTCTCTTAAATAACTTCATTATGAAACTCAGAGAAAAACTAGCGCTTTGGATGTTCGCTACATCTATTATGTCATGGACTATTGTCGTGGCAATTACACCTGTTGGTGGTTGGTGCAATAGTAATCCTCATCACGAGTACTATAAGATGGCATTTGTTATCACTAGTGCTGCTACATTATTGTCGATTGCTGTGTTAATGTATAACTCTAGACCTGCACACGATGAAGAATAAAGAGCAACGTTACGCTACTGTGATATTCAAATCACTAATACGTGCAGAAAGTTTCAAGAAAGAACTTGCAGATAGATGTAAACAAACTATCAAACAAGACAAACTTGGTAACTATAAAGTCAGGTTCCTTATAGATAAATCTCGACCATTAGTAGATAGATCTATGAGGAATAAATATCCAGAAGAAACTCCTGACTTTGAAGAGCACTGGAAAGAATAATAATCATGGGTGTTAGTCGTTACTGTCTAACACCCTTTTCACTCACTTAATAAATAACTCTTAATACATAATAATTATGAAAACTTTTGACAAAGTTCAAATTGCAGTAAAAACTGCTTATGGTGAAATAAATGTAGACTTCACCATCATTGCTGTGCTCAGTAATCACACATATGGTTTAGTTGCACAAGACAAAGTAGTAGTTGGTCATCATAGAGTTGGCAACCAATGGGTACTATCAGAACATGTTGATCTATTAGATCTAAAAGAAAACATTGTTCAAGATGTATTCCACAGAGGTGTTGTAGTTCCACAAGATAATTGTCTCTAATAACACTTTAATAATAACTAACAAGGGTGGTATTACTTTCTACCACCCATGTAATATAGGAGAGAGTCGCTGCCTGCAATGTGCGACAACCAATTATTAATCTCATAATTTATATTATCATGAGAAATGTTCAAATCACGCCATCTAGCACTGATGGTCAATTAATTACTGTTTATAAAAATAACAGCGCGTATGGTTACATCAAATTATCATCTGTAGAGATGAGTATTGGTGGTAACGGTTGGATACGCGAGTCTAAACGTAGTACGCTCATGCGTGCTGAAGTAGAACTCTTACAGCGCTTCATTGCTGCAAACAAATCTCTTGCTCTTGCAGGCAAGATATATGTGGAAGAGTTCCTGGAAAACAGTCTGCCTGACTCTTATAGAGAACGTCTCAATAAGAATGTTGACTATGAAACATCCATCAAACCGTACATTAAATGTGCTGGTAAAGATGGTGTTGAGTTGACGTTAGGTGGTGAGCGCATACTTCGTTTCACTTCGTATGATCCATCTGGAACTGTCGAAGATGTGAAGATTGCTCACGATAACACTGATGCAGTTAAAGCATCTAAAGGTATTGCATCTGCTGCAGCATTTGATGGTGAAGGTACTGATGTGCCTTTCTAGTCATCTAAATTATGAGGGTGTGTAACAGCACCCTCTATTTTATAACTCTTAATTAAATAACTCATGGATTTGACTCAAGCATTAACAATGTGGGATAACGCAGGTAACACCACTAAAGATTACAATGATGAACACAATAACTACTGTATTGATTTCATCAATAAGAATGATGAAAAAGTAGGTTGGATAAAGGTGTATCCTGGTCAAGGTATCAGATGGAAATACCCTGAAGAACTCTTTAAAGCATAACTACCCAGTTGAGGAACTGTTGCTCTGAGAATGAGCAGCAGTTTTTTCTCAACAGCAAGTAAATCCTTTCTCAACCTTGTTGTGTGTAGTGCAGATAAATGCAACCACTCAGTGTAGCAGTTCTTTCTCAAAGACAAGATAATTCTTTTCTCAATGGGTAAGTTATTACATTATTCGCAAAGTTTCTTATCTTTACATAAACAAAAACACAAGAACTATGTCATTCAAATATAAAAAACCACAAGTTATAATTCCTATATACACTTCTTCTCCTCTAAAAAAGAAAAAGTCACAAGTAAAAGCAGACTCTCCATTGTTTAAAGAATACAGAAAAAAGGTGTTTGCATTAACAGAAGAAAACTGTAAGAGTCTAACAGATTTATGCAAAAGAGGATTTTTTGGTCATCACATAGACCACATGATAAGTATACACTATGGATTTGTAAATAACATTCCTGCTGAAAATATAGCAGACATTTCTAATCTTAGAATGATATACTACAAAGACAACATGAAAAAAGGTATTAAGTGCGAAATTACAGAATCAAACATATGGATAATTAATAGTACAACTACACCCCCTGGGGAAGGATAATACAAACCACACGAGAAGCACCTGAGAAATGCTGGACACACACCCTGAGAAAAAGTTGTCTACATACTACTCTCTACCCCCTTCTGAGTTCACTATTAATTTTTAATTTATCTCTCTATGTCTACAGTAAGAATCGTAGCTAATGCAAAGACCAGTAACCTTATATCAGGTTACAAAAACAATCCTGAATTTGGTTATATTCAGTTGGAACAAACAGCAATCTCTATTGCCAGTAATGG